AACGGTATTGCCGCATTATGTATTTGTAATGTTTTATCAAAATCCAAAAATAAAATACGAACAGTTTCACCTTGAACAGCTTCAAATATCTGTTTTATAATTGATATCGGTGTAAAATTAAAATCTGGTTCGGGATCATCAATCGCTGTTAGTCGTAAATCGTTAACATTCAGTTTATAAATATCATTTTCTTTCAAGTCTTTGCCATCATCAAAATCCGGTGGTGGAACATCTGATAAAACAGATATGGCTTGAATACTTGAACACATATTGTTACGTTCAAAATTACCTTCATCATCATCTAAAAAATATCCAATTGGCGAGGAACCTAATTCTGTTGAATGTCTAAGTTCGCTAACGATTGCATGAATCACCTCATATTTATCTTGTCCGTGAAAGTTATGGCTCGGGACGGTATCACGATTTAATGGATTTACCGAAAATTCGGGATGTGTGCATAATACCTCAGTTATATACCTATCGAGTACAGCCAATTGTAGCATTCTTATAATTCCAACTTTATTGCCACTTGTAAGAATATACACGGGAACACTTTTAACTAAACAAAGACGTAACAGTTCCATCCAGGCATCTTCTTGTGACTTTGTTCCAAACATATAACGTCTTAATAAAATGGCATGGTCAGGATCCTTAAATCGATAAGCATGTGTAATTCCTATATTTACACAATCAGACGTTCGCAATCCTCCTTTCAATCTCGAAAACTTGTGTTTATTCTTTTTGGTTATTCGCCTAGAATGACTAAAACGTTTTACTTTTTTGCTTTTTTTTATACAACGACCCTTTTTCATATTATAAAAAATAATCGACCATATAATAAAATCTATTATTTTTTTTACAGTTACGCCAACACCTCAATATCGTCCAATAAAGGCGGTGCGTTGAGTTCCTGTATATCGTTTAGACTATGAATATCGAGTGTATCCAATCGAATATCATCGCCAATCTTTAATCGCCCAATATCCTCGTCATCGGCATCAGCGTCGTCGTCATCATGTGTCATATATTCATTCTTTCTCTCGGAAGAATCTGTTTCAAAGGTTCGCACTTGGTTCTCTCCGAATGAAATTCCACCGCCGCTTCCGCCACTTCCGCCGCTTTCATTCGCCGTTTCATTCATTACCGATGATACCGCATTCGCACTTCCATTCAATTCACCCACAAAGTCAAGCTGGTCGATTGTGGGCGGCGCTGATGACGACGTGTCGGCACTACCTTCGGTACCATCCTCGCGATCACCACCACCGCCAACCCTGTCGCGATGGCGTCTTCGGCGCGTACTTCCATGATGCTGGCGTCGCCTCGCCGAGAGATTGGCGTCCTCTTCCGAGAGAATTGGCTCTTGTTGAATCACTTCCTCGTTTTCGGTCACCTCCACTACGTCTTCAATCGTATCTTCTAAATACATCTTAATAAGCTCTTCCACCGGTATATTATCGCGAATCGTATTATAGATACACTCCTTCACAATAATCTCGAACTCACGATTGTTGCGCTGGGTGTGAAGTGGCTGAATCCCTCTCTCAAAAATATAGACGTTAGAATATACCTTTCGTGCGGTATTCACATAAATCTTATGAATGAAATCATCTAATTGCGGTATCTTGATATCCACTTTCTTCTGTTTATTTCCCACGCGCATGACCGTCATACACTTCAAATGAATAATATGAACACATGTAATCAAATCTTCTAAATACCCGCATGTGCTGCGCTCCTTGATTCGCGAGGTCTCTTCCTTGATAATATTGGGGTTCCATTTCGGAACTCTCGAGAGAAGATTCTGAAACGTCATCAAATATTTGTCCTGCTCCTTGTTCCCCACGCACAACTTCACCGCTTCGTCAAAAATAGAGCGTATGCCTTCTTGAATGAGTGGCGTGAGAATATTGACGAGACGTGACGCCCATTCATTCTTGGATTCGTAAAGAGATGTAACTGAGTAATCGTCCATCGTATGTATGATATAGTGTGGTGTGAATGCTATTCTAGACTATACTATACTGACCGCGACTTTACATAAATGAAATATTTTCTAAACTCAGATTAGAACGAAATACAATAAAATGAAGAAAATAAAATAGCAATAGTTTCTCGTTTCTAAACTCTTTGCGAACCTTGTCAAACATAATCAGTAGTTCGTATCTTCGAATATCATTCATGTCGGGGTGTGTATGTATAAAATTGATGATATCGATGCCGGTATAGCCTTGCTCATACAAATAAACCGATAAATCGAGTATTTTTTCATAATCTTTACATATCGGCGTCGTCAAGGCACCGTTGTCGTCGTCCGCACCGTCGGCACTACCCCGTAAAAAACTCGGGTGTATCGTTATCAAGTCCGCAAGTGTGCTTTCTCTCGACTTCAATATTTTATTCGTATTACACGCCTTATCTGCGAGGTAGGTATGAAGATTCACAGCGGTCATATTGTGGGTTGTCGCCGCCCCCATCGCGTCCGTCATGACAATCGTCGGTGGTGGAATATAGATATCGCAAAATCGCGACAATATCGGTTTCAATAGACTATCTTTATTTTCGACAATAATAAAGAACCTCGTAGAGGAACTGAATAGTTCGATACATCTGCGTAATGCCGACTGTGCGTCAATCGTCAATTTATCGGCGTTTGTCAATATCACCGACTTAAAAATCGTCCCTTCTTTCATGTCGATGTTCGTCTTCGCGAAAAACTTCAATTCTTCACGAATAAAGCGGATGCCTTTTCCATGCGCACAGTTGGCTCGCATCACGTAATTTTTGATTGCGGTTTTATCGCCGTTGTATATCGAATGAATAAATCGGTTCAATATAAATGTTTTGCCAGAACCGTGTGGTCCATAAAAAATGATATTCGGGATTTTGCGGTTTTTTATAAACACGTCGAGTTTTGTGTGGATATGATTATGGATATCTTGTAATTCTAGATTCTCTGTCATGATTACAAATGGTTGGTATCGTTGTAATTATGAGAACATATCGTTTAATTCCATTTTACGCATCGTTGTTAGAAATTGATGACTTGGTCATATGGTTGAACATTCGACAATTTTCCAGGCATGTTGCTTTTTCCGTCGTTGGCGGCACCAGCACCACTCGCCTCACCGTCTGTGTAATAATAATTCGTGGTATAGTAATAGTTCGTCGGTTTTGAAGCCGCATAAAATGGCGATTCCTCTTCATATCCTTGGCCATTATACATACCAAGGTAGGCAGTCGCCGCAGGCGAACCATCCTCATAGTAATACGCGTTACGGCGGTCGGTGCGTTGATTGCTTGCGGGATCATCCGGGTCAATCCAGTTGCCCATAGTGCGAATAATATTTCCAGCAGCGTCGCGAATCGACCCGAATAATCCGGGAGTTTGGTATTGGTATTGGTATTGACCTTGGTCGCGTCCTTGACCTTGTCCCGGCGGCATACGTCCTGGACGACCATACCCGCGGAAATTGCGCGTAATGCCGCGACGGTAAATATCGTCCTCATTCAGCGCCGACGTACTCGCATCTCTCGCAATATCATCGTATTGTGTGCGTGTGCTCGCAAGTAGATTCTTCTCGATTTGCGTTCCATCCGGTAAATACGTCGCCCAACGTGTAACCTTCAAGCAGTCGGCGTCGATACGGCATGCGTCCGAACCCGTCATTCCCGGATTGTTACACTTCCACGGGCATTTACGCATCAGCAAAATATTGTTGCCATCGGCGGATTTGACGACGTTGCCGCTCGCATCCAGGCGATAAATATTCTGACAATTGCCTTCGTTGCTTGAAAGGGTTGATGGTTCCGCGCATTTACGCACATGACCATCATCACCATAACGCCAGTTGGAGCCGTCATACCATGAATCGGGGTGACTCGCAATCAGGCGGTTACGGCGGGCAATCGCGACATCATATTTCAGCTGCGCTTCCGTTTTCGCGGTCGTGGTTGTAGCAGCACGAAGCGCCTTATATGCACTTTCATATTCCTTCTGCGCCTCGATTGCCCAGTTCATCTGGCGTTTCACGTCGGAAATAAGCACGGATGATGCCGCCGCAGTCACATAAGTGGTGCCATCGCTCGCAGTTCCGGAACTTGTGGGAGTGCCGGTGCTCGCGGCAGTAGAAGCTCTCGCCTCAATCGCTGGAAGATTAAACTCACCTTGGTCAAGCACACCGCCAACGGCGTTGAATGTTCCGCCGAGAGATGGAGCCGGAGTACCCTTATACGTCCGGATTTTCGCCTGTGTAATCGATGTTCTTGAAGCTGGTGTTTGAAGACCCGCAATCGAGAGACGGATCGGTGTATCTCTCGGCAAAGCACCACCAACACTAAACGCCACGACATTCACGCCGCCGCCATACGTATTGATATCTGACGTGACAACCCCCGCATCAGAAATTGTAGATAAGGTGCTTTGAAGCTGGGTTGTCGGGTTCGTCCAAGAGAATGAAATTCCCAAATCAACATTCGCGGTTCGTGTGACATACGGCACTTGAACGAGGAAAATATCCCCGGACGCCAGCGCATTTGTAAGCATAATGGTCATCGAAAATGTGGTCGCAGTTCCGGTGTAGTTCGGTGATAATTGCGGGCTTTCGGTTGATATTTTGCGGCACATGATGAATGCGGGGTCGCCTCCGTAAGCGGTGCTGTCAAAAATACGCAACCGTTTCGCGGCGTCAGACGGCCACAAATTGACGAAAACTAAAATCGGTGAAACGCTCGATGGTTCAGCACTGCTAGATAAAGATACATTTGCGAGGTCGGTACCAGGTGCGGTAGCAGCCGACGCAGGGTTGATTTCGGCATTCTTCCATTTCAATCCGGAAAGTTCGAGAGAATATTTTCCTGCGGCCATAGGATTCGCAGTTTGTATCGTATAACGAACTACGAAATATCCGGCATCAGGCTGACCATCCGCCGCTACACTCGCAGTTATTCCACGGTTGTTTTCGGCGGTGTCCAAATTCGAGCCAGTTCCAGCGGATGTGCCGACTGTCGCAGGTAAAGGACCAGTATAAGCTCGCATCGCAACAGACAAACCAGTCGCATCAGTATTCTGAATATAGTAGGTCGGAACTTTGATTGTAATGACTTTTGCTGCTGAGGCACCCGTGCCATCACCGGTTGCGCCGCGTAACTCCGCTGTGGTAGTAAATAAAAACCGAAACATAGTAGGGGTGTCTTTCACATACGAGCATTGGTTGATCAACAAAGAACCATCTGTTCGCGACCCCTGTGTATTTGTTGGCGAGTGACTGCTCTGTGTTCGCACTTCCCCCAAATAACGAACATGATCATTCACCGTGAGTCCTTCAATCACGCCGGTGCCATATCCTTCGGAGGGCGAGATCCACCTACTAAATCCGCCATTTCGATACGTGCGCGATACCCAAACACTTACCAATAATACAAGCACGAGGAAAAATATCACCGTGAATTTATCTTGAAATAACTCACGAATGTTCATTTGTTGTAGATAGTAGATAGTAGGTAGTAGTATAATAATTATAATTATAATGTTATAACTATTATAATGTTATAAAATTATCTCTCGCTTAGACATGAATCTACTAATCTACGAATCAATACGTTTGAAGGCTATGTGTGTATGGGTTCTGTCTAAATGCGTTTAATATATCCGGCTGAATTCTCTCGTTTAGTTTTGATTCATCGTAGCTCTGCGGCATCGTCATCTTACCATAAATATCGATGCTGGGAATCGATGACGGGGCATTCGTCATAACCATCGCGCGGTGGTTGGCACGGTCTGCATCTAAGCGGTCAATCTGAACATTCGTATTCGAGTTGAAGAGAGACATCGACCCATGGTTCGTCACATTCTTATAGGTCTTATTCACATTATTGCGTTGATTATACGCGGCGTTGTAAAGGCCATTTCCCATACGTGTCGCTGCGCCACCCGCCGTTCCTAAATAATCGGTGCTTGTTGTCGCGCGTTCGGTATCCACAGGCGTATTCTGAGAGATGAGATAACCAGCAGCAGCCTGGCGTTCCACATTCAAGTGGTCAAAACCGACCAAACCCACCGTTGTTTCCTTAATTGTGGTAGGTGCGCGGTCGGCCGGATTGAATGTCGCGGTCACAGCAGCAGAAACAGGCATACGTGCGTTCTCATACATTCGCGCATTTCCTACCACATTCTCCTTACGGGATGGCTTGAGAACATCTAATAAGGGCGCAACAACCGCCTTAAGCGCTCCGTGGATGCCACCCATTTCATTCGGACGCACCGTTGTTCGGTTGTTATGTGTAAATTTATAGCTCATACGACCAAAGTCCGCCTCCGTTGCGGTATTTCTCTCAGCAGCATAAGGGTTAATAATAGGCTTTCCATCATATGTCTGGCGTCGAGTATCTTCGAAATTCTTAGGAGCATACATCGCACTACCTCCATCCGCAGGCGCAGTCGCGCCAAAGTATTCCGTCGTCGTCGTCTGTCGATTACTCTCTCGGTCCATTTCGATGGCACGCTGTGTCTCACCCTTCTCAGCACCAGTTGTAGTGAACCAACGGTCCGGTGTATTCACAAAGAATGTATCCGGCAGATGCTTCTCCATTCGTCCTAAAGTCGCGGTAGTCGGCGCATTTTGGACATAATGAGCGGCAGGGCCTTGATGACCTTCCAGAGAATACGACAGCTTGGGATTCGTCTTTACACGCAATTCATCCACACCGCGGTCAATCCATTTCTCTCGCGCTTCCATTCCGGAATTAAATCCAAGCGTTCCTTGTGCGCTATATCCTTGGTCTAAACCCGGTCCAACCCGTACTTCTTCCCACGGCTTTACATTCGCGATTTTCATGCTGGGGAGGACGCGTGACTGATAAAAGTCGTTCTGGTTTGGCATACCGTGTGGGTGATGCATGTTTTCCTGAGGACGAAAAAGGGGCGCCTGTTCGGTCTTACTGACGTATTGCGAACCACCACCAACTTTATTATCGAGAATGTTCTCATGCATATTCGCACCAGTTGTCAAACCACGCACTTTCGCACCATAATACGGCTCCATATTGTTATGGGTGAATGCCATAGGGTCGATTTGTGCGCCTGTAAGCGACATGAAACCGTCCCTGCTGTAATTATCACCAAACTGTGTATCTAAACCTTCTCCAACAACGCCAGTGATAGCGTTAGGTCCCGTTTGGGGAATGATGTCTTTTTTATCATTTGTATTATCGCGTCCTCGTTCAGCAATACCGCGAAGAATGCCTACACCTCCAACACCACCAGCGACACCCGCCGACATTTTGTCATAATCCACATTATTCGCATAATATCTGTCGGTGTGAGCATTCGGGTTATTATATTCATTTACATTCGTTCCGGTATTGGGGCGAACAACCGGGTAATTTGTAATCGGAATACTCATATTTGGCAAATATCTGGCGTTATTCGCATTCGGATTACGGTAGCCTTCACTCACAACTCCGCCGGATTTTCGATTAGATGCGATATAAGCTGCTCCAAGACTCCCTAATATTAATGCGATTTCGGCCATTTGTTATGTCTATGTTACTGGTATTATTATATATATTATTCTAATACATATAATAATAATAACAATATTATTATTGAATAAACCTGCATGCCGCAATTATGAAAACAGAGCAGTCGTTCCGCTAAACTGACGAATATCGCCGACATCTTGAATACCGTCGCTGATGCCTCCGCCTACGCCTAAACCACGTTCATTATCCCGACGCCCGCCAACCATGCCTTCTAGCGCAGGATTGCGATTCGATGGATGGACCGCGAAATATGTATCATCGGATATACCCGGAACCGTCGTCTGCGACACAAATCGGTCCTTTTCGATAATACGGGTATTCAAGTTGTTAAAGAATGGCATAAATACATTTTCCTGAGGGTCGAAGTGAAGCATTTTCCAGTTGTCTTGTTCGACATCCCGCAGCATCCATGCGGGGTGTGTAGCACGTGTTTGTTCAACCGAACTGCCACCACGTGTAGGGCACCGTATCATTTCATTTGTGCGTGTAGCAACCGATGCACGTTCATCATGATGATAATTCTCAACGGAATCACGGTTCAAACGACGTGAGAGACCGAACAATTCCGCTTCTACATCAACAGAATTGGTCATGATATTACCTGCCCAAAATTGTGCGCGAACATAAGGGTCCTCGTAGTAAAGTGGTTTATCACCTGGACCGGGCACATTCAAACAATATCTGCCAACATCAGTCGATTGTTGAAGCTGTTTTTTAATACGGTCAGGGTCATCATGAAAACGTGTGAATGACATAATAATGAGGATATTCTATGCTATTATATGTTATTATATGTTATTCTATGTTATTATTCTATTTTATTATTTGTTATTTGTTATTCTATAACAGTAATAAAAATTAACCTAAACACATCTATATAAAGAATGTAATAACATAAACGTAATGATAATCACGGAAATGTATCAAGGCCAACCGTCTAAATCTTATACAATTTGTCTCAACATGATTGTAAAAAATGAATCGCATATTATCGTAAAAACACTTGAAAACCTAACGAGTTATGTCGATTTTGATGCGTATTACATCTCGGATACGGGTTCAACCGATAATACGATAGAACTCATTCGTGAATTCTTCAGCAAAAAAAACATTCCCGGACATATCGAACAAGTGGAATGGCGTGATTTCGGCTTCAATCGCACACTTGCCTTACAAATGGCATTCAATAAAACCGATTATCTCTTTATTTTCGACGCAGATGACGCGATTCATGGTGATTTTCGGATGCCGCGTCAGCTTACCCATGACGCATATCAACTTAAGCTTGGCCAATCCTTTGTATATTTACGGACGCTTATTGTGAATAACCGAAAACGCTGGCGTTATGTAGGTGTGCTTCATGAATATATCACCTGCGTTGATAAAGAAGAAAGCTCACAAACGATACAAGGGAATTATTATGTCGAGTCGGGGCGTGTTGGGAGTCGTAGTCAAGACCCGAATAAATATATCAAGGATGCGGAGGTACTGGAGCGCGGGTATCGCGAAGAACTTGCAACTGGCGGCGAGAGTGGCCGGGCACTTGCCGAGAGATACGCGTTTTATTGCGCACAAAGTTGGATGGACGCTGGACCCGCATATATCGATAAATCGATTGAATGGTATCAACGTGTTCTTACGCAAAATAACTGGAATCAAGAAAAGTATTATAGTGCTTTGTCTCTTGGCAACCTCTATTACAAAAAATCGGACAAATACAATTCCATGAAATATTACTGCGCAACGATGGAATATGACGAAGAGCGAATTGAAGGTATCGCGACCTTAATGGAGAACCTACGATCAGAAGGGAATCATCTATTGGTGAATGCGCTTTATCACAAGTATAAACATTATAATAAGTATCCGCAAAATAAACTATTCCTTACCACCGATAAATATGACGATATTATTGAATATAACAATTCTATATCCGCGTTTTATATTTCCGACAAAAGAAGCGGGTACGAATGTTGTAAGACAATACTTCGACACAATCTTATGCCGTACCATTATATGAGTTCAACATATAGCAACTTAATGTTTTACCGAAACTTTTTTGAAGAGGAATCTTATCCAGAATTATTGCGGTTATTTTTTGTTGTGGATCATTTTCTCTCGATTATTGCGTCAAAAAATGACAGCTTCAACAATGACGATGTCGAAACATGGAATCGCCTTTTTGCGAAAGTAAAAGATTCGCTGATTGCTCCATGTGAGGTGATATCGGTCACGTCGGCTACCGACGCCATCCCTCCGTGCGAAGTATTTCATCTTTCACGTTCATTAGAAAAACTCCCTTATATTGACAGGAACATACCCGTGACTCAAATGGCTGAGGAGGCCAGAAAAGTCATCCTCAAACGAAATCGAATCTCTCCGCGAATCGTGATTACCTTTACGACGTGTAAGCGCCTCGACTTGTTTCAACAAACGGTGAATTCAATTCTGAACATGTGGCATGATATTGATAAAATCGATTACTGGTTTTGTGTCGATGATAATTCGAGTGAGGCCGACCGCGAACGAATGAAAGCGATGTATGCTTGGATTGATTATTACATGAAATCCCCATCCGAAAAAGGGCATCGCCCAAGCATGAAAATCATATGGAATAAGCTGAACGAACTGCGTCCTGACTATTGGATTCATATGGAAGATGATTTTCTTTTTCATACACCTGGTAGTTATATTGAAAAAGCAACACAAATGATGACAGATGCGCGAAATTCGGGCTATAATGTGCGGCAAATCTTGTATAACCGGAATTATGGCGAGACAATTCAAGATTACAAAATACAAGGTCATCGTTTATTACGGCGTATGAAACACGAGGTAGCGCTCCATCAACACAAGAATGTTGGTGATGATGTTACATACCCAAATTGTCATTATTGGCCGCATTATAGTTTTCGCCCGTCCATTATTGATATGGAAGCAATTTTTGCGGTTGGAAATTATGATACCCCGAATCAGTTTTTTGAAATGGATTACGCAATTCAATGGATGCGCCTCGGATTTATGTCGGGGTTTTATAATCAAATCACAAACCGACATATTGGGCGTCTAACCTCAGAAAGAAACAACAAGACTCTACCGAATGCGTATGAGTTGAATGATGAGAGTCAGTTCGTTGCACCGCCGACCACCGAGATTTCGCCGCCACCCGAACAAACGATATCGACATCATCATTGTCATCATCCATGACGATTCCACAAAAAAAACAAAAATATATTTCGTCACTACCATTCGACGATGGATTCGGTGCGCAATATCAGCGATATATTTGGACATGTATTTACGCAGAAGAGTGCGAAGATGCTGTATTTGTATATAAAAGTCCAACGAAAATCGCGCATAATTATACTGGCGAACCAAGTTTTTATCAAAAGATGGAAGAACTTATGAATATGAAGCCACATTATGTGAATTATCTAACGATGGATATTGATCTTCGGAATTCCATTTTGACGCCGGACTTTTATGATATATTTAATTATGTCGAAAGAAATATTGACGCATGTATGAAGAGTAAGAGTATGATGCGAATCAAGAAGCATTATTGGCAGAATAAAAATCGAAACGCCGAGAGATTTCGTCTATTTCGTATTACGTCGGCGTCATCGGTCTATACACATCATCTGGCGGTTCATATGAGACGCCCAAATTGCGATGATACCCGACCAAATAGTGGCGAAGAATATACGAATGAATATTATATTCAGTCTCTTTTAAAAATACGCGGTACTTATTTGAAATATGACCCGAATAACCGGATACAAATTCACATCTATTCCCAAGGCCAACCAGAAAAATTTGCGAATTTATGCGAGCATCCGATTCTTGGAAAAGACGTCATGATGCATCTGGACGATAACACCGAAGATACGTTTGTGGGTATGACAGTAGCTGATATACTGGTTACATCCGCAAGTTCATACAGTTATATTGCCGCATTTTTATCGGATGGTGATATTTTCTACACCGAATTTTGGCATAAACCGTGTAGTTGGTGGAATAAGTTAGACAAATTGGTTTGAACACTGTTTTTATTCTAATCGTATAATAACAGTAACGTATAATACACACCACTAGGATAGCACGGACGTAATACAAAGATGAAACTTCAAGAACACGGACACGCAGAAGAAGATTTTGGCGATTCAGATTTTTTAGCTTATCGAGACATCGCAACGAATGATTTTCGTAAAAGTGAAAAAGAGTCCAAAATTCAAATCATCAAAAAAATGCTTGAACTTCGTCACAATATGAAATACAATCAACATTTATTGTCGGTGTATTTGAAGGCGAAATCTCTATTTGATACGATGGTAGATGAGCAAAGGGCACAGATAACCTATTTAGAAGAAATATACGATCACATCAACGGTATGATTCGCGACACGCATCGTAAAAATACAATCACAGCTGAGTTATTAAAAGATAAAAAGCGTATTGGACTATTACTGAAAAAAATGCGAAATAGTTATGACAAACTAACAAATGTATATACGGTGATTGATGTTACGGTTCAAAAAATGAATGAATTGATTGCTTCGATTGAAGAAGCTGATAATAATAGCGAAGACGAAGCGGTCGAAGCGTATGATAGCGACGTCGAAGTCGATGATATCGAACATTCAGAGTTGGATAGCGACGTCGAAGCGGATGAAGACGAATCTGACGATACGGAACTAGAACACGAAGATAGCGAATACGAAGTCGATGCGGATGATAGCGAAGTCGATGCGGATGATAGCGAAGACGAAGCGGATGATAGCGAAGTCGATGCGGATGATAGCGAAGACGAAGCGGATGATAGCGAAGACGAAGCAGACGAAGACGACGATGCGGAACTAGAACACGAAGACAGAGAAGACGATACAGCGCTAGAAGTCAAACACGAAGAAGAAGAAGACGACGAAGAAGAAGTCGATGCCGACGCACCTTTCATAATGGTATTTTAACAACGGAACGGTATTCCCGTTTTAGAAGAAACTCATATAGTTTGGTTGATCGAGAAAACCTGCGTTGAATCAACCATTTTCGACATATCCTTTGAAATATGCGTAACCAAAATGTTTTATAAATAGCAACCATTTCTTGGCCCGGATATAATATGAGCGGTTCTATAATTTCAATCGTCGCGTTATAAAATGGTGAAAGAATCATGAATGTTTCAAACAATTCATTCGAACTCGGTGAAAGGTCAAAATTAAAGGTGTATAAACAAATATAATGGTCTTTTATTTCATGCGAGCTTGAATGTATGTCAAACCCATGAATCGCCGTATTAAATTTTTGACATAATCCGATTTCATAACGAGACATATACAATATAACCTTAATGACCTGAGATAATAACTCGAATTTATAAATCAATTTTGATTAAATTATCAATCAATTTATTATATTCTTACAATATATATATTATCATTCGTCACATACTAATATATATTATGTCATCGTTCATCAGCAAGTTGTTCAACACACCCATTTTACAGAACAAGTTTGTATTATACGCAAGTTTATTTGCTGTATTATTTAGTCTTGTTCGCCATATTTCAAATCAAAACATGAACGCAGTCGTTCTCATGGCATTAATCGGAATTGTTACATCCTATTTTAGTAAAAATATGATCATCATTTTATTGACCGCATTTTCTACTGTTTTCCTTCTTGAAATGTTAGGCTCGCAGGGCGTGGAAGGAATGGAGAATAAGAAAAAGGATGACTCTGACGAAGGAGAGGAAGATGTGAAGGACGATGCGAAGGACGATGCGAAGGATGACGCACCAAAGAAAACAGAATCTAACACAGACAAAGAAAAATCAACGGTAAAAAAAGAAGCCAACACAACATTACACGGAAAGAAGGCAGATAAAAAGAATAAGACAAAACAGGGAATGGCTTCATTATCCCCCGCAAGCTATGACGGCGAAGAACACGGAGATGACGATGGTGAAAATGCGCACCATGCCAAAGAAGCCAACCGGATTGACTACGCATCTACGCTAGAACAAGCATATGACAATATCGAAACTATTATTGGTGAGGAAGGGGTTCGTGGTTTAACTGACCAGACGAAATCTCTCATGAACCAACAAAAAGAACTCATGAACAACATGAAAGAAATGGGTCCTTTGTTGAAATCAGCCGAGAGTTTTATGGGACATCTTACTGGCAACGGAGGAATCAAAGGAATTACCGATATGTTGAAGGGGTTTGCGACACCCGGCGGCGTTAAGAAATAAAATAGACTTACTAATAGTAACGCACATTCGGATTATCTTGAATCGTCCAAGTATAATACACCAAAGGCTCGCTGATATACAAACAATCCGTATATTGTAGCGCACGTTTCCAATAATCCCAGTCTTCTTCCCCTCTTACGATTCGCTGTAAGCCAGTTTTTTTTACGATCGAGTGATGAATTATCACAGTAGAATTCGCAATATGATTGTTTTCCGTAATCATTTTGAGGTTAAATATTTTATTTTCACGTTCATTCGAATTATGTAGTGTTAGCGTGTTTATGTCTAATTTATCCATCGATAGATTACGATGATTTATCATGTACATATTTGTAGTTGAAAACAGAATATTTTCTTTTTTCATTATTTCTAACTGTTTTTCGATTTTATGATCAAAATAAAAGTCATCATCATCCAAAAATGCTATCCACTCTCCTCTCGCTTTTTCAATACCATAATTGCGCGTCATTCCTTGCGCCGCAGGGACTTTATGTTTCACACGCATATTCTCTGGTAAATGAATAACCGTCGTTTTTTCATACTTTTCAAGCTCACCAGAATAATATTGTTGGTCGGTTGAACAGTCGTTAATTACGATGACTTCGACATTCTTATATGTATTTGCGAGCACACTTCGAATGGAATGATTTAGCAATACATAACGATTATATGATGGTATAATCACGCTTACTAAACCTGACACAAAATCGGCGATGGACTGTTCTTGTTCGATGGATGCCATGTTATATATTTCAATAACAACAGTTTGTTTTATATTATAATTAGTATTCAAAATAATGAAATAATAAATAAAATGTTATAATAATAACAAGCTTATCGCGTTTGATATTATTATTTATTTGAATACTTATTCGTATGGCTCGTAGATGTCCGCCTGGGGTGCTTTGTTTTGAAAATGTCACGTTAGTGATATTCGCGGTGATTATAGTTGTTGTCGGAATTTATGCGCATTCTTATTTTTTCGGTCATCGTAGCGGCCACGCCCACACTCACTACGGTCATACTGGGCCAGTATTGATTGCGTCATCAGATCCATTAGCTGATTCATTAGATTTCGGTATCGGCGGTCCTTCGTCAAACCAAGATGTATTATTAAATCCATATGTGCCGCCTCTTCGCGACAATTCAGTCGGTGCAACCCGACCGATTTATGATATTCGTGGCGGTGTTGAAACAATCCATTACGGCGGAATGGATAGTTATGGCGGCGGTGGTGGTGGCGGCGGCATTCGAGTAAATGTTCCAACTCGTTCGGTGGATACAACCTATCGCCAAGTTGGTATTCTTACGCGCGGCAACGGTAGCGGTGGCAGCGGCAACGTTCCATCCTCTACATCTTCACAAGAGACGATTCTTCCTTTGATTGGACGCCCTTTATTCACAAACCGCGACAAGTGGCAGTTTTATACACTTAGCGACAAAAACAACGCAATTAAATTACCGGTGATTGTGAATGGAAAAAGCGGAACAAACGAATATGGCTGTAATAATGTGAGCACCGGCGACATGGTGTATGTTGAAGGTTACAACGATGCCTTCCGTGTCACCGCGTATGATAGTGCTTCATTACGATATTTGCCGTTTTGAACATTTTTGTAGTTATTTATTTTTTTATTTTTTATTTTTTACTTGTTGAGCAACTACTTGTGTGGCTGCTGTTGTCGCTGCGACCTCAGCAGCTAGTTTTCTGCTGTATTCTAGATCCTTTTCATGTTCTTTGTATTCTTCCGCTTTTTTCCTTGCCTTTTCTTCAAGTTTCGCCATGTCTTCCTTCTCGTATAACTTCATAACCTTGTCGGGTGTATCATCAAGGGATGTGTATGAACCAGTCTTTGGTGTTATTTTTGTATTTTCTCCTCTATTGAATATTCGCTTTGCTGATTCTGGTTCCGGTATATATTCATCGCTTCCGGTTCCCCAGCCCATAAAATGAACTAGATTTATATTCTTTAAGTCGTTGGACTTGTCATCGAATATAAATTTTCGTATTACATACGCATGATATGGAATACCTAGTGAATCAATCGCATCAACCTCTTTGATTTGGTCTTTCGTCAAAGGTTGTAGATTTGAATTCGCAGCGGGAGTAGTAGCGGCAGTAGTAGTGGCAGCGGCAGTATCGGCGGCAGTAGTGGCGGCAGAAGCTTCTGTACTTTTCGCAGTTCCTTCTCCTGTTACCGCATTTGATTCGTCAGATTTTTTCGCGACTTCACCGGCACCTTCACCTGCTTTGGTCGATGAAACTTCTTTACCCTCGCCTTCATTATTTCCTTCACTTTCGCTCTTGGCCTCGCTCTTGGCCTCGCCTTCGCCTTTGCCTTCGCCTTTGCCTTCGCCTTTGCCTTCGCCTTTGCCTTTGCCTTCGCCTTTGCCTTCGCCTTCGACAGGCGACTCTCCAATTTTCGATAACTGCTTCATAAAACCATTCATATTCGACGTGTTCTCCAACGTTTCTACTTTTTGTGTTATAATTTTTCCATCCTTTTCATATGTGCGACTGCGTGAAAGCTCATAAAACGATGGAGAAGCACCATCAAAACGCAAGCAATCTCCGTTGGCTCCAGCTGAACCATGACCTAATAAATTCAACAATTTGAGGAATTCCTTTGTCACGCGCGGCGGTAGTACGTCTTTTTTATCGTCGAAGAATGTTTTCAATTGCGTAAATCCATACAATCTCTCGGAACCCCCAATTTTATACGAGTAGTCAAAGACCTTATCTTTAAAATCATCATATCCGTCGGACTTTGCAAACTCAGGGTTCTGTAATAAAGAAGTTAGCATCAGTAGAATATTTAGCGCGGATTGTTTGATCGGATCCTTCTCATCTTCAAGACTTAAACGCGCCTTCTCTAGAGATTTTTTAAGAGTTCGGATCGAAACAACCTTACATCCTAGACTAAGATTCACGATGTAGGTATTTGCTTCATCAACGACCTTCTTTACTTGTGGGTCTTCGCCGTTTGAAGCAGCCATATTTTGTGCGTCCTTCTTCAACTCTGCCTCCGTCATCGGGGCGATTTGTAGCCTGAACTCCGACATGTCGATTTTGTTGGCTTTGTCGAGCGTTGTCAATAATTTTATCGTATCAATAGAAGCCGGCTTAGTATCAGTACCCTTTCCTTTGAGTTTATACAAACGTTTGGAATCCGTAAGTGACGGCATCGGTGCAGCGTCTGGGTCAGATTGTAATAGTCGCACTTGAATCGAATTGTCTTTTGAATCTTTCAATATCTGGCCTTTTTCACCGGTATAAATGAAGATTCCGGGTTCGCTGCTGCCATATAATTCGCTATTCGCAACACCAACCGTATTTTTTGCTTCCAAATACAGTCCTCGTTTTTTTTCATTTATATTTTTGATGTTCTGTGCGAATTTACCGTACAATATACGGCGTAAGTCGAATACACTCGCATCATTTTTTTGTAAAGGCTTATCGCCAGATTTAAGTTGAATTTGAATATAATACGGCAATCCTTTTTCGATTAAAAAGCTTACCAGTTTCGATACTTTGTGGTCTTTTTCATCTGTACATTCAAATTCTTCCATGCCGATGCTTATATCTCCTTCGATTTCGGGGCCTAACTGAAACGGCGGTTTTTTGGTGCCATCCGATTTTTTGGCATCAGGTGCATGAGCATCACCCGTGGTAGCACTTGACCCAGAATCGGATTCGGGTGCGGATTCGGGTGCGGATCCGGTTTCTGTACCCGGAACAACATTTGAATTCGTTTCAGAAGTGATGGGTGAGTTTTGGCCATCGGGTTTCACTATATCTAAGGGCGTTTGTTTCGATTGTTGTTGTTGTTTTTGTTGTTCTTGTTGTTCCAACACGATTTTAACCGCCGCTGTCGTAGCTACATTAACCGCTGCTTGTAATAATTCCGGCGGAAACGTAACACCATCCTTTTCACCACCAACCTGCTGCTGCTGCTCATGAAGCCGCCGCTTTTGTCGCCTCTTTCGTTTTTCCCTACGCATTTTCTCCTTTAATTCACGTAATTCATAATCAGAAATATACTTTTTCAACGTTCGATTCATAAGTTTTGGTCGATCTACATAAACGCCGCTACCGCTCCTGCTGCTACGACGATACCGACGACTTTGTCTAAATGAAGCGGATGACTGTTGTGCTTTTTTCCATTTTCGAACACTCTGATGTTGTTGCTTACGTATTTTTCGTATCTTATTACGTGATAATTTCATCTATACATAATTTATATATAATATTATATATAGAAATACACAACGTAAGTAAATAAATAAATTCAATATGTCTCGTGATGCGCCAGTCAATCTAACATCAGATATTATGCGAAAAGAAGACCGCGCGTGTTCATCCACGTGTAGTTATTCCTATCAATATAACACAAGCACATGTAATGTGTTCCACAAAGGTTCGCATCTACGTATTCCGTATGATAGTGGTAGCGGCGGGATTTATCCAGCGAGATACAACGGCGTGGATTACAAAGTCGAACATATCCATATTTATCAACCATCATTACATCGCTATGACGGGGCTCTAGCCGATGCGGAAATACTCGCATATCATTCTAGCGCAGATGGGCGTAACTTAATCGTGAGTATTCCTATTAATATTGGCAACGGTACTGGCAAGCAAAGTTCTGACATCATGAATACGATATTACAGAATCTGCCAAGTCGATCAAGCAGTGGAGGCAAATATATTTCTGATGTGAATAATTTCAATTTAGGCAACCTTATTCCGAAAGAGGGGTTCTTCACGTATGTCGGGCGCCATTTATTACCACAGCATACAGGTGTTTATAATTACATCGTTTATCATAAAAAGGACGCGATTTTGGTGTTTCGCGATTCGTTGGCGAGTTTGACCGATTCGTCGCGTGATTCCGCCATCACCAAAACTGGCCCCATTAGCGAAAATAGAATGCCGAAAAACATGTATTACTATAACAAACGTGGCGCCAACAACGCGAAGGGTGGCGGTGATATCTATATCAAATGTAATCCAACGGGAGAAGACGGCACCGTATTATATCAGCAATCCGCGAATAATGGCGAGCTTGGTAGTCTCGCAGAACTCGACCTCAGCAAATTTGGGTTGAGTTGGGATGCGATTTTACAAAACGATATTTTTAGAACGCTTATCGGGACATTGGTGGGTCTCGTCATCGCGGCAATACTCTTTTACATGTTTCGATTCGTCTTTAATCGGATTGGCAACCGTGTGAGTGCTGCTGGTGAAGTAGCTGGACAACGGGGCGGTGGTAGTCGCGGCGGAGGTGGCGGACGTGGGCCTTTGAATAACTTCGAGACGTATTGGTAGAAGCATTCATTTTCTTATATTAGTATCAGGTTGTCTTTGATACATACGACCGATGAATCGTAACGTATGTATCAAGGGTTGGTGTGTGGTGTGGTGTGTGTGGTGTGTGGTGTGTGGTGTGTGTGGTGTGTGGTGTGTGCGTACTCTCTAAATCGGACCGGTATAATCAGGCTCCACCGCGCCATGGAGCTCGCCAAGAACTGGCTGGAATGAACCGCCATCCGAGAGACCGGTATTCTCATCATTCGGAGAGATGACTACCAAGTTATCCACCAACTCCTCTTCAAGAGTCTTCACCGGCGCAGGGTTCATCGCAGTCATCACTTCCTGTTTCTTCTGTTCCGTTGGTGAAAAGGTCTCAATTCCATAAACACCAGTTACACGGCTAGACCTACGAATAAATTCATAAGCGGCTAAAAATCCTAAAATGCCGACAACCGGGTTTGTGCTTAAAAAGAGGGTGATCGCCAGAATGACAACAACGACCTGACCCATCGTGCTTTCAGCATACTGGGCGAGAGCAGGAGGAACAGATGGCGTGAAAACAATATACAAAATCAATAAAACAAAGATAACCATCTCATGTTGTTTTTCTTGACGCATTAATGTGCGAAAAGTATCCATATTTGCTTGTTATATATAAAAGAGATAGAATGTTATTTATAGTAGAGAATATATATTATTACTATTATTATTGAATACGTTGTTGTAAAACTAATACCCGATAGAATTGAAATCTCTCGAACATTCATTTTCATAACTACACAGACCGATAAATAAACGGACGAAACAATCGACATGTCAGACCCCGCATCGGCCGCCCCTGCGTCTTACTATGGCCCGCGTGGTTATACACTACTCAAAGAATGCTTGGAAGCCGACGATTTGAAACTTCTGAGAGAAGAACTCACCGTCGGAGCATATGTTCCTAAAGCACCAGTCCAACCTCCTAAATTCCCGATATATCGCGAATGCTCAAAAAAGATATATATTCCTCGGTTTTATGGAACAAAAATATACGGCCCACCAGAAGAAACGCGAATCCCCCCTGGCACCAGCGTGAGTGATTCTCTCGTATTTGCCGGAGAGATGCGTGAATACCAGAACGTGATTGTTGATAAATATATTCATCAGGTGACACGGCCCGATAACGCAGGAATGGGCGGTGGCGGGCTTCTCGATGTAGATCCAGGGAAGGGGAAGACCGTCATGGCGCTAAATATCATCTCTCGGCTTCGCATGAAAACTCTCGTCATCGTTCATAAAAGCTTCCTTTTGAATCAGTGGATCGAGAGAATTCAACAGTTCTTGCCAGCAGCGCGAGTTGGAATGATACAAGGACAAATCGTAGATATTGATGATAAAGATATCGTCATCGGAATGCTTCAATCACTTTCGATGAAGGAGTATCCGAGAGATTTATTTGACACGTTTGGTCTCTCGGTCTATGACGAATGTCATCACATGTCGGCGGAAGTATTTTGCCGCTGTATGATGAAGGTTGTCACGAAATATACTTTGGGATTATCTGGAACGATGGTCCGCAAAGACGGGCTTACAAAAGTATTCAAATATTTCTTGGGTGATGTTGTTCATAAGGAGAAAAACGACACGACGAGCCATGCCGTGATTGTGAAGGGAATTCAATATAAGGTGGATGACGCGGAATTCAACGAAACGGAATATGACTATCGCGGCAATCCAAAATTCAGCACGATGATTTCGAAGGTGTGTAATTATAACCGGCGCAGCGAATTCATATTGGACGTTTTACAGAATGAGTTGAAGACGAATCCGGATCAACAAGTGATGATATTGGCACATAATCGGTCGTTGTTAGAGTATTTTCATGACGCAATTGAACACCGGAAGATTGCGACGGTGGGGTATTATGTGGGCGGAATGAAAGAGGCGGCGCTAAAACTGAGTGAGAGCAAGAAGGTTATTATTGCGACATATGCGATGGCGTCGGAGGGGTTGGATATCAAGACGCTGACGACGCTGATTATGGCTTCGCCGAAAACAGATGTATGTCAGTCAGTAGGACGGATTCTGCGCGTAAAACATGCCGCACCTCTTGTCATCGATATTATCGACCCTCAGGATGTATTCCGGAGCCAGTGGCTGAAACGACAGACCTATTATATTAAACAGAAATACCGTATTATTATGACGGACACGGAGGGGTATTACAAGAACGCCTGGACGGTGAAATACCAGCCGCCGACCGCTGCCGCCGCGAAGAACGCAAAATCAAGTGCGAAGGAAGAAGACTATGAAGCCGCGTTGGCGGATGCGGATATTATTGAAATCGATGAAGAGACGGGAAATCTCTCGGTCACGACAGAAGTAAGCGCAAAATCGAGGATGAAATCAACCATTCCGAAAACGAATGGGAAATGCTTGATTCAGTTAGTTGAGTGAAAAAATTGAAAACATTAAACTGTGATTATCGTATTACAATACCTAAGTTACTACAAAACGAAAAATGAATATTACACAAGCAACTTGTTTAATATTTTCAGAGGAGAATATACGAAGCAAACAAGATTTGGATATATGGTGCGGGCCGAGGGGACGGCAAAAACTATATTTCTATGTTAGACATTTCGCACCGGATCATTGGGTCAGGATCAAGACGCCAGAAAATAGTGTTCGGCGTTGTTACCAAGAAATGTTAGAAGGATATAAAATTTACAAATAAATTACACGACCGGATGACAACTATTGTAAGCAGTATGTGGCGCAGGATTAGCTAAGGCCGTCGTGGATGGTGTGACTTCTGTTTGCGCCCCACCAATCGAATATGCGGCATTCGCGAAACTACCGTTGCCGCCTTGTTGGCTCACACGACGCCTTATACTCTTCGTTTTTTTACAGTATTTATGCTTACATGACCTACTATGGCGACGAACACCGCCAACGCCAATAATGATATCACACTTACACTTCTTAGATTTCGTGACACGACGACGACGCCGCGACGCCGATGCCGACGCCGACTTCTTGGAATTTTTCTTTCGGCGTGTAGAACCGCCACCCGTCGCAACCGAATTTATTCCAACAGTTACTGGCGCGTATGAACCACGCGCATGAGCAGAGTCGGCATCGTTGGCACCAGGATTAAATGAATGAAACTGACTCATACCACCGCCACCTTGAACGAACGCACGACCGCCTTGACCGTCATACATATTACCGGTTCCGTTTTGCGGGATATCTTTGCTAGACAACGCGATGCCGGAGTTATGCTCGGCGAGAGGATTTGAACGCAAATATGACATTATATTCTATGATATAATGTGATATTATTAGTATGATACAATTGGTATGAATTCTCATTTACGACCGGTAGTTCTTGTTCGTGCGCCTGCGGCAGAAGGAACGCTTCGCACCACGAGCATACTTACAGCTCTTGCGAAGTTTTTTGCTGTCACACTTCTTCTGCGATTTCGACCGACAAGGAGATGAACGCAACCGCTCTAAATACTTGGACGGGTCTTTTATTGTAAAAGGCTTGACGCGTTTGATTTTCTGTCCGCTGATGGGTGCGGAAGGTTGAAGATTCATGTGGTGGTCTTTCAGCATGATTTTACGCTTGGCGCCACCGCCTTGAAGAGGTTCCTCTGACGACATATATTTGCGAATTGACAACGATACGTGATATATATTATATAACATATAATAAATTACAACTACGCAGTCGGCGACCAACGGTCGAATAAATCATCAACAATCAACTGAAAATCTGTTCCTGAACCGGTTCCTGTCCCTGTCCCTGTTCCTGTTGATACGGAAATCACCGGTTCAATACACGAGCGTAACACTTCTAAATGCTCAATACGTGTAATATGTCGCCGTCCATCCATCATAATACACGGTGTCATGAAACCATAATCGCGTTCAAATGGGCGAACGATGTTACGTAATACGTAGTCAAGTGCGATTTTGTAGCTATAAATCGGCGACGACACCGAACCGTGCGACGAACCCGAAAAATTATGAATATCAAACACCATGCCTTTCAGTATATGCTTATGTGCCCATATATGCTCAAACATTTTACGTGAATGTTCAACTCCGTCATGTGATATTCGGGTATAAACCCAATACGGTGCCGACCATTCTTGAACGCGCCCGTCATTCCTTCTGGTGTCGCGTATTTTCCGCGCAATATATTCATTCCCACCAAAACGTTTATTTTCGATTGTAAGTGTGTAGTCATTCGCTGCACTAGACTGTCCAGGTGTTTGACACAGCATCGGAATACGATGTTCGCGCATGAATGCGATGGTTTGATGCGTTGATGCGTTTGATAATGCGTAACATGGGCGAATCAGAGGAAGTTGTTGTCGCCATACTCGCAATACATCGGAGTGTGGTGAAAACATACGATGAAATGACATAGACGTTGAATAAGCAGGTGGTTTCATTATTGCGCTCGGTCGGTCGGTGGGTCGGTCGGTCGGTATGCTATACTAATCTAGCGTAATCCATTTATACTTATTTCATACGATTATGCCATGACAGATAACGCATCTCATGCTGTTTCACTTGCTGCCGTGTGATAACATCTTTTTTCGTAGCGATTTCAACCGGAACCCACTTACAAAATCGTTTATTGAACCGACATGTCATAATATACTCTTTTGATAGTGTAACATATTTGTCGGGTTCAGTATTCTCGAACTCGGCTTCATCCTCACTTTCTTCCATCGTATCAAGACGTTCATTTTCACAAATATTGCGAAAGAGACGGTTCATGAATACGCTGGTTTTAAATGTCGGAATGAGAGCAAAATTATGAAAAAGGGGTTCGCCGCCGCCGCTTCTTGACGCATCCGGCATGACGAACAATTCATAAATATCATTTTGTATATTTGGACGAACAATAAATACAGCTTGAATATTGGTAAGCATATCATCGGAAGGAGAGACAAACCATCGTTTCATATTAGATGTGGGCGTGGGTGTGGATGGTGGCAGCGTCGTAGGGGTCGGCGTGTTGTGGTTCGTAGAATGAGAAGGAATGACCGGTACCTGTGATAGAGACGGCTGTTTGATGGGTGCCGACCGCGTTGAAGGAATCGCACAGTCATTATCACCGCGTATCAATATCTGGAATATTTGGGTCGTTCGAATCGAGTGATATTGAATAGAAAACACCTCATATGGAAGCGTCGCAGCAATACGTTCGGCGTTCTGTTCGGTATTACATAACACCGGCAACCCAAATATTACACTATTTTCCTTCGTATAAGCCACCTGTCGAATATTATCTTTGCTAAATAATTCTTCGCATAATGCGATGTGTTGAAGACCTGAAAGAGGCGGGATAGGGTTACCCTTATACCAGTAAATCGTATGGATTGAAAATAAGGGCGAATCGGTTGTAGGGTTACGAAACATCACACCGCCAAATACTGTGCCATATACGAGCTCGCGGTCAAAACACGCATCATACATCGTTACTTTTCCAGGATACCATCCATTTTCTTGATAAAATTTACGGATGAAAGGTCGGTCGTAGTCATATCCGCCGTTTGTGCCACCGCCACCACCGCCGCCATTTCGATAGTTTGGCCGCTGAATATCAATCATTACTACGATTCGCTTGCGGCGCCATTCGGTGGCCCATGCGAAACAACGTTTGCCCTTCGGAAGAATAAAATATGTATAATGATTTGGATTTTTGACCGCAGCATATTGTGTGTCGTTCTTATGAATAGACACTTCATAAGAAAGTCTCGTAAGCGGAAAATTCGATAGTAATTCATCGGATTCTGTTCGATGTAATATACGTGCGGGATGTTTATTTTCTTGCTCACGTGAGCGGTTGTAGTTCCGATACGATGACATGATTTGCGGAGTATATAACTATATTACGATATCACGATATAGCTTTAACTCGTTTCATAGCTCGCGCGAAATAATGTCTCGGTATTTGATTTCGATTTTAATCCGATGCCACGTAAAAATGCCTTCAAATCAGTTTTCATCGTAGAACGATCATCGCTTCTGCCACCGCCGCATCCGCCTCCGCTGCCGTGTATCGAATTGGTTGATTCATGGTTTTTCGGTAAAAGACCAACTTCTGTTCCGTCATCGGCGCCTCTCCCACCAACACCTGAATCATCTCCTAAACCCCGAACTTTTTGTGAATCATGATTGTCTAAATTCTTGTTGATTGTATCAAATAATGATTTATATTTTTGTTTTGGACAGTGGATAAGATCTTTTACTTTCGGCGCAGTCAGTGTTGTTTCAAAATAGATGTACAAATAATGTATAACTACGATAAGACTAATCGAAAAAAGAATATTTTGAATAAACCACAACATTACGATTAGGTTATATTGTATTCATGTGTATATTACGAACATAATTTGAAGTGGTCGATAAACGATATAATATCATCTCTACATGTTTTCGTGATTTTGTCCTTGCTATTTTGAATAATCCCGTTTTCTGTAATAAAATAAAAATCAAGCACTTCTGTTTCATTTTCATTCATCATAAAAACAAAAGATGTCATCGCTTTCGGATGTAATTTTACAACTATTTTCGTGTATTGATTTACGATATGATTAGGGGAAATATACCAAGACGTCGCGGTCGCGGTATTTTGATTCATAAATTTATAATAACTCTCATCTACCAATAATGGGATTGAATTCTCCACTCTTATAGGTTCGTCAGACGCCGACATGACCGATAGTTCAACGGTTGTAACATCGCCGTCAACAGGTATTCGTTCGGAAAGAACTGGCGGTGCTAATGCCGATGCAGGACCAGACCCGCGTTTGATTTCATATATGGCGTCATCACTAAATATCAAGTGTTCTCGTTTTTTATATACGAAAAATACTTCTGTTCCTTTCGGTCGCAAACGCCCCTTTTCGATGATTGCGTGAATTTTAGCATACATCTTATTCATCTCTTCCAACGTTATATCAAGCATAAAAATACGTGGTTCGGATTGTTGATGCGTTTGTATCGAATGAGTCATGCTTTGATTGCGATAAATGGTGCTTAATCCGGATATCATGGTTGCTTGTCGCGCATTTTGATTTTTTCGTTGATGTCGGACTGTGCTTGCTGTATTCGCCATGCCCGTTGCCATACTATATATACCGCATGACGTATGTTTATATCTGTATCATCCATAACATCGTCGTCATTCATAAACAGCATGATTCATAAACAATATAGAAATATATTGATAGTATTATACACCCACCCGTTCAATCCAACGATCGAAATTATCATGGCTATCAAAAAAAACACAACGACAATCGTGATTATTTCAAAAACTGGCACGCTATCAGAAGTGTCGGTTGAGCCGCCAAGTAGTGAAACGACATTAGAAGAACTCACACTATTACTTTCCAAAAAATGCGGTTATCGTAATCCGGATGGGTTCGGTTGTTATCATACGTATAAATACAAGAATAAGAAGAAATTCAGTTTCAGTGACGGAACCGGAACCTCCGATGAACACATTCCAAAGTATATCTACGTCGATGTCTGGGCAAAAACAGATGGACGCGCCGGGAATGAAAACAAGTATGAAATGCCCCCGCCGGTGGATGAAATTATCTTTTATGGAAATATCGCTCTTGTCGCGCGTGTTGATAAAGAACACGCAGTCAATCTAACCGTTGATATCTGGAATGTCATCTACGAGCGTTTGTTCGGCGGGTTTGAAGACCTTGCTACAACGGCTGTCGAAGACGAAAATGAAATCGATGAATTGGATTTGGTGCCCGCTCATCATAAAACCTTGAACGGATATTTTAAAGATGGATTCGTCGTAGATGATGATAGTGATGAGCGACCTGGACATAGAAGTCGTAAATCAAAGGCGGGTGGAAGGAAAAAAAACAAATCAGAATCAACAGAAGAAAGTGAATTTGTTACGGAAACCGATACAGAATCTGTAACACCTCCTTCCGAATCCCCGAATGATTCTGATGCGGCAGATGCGGATGCGGATGCCACTCAAAAAAAACACGTAATCGAGAAAAATGTGAAGAAAAAACCAGCGCATTCAAAGGCGGCGGCGGCAGCGACATCCAGTAAAAAACCCACGAAAAGAACAAAAAAACAGGCGGAAGAACCCCCATCGGAACAAGAAAGTGAAAAGGAATTAAGCGAAGAAGAATATCTCTAAAAAATTGAATAAAGAAATCTATTCTACATTATACTATACAAGATGTCGAATATTGAGACGATTGCTTACCCCGACCAGTTCCGGGCTGAAATACGAAAACGGATTGCGGCTCTATTACATACTCATGGCGATGGCGATGGCGGTAGCGGAGGCGACGACATCGAAACTTTCTCCACGAATATCGAGAAAGGTATATTCAACTGGGCGATTCAACATGCGTCAAAGAACAATATTGTGAAAAAGTGGTCGAACACGTTTTTCGTGACGCTTTATATTGACCGCCTACGTTCGGTGTATATCAATTTAAAGAAACCAGATGTGGCGAGTGCGGTTCTGTCAGCCAATATCAAATCACAAGAAATCGCATTCATGACGCATCAAGAGATTTGCCCTGAGAAATGGAAAAAGCTTATCGACGACAAGAAAATACGCGACAAGCAAAAGTATGAACCGAATATCGAGGCTTCAACCGACAATTTCACATGTAACAAGTGTAAATCCAAGAAATGCACATATTACCAGCTTCAAACTCGTTCGGCAGATGAACCAATGACGACATTCGTCACATGCTTGGAATGCGGAAAGCGGTGGAAATGTTAATAAATAAATATAATAAATGGATAATACATCGGTATAGTAAAAAGATGGCGACAGACAATTTTTTTACTACATTACAAAATTACTTCAAATGCTGCTTTTGGTGTCGTAGTGGAGGTTGCTGCTTTGCGGAGAAAAATGTGAAAGACGGCGAAAATAGTAGCAGTAGCGAAAGCGTCGGTCTAGGGATAGGAGATAGAAGCCCGTATTCATTCGACGACCTTTCAAATCCTCTATCACCAATGTCGAATTCATCATCCGGTTCTTCTATCGATAGCTTCTATAAACGCCCCAAATTCAAGCCTTATGTGGGTATAATACCTGCGAATTATTACAGCGACTAGACATAAAATTGATTCTGTTTGATTACTATTTACACACAGACACACACACACAGACACACACTTGATGCGACCTCTCCGACTTGTTGCTCCGTCCGACCTTCGGGTAGGAAAAACGTACCTCATCCAAGAAAAAAGGCCCGAATACGCCCATCTTAACAGCAAAGGTGTATTTGTAAAAAACGATTATCCAACCAAGCTGTATTATTGCACGATAACACACTTCACGAATGTCATGGTCAAATCTGGTAAGCGTTCTGACCTCACACTTCAAGACTTTTACTGGAACTATTATGAAGCCGACGCCATAGAACGATCCTACACTACACAAGCTCTCCGTGTGATTACCGGCGACCCCAACTTTATGTTTGATAACTACTGATAGGATTACAATATCTCTAAATCTTGGACTCGCCAATATTCAGAACCGCCATTTGGTAAAGGACGACGAATGATGAAGGGCGTCTTCTTCTGTTCCAGTTCTTTCACCGCGATCAAGTAACCATCAATCACCGTAGAATCGATTTTGATGAATGCGGGCGCCCCTTCGTTCAGTTGTTTGGCACGCTGACCCAATATTCTCGTTTTTTCATACTTTGTCATAATCGGAATTGTGCGATGTAAGTCATCCACGATGACGCCGGCGCTATTCCGAACCACTCGCGCAAGTGTTTGAATTTCGTCATAATTGTGGGACATCGACTCCGGATGATAGGTATCGATATAACTTTCATGAACACTCCGCTTCAATTTCTGAAAATATTCTATATCTTCGTCGGAACTTTCATCATCTTCTTCGTCGTCATCAAACTGAATTCCATGAGGAACGCCAAGTAGAGTCATATCGTCTTCCATGTTTTTTTTACGTCGGGATGTCGCCGCAGGCCCAGCTCGCTTTTTCTTCTTTTTTGCTGCGGCTGCTGCGTCATCATCATCTTCATCTGCGTCGGCGTTGTCTTCATCGCCACTATCATTTCCGGTTGCTCCGGCTCCTGATCCAGCTGCTCCTCCTCCATTCTCATCGTCACTTTCATCTTCTTCGCCCGATGTAAGCGTTCCAGCTGTCGTATCGTCGTCATCCGTATCTTCGTTCATTTCCGAACCCGCAGCGGCCGACTCCGCATCGGATTCATCTTCTTCTTCTTGAATAACTGGGGCATCTTCATTATCGGAATCGGCATCGACTCCTTCACCGCGCAACAACTGTTTCTTAGGCAAACTCGGAATTCCACTTGACATCATAAAGTGTATATATATATTATTCACACTTTATTATGTTTCAATTTATTGTTGTTCTGTATTCCACACTTTGTCGCATTTGGTACATAAATAGACATATCTGAGATTTGTGTCATCATAACGGACGTATATGATTTCATTTTTCGATTTCTTCTTTTCTCCCGCGCCTGCCGCACCCGCGCCCGCATTACTGGAACATTCATCATTCGGGCAGCGAATTGTATGAATACGAGGCAATGTCGGATCAAACTTCGTATATTTATTCACAACCTGAGAGAATGATTGTTGGGTCGTCGTATGTTTTATATTGACTTTCGAGACACAAATGTTATCCGCCGCAATCGTATCGTCGATATTCCCGCAGTTCCGGCAGTAATACTGAAGTTCATTTTCGGGAGTAATACTGATATAATACATGTTGGCACATACAGAACAGAAATGCATCTCTTAAATTTCGAGAATCGAGACTACTATGTATATTGTAGATACATTTATTTAATTTCAATTTAAGGCATGAGTGTATCATATAAAATACTTATCTTATTCGGTAGCGACCAGCGTGTCGTAATCCTTCATTACCGTAGCATATTCGATCGTGGTATGTATTCCGCCATACAAACCTACAAATATGGACTTACGGTCGGGGTATCGTTTCATTCGTTCTACCAAAATCTCTCGAATACGCCCCTTATTCTCTCGAAATGTGACATTCATAAACTCCGTGAAGTCGGCTACAAGTGCCGGTTCTATCGTGACATGTGTCGTAAGTTCCTTCATTAATGTCAAGCATGCGTATTTGTAGTTATAGTATTCAACCATCATGTGATAGGACACAAAATCGCTGTGCTCTTTACGAATTCCCGGTTCATGAAGAAGGGGCTCTTTATCAAGCAACGACTGAAATGTCATTAAAACTGACCGAATATTTTGACATCCGGACCATTGCTCGCCTCGCCATGTATTCACGATTGAAACACAGACCTTCTTGTTGGCATAAAAATTGGGGTGGAACCGTATATTTCCGGTATTTGTAATAAAACTGACAACAGGTGGTGAATGTGGATAATTCGTAGGGAATTTAAAGAGGTAGAAGTAGTAGCCTCCGAAGTAAAGGGTGTCGGCTGGACCCACGATACACGCATATCCGGTAAGAAGGTCGGTCTCACTATGGCGATAGATAATACCGCATTCACGTAAGGTAGGGTCGGTCATTACATCGCGAATATCACGAAGAAGGCGCGTGACTGTTTCTTTTGGAATCGCGACTTTGGCGGGGGTGGTGTCGGTTTCGTCGGTCATCACAGATGCGGTGGGTCTCGGTGCGGGCGTAATTTATAGTAATCACCGCGATTGTTTTTATGTATTTTTATGAATTTTCAATCGTCGTGCCACCCTTTTCAATCGCCACGCTCTTTGCTACTTTCCGTATCACCTTATCGATGTTCCCCTCCTTTTCACCATCCGTTACAATCTTTGACATCTTGATGTATTTATCATTCTCTCGGGTAGTGCTATTCAGACAGCGCGGGTTGGCCTTCGCCCATTCATTCACGAGGACCACATTCTTGTGCTCCACCGCAAGAACCGCGTTTGTCATTTTTGCGTGGTCAGGGCCATCGCGTTCCCACTGGTTGTTTTCCTTGACGTATAAGGTTTCGCGCTTGACGTCACTGCAATGGACCGGTCGCTTGTATAGGTCGGTTTTCTGGAGGTTATTGATAAATATATTCGACATGCCCTCGACATAGCCAAGCCTGTTCATATTCTCCATGTCGGTCATGTTCAACTGGATTGAATTCACAAAATCCTTCATGTTCATTGCGTCCTTACACTTTTCGTTCAAGAACATATTCATGTTGAAGGTATTGTTGTTGCTGTTGGTGGTGCTGTTAGTAGTAGTGGAATTATCATGTATTGTAGATGCGGTAATATTATTCGTTGTTAATGCTTGTGATGACTTACATATTTCATACATTTGGTTTTGTAATTGAGTGTTTGATTTGATTAGTTCAAGTATTAGTTTATTTTGTATATTATTATCACTCATCAACTGTGATGTCTCAGCCAAAGATATCTTAATATTTTGTTTCGGATATATATCATTATCGTCGTTATATTCTTCATTTGTTGATTTATCTTTGTGTTTCAAATCGAGTAATAAATGTAAAATGTTATTATATTCATCACGTGTTATTGGCTGGGATGTTTCATCCAGTGTATATTTTTCTGGTTCGGGGTCTGGGTCTGCCTCGGTGTTCGTTTCATAGTTGATTGTGCTTGATATCGATTTATCTTGTTGATGCTTTGTTGTATCTAAATGCTTGTTATATATACTTTGTTTAGAGCATTTGAAGTTACACTTTTCACAATAAAAACGATAATTTGTTCTTCGAGGGTGAGGTAGCGGTTCAACACTATTTAAGTTGGCTTGTAATAATACCACATACTCTTGTTCTTTCTTTTTCGCATCATACATGTCATTACAGGTAATAACGTCGATTATTTCCATTTTCCAGTTATCCCAGCCACCATTATTTCTTATCACTTGATACAACTTACAATTGCTTGTGTTAGTTGTATTGTTTGTGCAACAAACCTTATGAGCATATTTCCTCTGGACAAAATTAGTGGTATATCCTACATACACGTCACTAATCGTTTCATTTTTACATGATATTTTGTAAATAATAGTATTGGAATAATCAATATATGTTTTGGGCATAATCTTATAAGAATCTTATAGGAATCTTATCTATCCTAAATCTTATAAAATAATCTTATAAGAATCTTATAGGAATCTTATCTATCCTATACATAAATGTCCGATTTTAACCCCTCAAAATGGCGGCAGCCGCCGACCCCCCCAAAAAAGTTCAGTCACAGTTTTTTAGGGTCGAAAATACGTTTTGAGAGCATAATGGTCACAAACCCATTTTTTGGTGTTTTGCATTTCATGTTTAAAATTGACGGCGCGTAAAGGGCAAAATGGACATTTTTGGATGTCCAGAAAAATGTCCAAAAATAGGGGGTCTAAATCCTTCGTTTATTCTTGCCTTCGGCGGTTTTGAACGAAATATTTTCGGCGGTTTTGTCCTTGAAACATAATTTTCCAACTCCCAAGAATCCAAACTTTCCAATTTACTCGTTTTCAAACGGAATATTTTCGGCGGTTTTGTCCTTGAAACATAAAATTCTGATTCCCAAACGCATCGGATTTTTATAATATTGAAGCGAATATTTTTGGCGGAAAAGAAGGAATTCCGACCTTATGAATTTTCAATCGTCGCGCCTCCCTTTTCAATCGCCACACTCTTCGCTACTTTCCGTATCACCTTATCAATATTCCCCTCCTTCTCTCCATCCGTAACAATCTTGGCCATCTTAATGTATTTGTCATTCTCTCGGGTGCTGCTATTCAGACAGCGCGGGTTGGCCTTCGCCCATTCATTCACAAGGACCACATTCTTATGCTCCACCGCAAGAACCGCGTTCGTCATTTTTGCGTGGTCAGGGCCATCGCGTTCCCACTGGTTGTTTTCCTTGACGTATAAGGTCTCGCGCTTAACATCGCTACAATGGACAGGTCGCTTGTATAGGTCGGTTTTCTGGAGGTTGTCGATGAAGATATTCGACATGCCCTCGACATAGCCAAGACGGTTCATATTCTCCATGTCGGTCATGTTCAACTGGATTGAATCAATAAAGTCTTTCATGTTCATCGCATCCTTACACTTCTCGTTCAAGAACATGTTCATGTTGAAGGTATTGTTGTTGTTATTGGTGGTGCTGTTGGTGAATGTGGGATTATCGCCATTCAAAGCAACACCACCATATATAGATGAGGAATGCGGCTGTCCCTGATTATGATTTGTAAGTTGAGCCTGAGAATTATTCATTAGTTTCAACATTTGTAATTGAAATTGACTATTTGTTGCCATCATCTGAAACATCATCATTTTCATCTCACTATTTTCGGCAATAAGTTGTTTTAATTTTTTGTTCGTTTTTTCTTCGTTGTTTCTTGGTCTCTTACGTATAATAACATTATCTGTCTGTGATATTTTATCTTCACTGAACTCGGTAGTAATATCTGTATCATGTATAACAGTATCATCAATAGAACTATCATCAATAGAACTATCATCAATAGAACTATCATCAATAACAGTATCATCCATAAGAGTATTATCATCGTGACAATTGTTTTTATGACACATACGCTTATGACGAGATAATCCAGACAGATATTTATAAGATTTACAGCAATATTGACATATATGTGGGTGATTTACATCTAAGGATATGGTATTACCGGATATATCCGAGTAAGGATATAAATAATTACCCATTCGTTTGTGCTTGGTTGTATCCAAATGTTTATTATAAATACTTTGTTTAGAGCATTTAAAGTCACACTTTTCGCAAAAAAAATTATTAGGCATATGTGGATATTTTTGGGTAACTTACCTAAATCTATCCTATACATAAATGTCCGATTTTAACCCCTCAGAATGGCGGCGGCCGCCGACCCCCCAAAAAAGTTCAGTCACAGTTTTTTAGGGTCAAAAATACGTTTTGACAGCATAATGGTCACAACCCTATTTTTTGGTGTTTTGCATTTCATGTTTAAAATTGACGGCGCGCAAACGGCAAAATGGACATTTTTTGGACGGCTCAAAAATGTCCAAAATTAGGGGGTCTAAATTGGACATTTTTGGACATTTTTATTTGGATTTTTCTGTTTTCAAACGGAATATTTTCGGCGGTTTTGTCCTTGAAACATAAAATTCTGATTCCCAAACGCATCGGATTTTTCTAATTTTGAAGCGAATATTTTCGGCGGAAAAGAAGGAATTCCGACCTTATGAATGTTCAATCGTCGCGCCACCCTTTTCAATCGCCACACTCTTCGCTACTTTTCGTATCACCTTATCGATGTTCCCCTCCTTCTCTCCATCCGTAACAATCTTGGCCATCTTGATGTATTTCTCATTCTCTCGGGTTGTGCTATTCAGACAGCGTGGGTTGGCCTTCGCCCATTCATTCACGAGGACCACATTCTTATGCTCCACCGCAAGAACCGCGTTCGTCATTTTTGCGTGGTCAGGGCCATCACGCTCCCACTGGTTGTTTTCCTTAACGTATAAGGTTTCGCGCTTGACGTCACTACAATGGACAGGTCTCTTGTATAGGTCGGTTTTCTGGAGGTTGTCGATGAAGATATTCGACATGCCCTCGACATAGCCAAGACGGTTCATATTCTCCATGTCGGTCATGTTCAATTGGATGGAATCAATAAAGTCTTTCATGTTCATCGCATCCTTACACTTTTCGTTCAAGAACATGTTCATGTTGAATGTATTGTTGTTGTTATTGGTGTTATTATTATTACTATTGGTGTTTATTGTGCTATTACTAATGCTTGATTTTTCTGCCAGTGATTTTATTATTTTCATCATCTCTCGATTATCTTTTAATAATTCCATAAACATTTCTTTGGATATCACAATATTCTCCGGTTCTTTTTCTTTTTGATTTACGGTTGTTTCACTTGATGATACATGTAATGAATCACACGTTCGTTTATGCTTTGCCAGACTCGAATGATGAATATATTTCTTACCACATTTACAAATATACGTATTGGATATTTCGGAGATTTTTTGAGCGTCATGTAGTCGAATATGCTTGTTCGTAACAATATGTCGATTAAACTCGGTTTGTTTAAAGCATGTAAAGTCACACTTTTCGCATGAAAATTTTGGCTTTAGTTTGGGTTTAATTTTTGATGTAGAAATATCTTCTGATATGACATTATTAGGTTTCTTTGTAGGAAGCGGTTCAACACTATTCAATGTCGCATTTAATAACACATAATGTTCTTGTTCTTTCTTTCTTGCTTCATAAAGGTTTTTACAGTTACCAAAATCGATTATTTCCATTCTCCAATTATCCCAGCCACCATTATTCCTGATTACCTGATATAGCTTACAATTATAGAGATGTGTGTTTTTACTATCACATGCTATCTTGTGAGCATTTTTTCTTTGAACAAAATTTGTAGTATGACCTACATATACATCACTTATATTTTCATCTTTACATGATATTTTATAAATGATTGTATTTGAATAGTCAATATCTTCCTTTGGCATAATCTTATTATATTAATAGTCTTATAATAACATACTTCATAAAATATTTTTAAATTGAACACATAACACATAACACATAACACATAACACATAACACATAAAAGTTTTTACCGTCTTACCGACCTTATGAATGTTCAATCGTCGCGCCACCCTTTTCAATCGCTACACTCTTTGATACTTTCCGTATCACCTTATTGATGTTCACATCCTTCTCTCCATCCGTTACAATTCTCGACATCTTTATGTACTTCTCATTCTCTCGGGTAGTGCTATTCAGACAGCGCGGGTTGGCTTTCCAATTTACTCATTTTCAAACGAAATATTTTTGGCTGAAAAGAGTAAATTCCGAAGGAATCCGGTTCCATGAACAAGGAAAATTCCAAAATACTCATACTATCGCAGCCTCCCATACCTGACACGCACACACCATCCACCCCATTTTGTGACGATAAACCAAGCAACAACCGCGGCAATCCCGTCGCAACATCCGCACCATCATGCTCTCATTTTTAAAACTCTTACGATATATCGTCACAAATCCGAAAATCAAAACCCGAAAATAAAATCCACCGTCTAAAATTATTTTTTTACAAAAGTCCAGCGCCTAGGAAAACCCAAAGAAAAGCATCCCCTTTTTTCGCCCATTTTTTAGAAACTAAAATTCAAAGGGCCATTTTTGGGGGATCAGATTTAGAGATAAAACCTTTGATATATATAGACCGGAGGTTTTACATTTTTCAATTCATATTTCGAAACAAAATTGAAGCTTGTGCCTGCCAAAATACTTTTTACAAGCAACTTTATACCCTGTGAATACCCTACGACGAACATGACAACGACAACGACAACCACCCCCACGGACCCGATGGCTGCTTCCTATCAGTCGCTTTGTGCGGGGATGACCTATGAACAATTTATGAAACATCACATATCCAAACCAGGCGAAGCATATACGCATACACGAATCGGCGACAAAACGCTGAATGTTCATGGCGGTGTTTATACGATTCCGCCCGCGATTCTCCCCGTATTCTGGAAGAAATATTACGCGCACGTCTTCGAAAATGGAAAGCAGGAATTCTTGACCGAAAAGCAGAATCCCGAACGAGGACTCATCGCCGTGGATTTCGATTTCAGGTATGAAACCAGTATTACCAAACGCCAACATTCAAAAGAGCACGTCTTGGACATGATTCAATCTTATATTCAAACGTTGGAAACCTTAGTGGAGATACCTGATGACGCCAAGATTCCAATCTACATCTTCGAAAAAAGCGACGTGAATGAACTGGATGATGTGACCAAGGACGGGATTCACATGATTATTGGCGCCAACGTTGAACGCCCGATTCAGCGGATGTTGCGTTCGCGCATGTTGAAAGAGCTTCCCGAAATTTGGACAGACTTACCCATTACAAATTCATGGAACGATGTTCTTGATGAAGGAATCTCGCGAGGCCACACCAACTGGCAGTTATATGGTTCGCGCAAACCTGGACATAAAGCCTATATGTTGAAGTATCATTTCGTGATGATGCGCGACCCAGATGATGACGACCATGATTGGATGTGTCGAGAAGAAGAGACGTGTAAGTTCAAAGTGAAAGAGAATTTCGCAAAACTGTCGGTTCAGACCGCCCCCGCTGGAACACCTGGCGCGATTGATACCGAACACGCCGCATTCGCTCTGCGACCCAACAACGCCGCACTCAAAGCCGAATATGATGCGATACACCGCGGCGCATCTGGTGGTCGAAATGGCGCAAATGGCGGGGCGGATGGTGGAAAACGAATCCGGCTTGTCGTCACGGGCGGCGGTGCGGGTGGCCTGTTGTCTGGCATGGGTGGCAGAGGAGGTGCCAACGGCGGCGGCGGCGGCAACGGAGGCGATGCTTTAATGGCACACAACGGCTCAATCATGATGGATAAAATCACCAATCATTCCGAACTCTCGATGGCGGTCGAAATCATGCTGAATATGCTTGAACCGAAAGAATACGAAATTCGCGAAACACATTATTATACGATGGCGCTTCCGGCGCAGTATTTCGACCCCTATGACCGATGGCTCCGCGTCGGCCTCGCACTTCACAACACGAGCGATAAGCTGTTTCTGACATGGATGCTTTTCAGCGCAAAATCCGCCAAGTTCGCATATACAGATATCATGAAACACTACGACACGTGGTGTGGTTTCCCATACAGTCCGGATGGTCTAACCCGTCGTTCTATCATGTATTGGGCGAAGAACGACTGTCTCGAAGAATACACGCGTATTCGAAATGAAACCATCGACAACTTTATCCATCAGACGATTTGTAACGAGACCACGAATGACGCATCGACGGATGTGGATCTTGCGACGGTGTTATACACGATTTTCAAAGACCGTTTCGTCTGTGTCAGCGTGAAAGACAACCAGTGGTATGAGTTCGAGAAGAATCGCTGGGTAGAATGCGACCAAGGCAACTCACTTCGTGCGCTCATTTCGAAAGATATGCACGATATTTATACGAAGAAACATCGTGAGATCATGGACATGACGTCTGGAATGGACCCTACTTGCGACCAATACACATCCGCACGCAAACGGTCGCGTCGTATCGTGGATATCTGCACGAAATTAAAGACCACGAGTTTCAAGAACAATATCATGCGTGAAGTTCGTGAGCAGTTTTATGACAAGGATTTCGAAGAGAAAATCGACACGCGTCCCGAGCTCCTGTGTTTCAAGAATGGAGTCATCGATTTCAAGACAAAGACGTTTCGTCGTGGTCAGCCCGATGACAATCTCTCGAAGACCACGAAAATCGACTATTTCCCACTGGATACCGAACGTCATCGCACACAGATCGACGAAATCAACGAGTTTATGGCACAGTTATTCCCGGAAGAGGAGCTTCGGACGTATATGTGGGAGCATCTCGCATCAACGCTGATCGGGACGAACCGCGAACAAACCTTCAATATTTATATCGGCGGAGGTAGTAACGGAAAATCGAAACTCATCGAGCTGATGTCGGCATGTTTGGGAGAGTATAAAGCCGTTCTTCCGATTACGGCCGTCACTCAAAAACGCGCGATGATTGGCGGTGCTTCGCCGGAACTCGCCGTTCTCAAAGGTGTGCGTTATGCGGTTATGCAAGAACCGACGAAAGGCGACCGTATCAACGAAGGTATTCTCAAAGAAATCACCGGTGGCGATGATATGACTGCCCGCGCCCTCTTCAAAAACACGATTACGTTTGTCCCGCAGTTCAAGCTGGTTGTATGCACGAATGTCCTCTTCGATATCAAGAGCAACGACGATGGAACATGGCGTCGTATTCGCTTGTGTCCGTATAAGTCGAAATTCTGCGAAGACCCGAAAAAAGATGATCCTGAAGAGCCATATCAGTTCCTTATCGACAAGAATCTCGATGTCAAAATCAAAACGTGGGTAAATGTATTCATGGCGATGCTCGTCAAGAAGGCATTTGAAACAGACGGAAAGGTCAGGACATGTGCTGCGGTGACTGCGAGTAGCAACAAGTATCGCAATACTCAGGATTATCTCTCGGAGTTTATGCGTGATAAGATTCGCGCGGCGGATGAAGATACGTATATCAAGAAGACCGAGGCATATGAAGAGTTCAAGAAATGGTATATCGTCCAACATGGCAAGAATGTGCCGAAAGCCAACGAGTTATATGAATTCATGACGAAGAAGTTCGGAAAACTCTTGTCGAAAGGATGGCGTAAGTGTCGGATTGTCTATGATGACGATGACAACGACGACGACGGAGAACACGGTGGTGGTAGCGGCGCCTACACCGAAAACGAAGAAGACAACTGATGATGGCGCCAACACAGACGGTTAAGTCTTCACTCCGCAGATTTCCAGAATCGCACATTCTTCAATCCCAAGATTTCACCGACTCGTGTGAGTCCATTCAATATCCACAACACAACCGGTAAGATGTATTTTGGATAAAGGCCAAGTAATATCAATATCAAAATATTGCGTTTGTCGTAAGCCCCGCTTGATGAAAAGAAATCACGCAACGACATAATGACAAAAATCGCAAATACCGCGTAATAAAGAAACGAAACCAAATCCTCATAAAAAGAAAGACTATTGTATTCATCATAATCATAGAGTGCGTTCTGTTTATTCAACGCAATATTTTTCTTCTGATTTTCAAGGATGGCTTCGAGGTCTTTCGGGTCCAACACATTCGTATTTCCGCGAAACGAACTTTTCAACTGAATATTGTAAAGTATATTCAATAACCGGTCGGCTCGGTCAAATTCGTTGTTAATCGTTTTAATATATTTGTCCTTTTCTTTATTTGCGTTGTTACATCGCGTTCTGGCCTGAATCACGTCGGAACCACTACCTGGATGAGCTTGGCCGCAATCGACATAATATTCAGACCATGGAAGAATAGTTGCACCACCAGCTTTTCCCTCATTCGCGACATCTGTGGTGCGGGTTGTATCATCATATGACGGAAGCCGCACATTCACTTTCATGACGGCGGGTGTTGTTCCAGATGCGGGACTCACCACCGATTGGGCGTTGGCACCTGTATCTTGATATACAGTCCCGTTATAAAAATCAAACCCCTCGATAAGTGAGCCTTGAAATTTCTCGCGTGTGGTTGTCGTCGAGCCCGAAGGTATCGTCGCAGGATATTCATCCTCCGCCTTCTTATTCTGACGCACACGTCGATCCACCTCGATGTATTTATTCGCTTTCTCCAATAATTCCGAATCGATTTTACTACACTTTGTTCGCGCAGTTTTCCAATCGCTATGCGCCTTATTGATTTCATGCGTTTGCGCCTTTCCATTCACGAGTGCCGTATATTTCACGCTAGTTTCTCGGACATCATTATCGCATTTGCGTTCGATATTTCGCGCATGAACCCATTCCGCATGAGCCAAGCTGAGTTCATATTTATCTTTCTCAGGTCCCGAAAACCCACCCTGTGATATAATTTGCCGGACTTTTGTTAGGTTTTTCTCCGAATCTCGTATCACTTCGTCGAGAGATTTATCATTGCCGCCGCCGCCACCGCGGTTTGATAATTTCATCGCATCTCCATCCGCGCTGACAGTTGTTCTCATCGTTGATTCACCGTTTTTTGCTTGTTCTAAAAGTTCGGGTTCAATCCCTTCCGCATCATTAAAATCGATACCCATAGACTACTATATTTGTTAGATTATATTTCAGAGTAAGTCTCCGAAATATAGTCTCGCATATCGCCGCCCGTTCTCGTCTTACCCGTCTTCACGACGGTATTCCCGTGATATTGATTCCCACTTCATTTACATCCTTCGATGATTTCACCTTAACTTGCTTCGATCGAGTAGAAGAATCGCTGGGCGTTACAGCAAGACCCGTAATAACGATATTGGGAATCGCCTTTGTAGTCGCATCACTGACTCCACCTGCTGCGACAGTCAAACCAAATGAAGATGATACAGAGGGCGTTCCAGTAAATCCAGAACCAGATAATGCGGCAGATGAACCAGAAAAGAGACCCGACGGCAACGAAACCGTAATCGTGTCGCCAACAACCAAAGAATTTGTCACTTTCAACGAGAGCGTTAATGTGCCTCCTGCCGCGTTTGTCCATGCGGCAGTTCCACTCAATCCAGGCACGCTCGGAATACATTTCTTTGCTGCGTCATTCCATGAAGTTCCGACATCGCAGCATCCAGGTCCATAGCACGGCGCCATTCCCATTCCCATTTCTGAGAGATTTGCGGGGTCGCTATTCTGTTGAAGAATCTGCTTTCGGTTCATTTCATCCTCGTTAAAGTTCCAGTCATATTTGTCAAAGTCATGGTCGTTACGACGAATGATATCAAATACCTGCTTTCCGACAACGATACCTCCCAACGTAAGAACGAAAATAACGCCTAAAGTGCTAATCGATGCCGGAATAAGGTCTTTGGTCCGCAATACGGCCAGTACAATCAAAGCAATCGAAATAAATATAATGTTCTTCATGACCTCGGTATTGGCTTCATAATTTTTCGTGTAATACGTGTTGATTTGCGCCATACGACGTTTATTCAAATTATCCTGTTTCAAAGAATTCGCGTTTTCAGCAGCACGGGCTTTCTCGTTCTTGATAAACTGGATTGCGGTTCGTTGGGCTTCATACAAGGCGTCAGAATCGAAGACTTGACCTGCTTCTTTCACAGTGCCATAGGTCGATGCCATTAAAGTGACCAGCGCCGACCTCGCTTTCAATAAGTTGGTTCGTTCAGCATCCGTCATCGCAGTTCCACCAGTTGTAAGACGGGTATTGATATCGTTGATCGCGGCTTGGATTTCCGCGGTTGTTCCTTGGTATGGGCTTAAATATTGCGATGGACCCGATTCAGCAGCTAGTATTTTAAAATCTCTCGACTGAGCGGATTCGCCATTCGACGGAGTAACTGTAAATGCGAGTTTGCTATCCGCCTTCGACCCTGGGTAAATCGTGACATTTTTTACGGTGATACGGATTTTAGAACCGGCTCGGATGGTCGCCGACGGTGTGAATGTAATCGGGCTTCCGCTGCCGCTCGGACTCAAAGTAGCGGATGTAGTTCCGCTGACAACAGCAGCGGTATAGTCGCCACCCGACCCGAAATTTGTGCCAGTAGTTACATCAGCGGCAGAAGCAGCAGCGTTGCCAGTCCATGATAATTGAATATTCTGCGACGTCGTCAAATCACGTTCCAACGTAGCCACTAGATACAATTCTGCTGTAACGTTGGAACCACCAGTAGCATTACGCCTCAACTGCGTGCTTGTCTCCGTCGTAACTGTCATGCCTTCGACATACCCCCGACGAAACAGATAATCTTTAAATAATTTCCCAGCACATACAACGATCACCGCGAACAACGCGACCAAGATTTGATTTTTTTCACTTAATTGATATGCCATATTTATAACGAGTAATGTTACAATCCATAAATACTCGTTATATTATTATTTCTTTTTACTCTTCAACGCCGATGCCGAGCCCCCCTTGCGCCCACCTCCACTACCACCGGTTGTCGGAGCCGCCGTCGAGCCGCTAGAACTACTCATCATCGATGAGGCGGCCGATCCTGCTTGGTCGATTGCGTTTGACGCGGTTTCTTTCGCTTTATCTACCATCGCAGTCGCACCTTCAATCGCCCCCGTCGCCATTTCATTCGCTGAATTAACTAAATTGTCGGCACCTTCGGTGATACTCGTCGCGATGCTTGCGCCTGTTTCTTGAAGTTGTTCGCCGGCGGAACTCAACGCGGCCTTTACATCCTGAGTGCGGTCGGGAATATCACTTGTTGATACGCTTTTTACGCCGAACCAAGCGAGGATTGTTGCTAAAAGTCCGCCGCCCGAATCACCTCCGTCAGCACCCCCATCTTCATCCGCGTCGTCCTGTCCAAACATTTCTTTCAACTTCAAAAGCGCCAAGACCGCCAATATAGCTAAAATGCTCCAAAGTATGAATTTATAGGATTCAGAGATGAGATTCTTGTTACTTTCTTCTGTCATCGCAATCAGTCGTTCGCGCTGATATTTTGAATTCGCGATTCTCTTCAAACTATCCTGAACACCTTTCATTGTGGTGCCATAATTATTGTTGGCGTCAGTATAAAAGTTGTCATTTCGGTCTTGAAGAGTCATACCTTCTGTCGTGTCCGACGGCGGCGGTGCTTTAATCGCGGTTTGAGCACGATATTCCGCGGTTTTCTTTTCGGTTTCATCGAACTCTTTATCAACCGCACCAAACATGGCTTTTAAGTCGGGGGGTGCGTTTGTTCCTTCTTTCGGAATCATATTGCGAATATCACATTTCGAACTAGATGTCATGGTTCCCGTATCAGGATAATGTGAGTATTGAGCACTGTCAATCATTTTATACACGTCGCCGCCGCCACTGCCGCCGCCACCGCCACCCTTACAAGTCGCATCACTGATGGTGCCGTTGATGGTCGGCACTTTCAGCATCAACTGCTTCGTCGGGTCGGCCACACGCAAACCAACAGGATACATCTTCGCACGGTCTTTCAGTTCGCATTTTCCTTCTGTGCTGGCACTACCTTTCGTATAAACGAATCCACCGCATTTTTCATCCGCATCACACATACCGCGGCATTTTTCGAATGAAGCAGACACACTTTCACCGACAGGCATCGTGCGTAAACGACGCGAATATTCTGGCGGATTTGTTCGCGGAAATGTATTCGCATCAACAGAATACACCTCAATGTCTTGTAATGTATATTGTTGATATCCACCCCATCCTTTTCGAGGAAACTCTTTATATTGGTTTAAGTAATTTAATAAGTATGCTCCCTTATAACCAGTTGTTCTATAACTGTTCCAGTTTGATGGATTGAACTGGTTCATGGTTCCATTATAATATTTCTCTTGTCCGTCAGCTGTCACCATTTTTGTATATGGCGAGTCTTCACACACATATACGACCCGACCGTCATTTAAGAATTTAATTTCAGTGGGAATCTGACGGCCTACCGCAGGACCATAAATATTGGCCATCTGAATTTTTCGTGTAAACGGAGCAAGAAGTTCTTTTCCTGCGACAAACGAATACGCATTCGAATACATCGTTTTTCCAGAAATATACAAATCGTGACCGCCACCGAAAGTAGGAAAATACGATGGATTCGTATAAGTGGCATAGGTTCCCGCCCCCCAGTGCCCCATCTCAGCAGTATATTTCCGCGTCCCATCATACAAAAATGCGGTGGTATCATGCTGATAATTGGATATACTCGACGACCAACTTAGAGATGTATAAGCACCGAGCACACGACCGTCGTTGAGAATCGCGCGGGTATAAGTTGCCCCCTTATTATCGCATCGTTGATGAAACGCGGCCGGCGACCACCCATCTCGACTTGCCTTATAAAGAAGGTTGCTGGCTTCACTGAAACTGCCTGGTGTAATTTCTTTAAGACTGTAAGAACTCTCAGCAGAGCGAGTATCATATCCCCCTAAATTCAGGTAGGTTGCTGGGAGTGTATTGCCTTTTTCGTCCTTTGATGGCGGCATCATCGAAAGTGCCGACGCGGGGTAGTCGTGTCTCTCGCCATTATGGTCGATATATGCGATGCGACCGACATAACCGCGACCGCCACGCCCGACTTCATCCACGCCGGTTGGACCGCCCGTTTTGAGAGAATACAACGCGACAGCTCTGGTTGTTTTTGCTTCCGCGTTTTTTTCGAAATAGGTTCCTCCATATGGATTTACAACGGGTTTTCGTGTTACTTGAAATTTGTTATGCTGTTTCATATAGCCGACGCATGTCGGGTCGGAAGAACACCAGTTCTGCGCATCGTCCGCTGAATCGAAAATACAATATCGATTAAAATCCCCCCAATTCCCTGTAGTATTACGTCCTCGCGCACCATTACAAGTGTATTCATTCGCTCCTTCTCCTGCCCACATACCACTTCGTTTTGAAATATAGGAAGTGGAAGAACCCTGATGATTTTTACCATACAGGCGTTTCAAGGTAGTAGATGCGTAGGCTTTCAAATAACCGTCCTCATCGGATTCTTTATTATTCACATTATGACATTTACTTTCATCGGCACTCATCACCATGAAGTTATTTATGTTCGGTTTGCCCGAAGAGGTATAGATCCAACAACCACCGCGATTATTCGGCTTTCCTGGTTCCGGCGCACCTACCAGAAAATAAGAACTACCCAAATCTTCCGCACGGCGCTTACATTGCGAAATCGACGCCTCACTTAAATCGTCCTGAAATGTAAAACCGCGGTTGGCAAGGTCGCTGTCTTTGACGTTATCACCGAGAAGATAACACCCCATTTGAATCGTATCAACACCTGAACCTGGAAATTGAAAATCCGCGGAGGGGCGTTCTTTGACATAGACATTTCCGCGTTCGTTGCCGCATGAAAAGAGGCCTCTTCCGCCGGGTGTGTTTCGCGGGTCACGCACAGAGTCGTTTATCACCATAAAGAGCGGGTTCGTTCGTGCGCTATCTGTGTCGGCATAGACCAAGTCATACGGTTTGATATCGTCCCATTTTCCGGCGATTTTGATTTTCTGCATTGCTCCACTTGGAGCGGGACAGCCAATGACGCCGGTATTTTGCTTCATTTTGTCGGTTTGAAGCCAATTGGCAGGATTGGATGACGGAGAAGCAGGAACATGCCATATTTGAAATACACCGTCTTTCGTGATGTAACCGTATTTCGTGATTCCAGCTGCGTCAGTAACTTCAACCCAATTTTGGCGCCGGTTTTTGTCATCTCGTTCGATAAGTTTCATGATACCATCGACCTTTTTGATATGTCTTAATTCTTGTTCGGTATATTTTTTATCCTCAGCAGCCTGACTATTTATAAAATTGGCTTGACTCGTTTTCCCATCGCCACCAATACCGGTAGAAGGGTCGGCGGGGGTTGCTGCGCCACCGGCACCAACAAGTCCCTCTTTGATTGAAAAGACCTCTCCGACTAAACCTTGAATCATGTTTTGAAACTGCGCACCAATGCTAAGCGATGCTCCTGCGCCTCCATCTGTGCGCGCTTCCACCTCCGTACCGCCATCATCATTCGATGGATTCATCACCGGCTGCGAAGCCAACAGTTGTTGTGTCTCTTTCGAATGCTGTTGATGCCCTGATTTCAAACTCGCATTTTTTACTAAATCATTCGAGTTTTGATGAAACATTATATATAGTAATATGATAATACTATATATACCTGCGAATATTTTTGTAGAAAGTTACTCTGTCCCCACGGCATCGCTGTCCATCGCAGATTGAATGTTCTTCAGCCCGGCATCAAATTCCATAAAAAACGACTTGAATGTCGCATAAAAGAAAACAATAAACAGTAGCAAGAATGTCACACCAACCCACCATAATTGACCGGTCCAAAATGCGGGGTCTGTTATATACCGTATAATCATCAATATATTTCCTTTCATATCCCAACCAAAAGACGAGATAATAAAAACGATAACCACGGTTGCGACAATCCACCAATTTGTCCACCATCCCCAGCCGATATACTTGCGAAGATTATCAATCTGGTCAATTAATGATAACTTGGATGTGTATGAGCCATATCCAATAATCACCGCGATTGTAATCACAATAAAAAAGATAAACCGATACTTTCTTGCGCGTAAGGTCGTCTGTTCATTTATTTCGGCATAGACATTACCCAATTCTTTGCGTTTATTTACTAAATTATAGTCTGAGGTAATCCCGCTGACCGCATCATTCATATAATCGTTGATTTTGCCGATACGCTCATTCGAACCCGCCGCGGATGCGACCAACATATTCAATTCATTATTGATACCCGCATCTGATTGAGCGGTGATTTCTTGTGTGAGCGAATTCACACGCAATTGAAGGTCGTATAATTTCGAAGCTTTTGCGACGTTGGTATTCACCGTATCTTGACTCGCCCCGCTCGGTTTAATTCCCAGTTTGGTATAAATGTCGTTTGTTTTTCCCGGGCCGCCATCACCGTTGCCGACCATGAAAGCATAACCCGCGGATTCATTCGAGTCATATGACGCCGACGCCGGCGCATCAGGCACAAGCCCGTAGCACAAGTTGTCCCATTTGGGTTGTCCGACATTTACGCCGGTATTCCCGGTATAAACCACTTTTTTAAAGATTCGAGGGTCATTCGCAGCGAGATTCCAGCATTTTTGTGCATTTTTACGTAGTGGGTAGTTTTCACTCGATGCTACCGGTGTAATCTTGCCAATATACTTCCAAAATTCGGCATAATCTTCACCTGGTGAAACAACAAGTGGTGTTTTCGTGTTTGAAATCGGGTTTTTATCAAGTGTAATATTGTATTTATCAAATGTATTATCGTCATAATTTGTATCGGTGCTTACAGCACCACTTACATCCATCGATAGCTGGTTGTATTCCCCCTGAATCGCTTTCAGCTCCGCCATCTTTGTAAGAAATCTCGAATAATCGCCCATTTTTATTCTATGTTATATGTGTAATATAATAGGTAAAATAGACCGATACATATTATATATATTATTATAATTTATACCATCGTATATACTGTGTCAGAATCAGTTCGCGTGACACTCACATCTAAATCATATGTATATGAGAAGTAGTAATACACCGCGAATATAATAATCAGCGACATAATAACGACGCCCAGTAACGAAACACCGCCGCCGCTGTTGCTGCTGCTGGATGAGTCATCGACATTACCATCGCCACCACCCCCAGGCGAAACAAAGAAAAATGCGAACTTAAAGATTGTCAATACGGCGACCAGTATAATAAAACACCAAAATACATAAACCGCGGGATAATAATAATTTCCGAGAAGTTTCTTAATTTGAGCTAAAATATCATCGTCGAGTGATGCCCATTTTTCAGCGAACGTTTTCTCTCGTTGAATGATAGTCGTATTGGCCGCGTTATTCAGAATGTTTTGATTTTCCTTCTTGATTTCCGCGACGGTCTCATCGATTTTCTTCTTAATATCAACGAGTTTGGAGTTGATAGTGGGGCTAACACTTGCGCGAAAACATTCGCTATCAGCTTTCATAGTGGCGTCTTCGGCACTCGGAAGCGAATTATATTGATTTGCGGTGAGTGTAATGGGCTCGCCAACCACCGCCGTAAGACAACTGGAGTGACGTTTATCCGGCCATACTCCTGCTTCATAGACATGTTTCTTGCCTTCGAAATCGACCCACGCATACTTGTCTTCTGACGATGATGCACCAGGTAGTTTCACATTTCTGGTGGTGATACATGGCGTATATCCTTTCATATCATAACTTGCTAAGTCGAAAAATTTGCTAAACCCGCCCCCCGCACTTCCACCACAAATATCTACAAAAGAACCCGATGTTATCTTAAATGGGTTGGCTCGGTCATCGTTAGGGAGTGCTTCGTTGCGTGTAATCGCGGGACATGTCTTGTCATCATACAGCAGGACTGATGATAAATCTTTATAACGATGAGTATAACCAAATGAATTCACATAATAAAAAGCCGCACTTGCGTCGCTTCCGGTATAAGATAAATCACGCACCAATTTATTCAAGTATTGGCTATTGGTTTGAAGAAACCTAGAACGCGTGAGTAAGTCTTCGGTGTATAGTCGATACTGATTGGTATAATCCGTAGTAAGTTGGCTTAATTGTTTCTCAAGGTCGAGCAGTTTTTGGCTTTTGCCGGCGCTTGTCGTTCCGCTCGTAGATGCGCTTACTGTGTCGGCGTTCGTGAGACCTTCTTTATAGGAAACGACGGCTCCGTTATCCGCGCTCCCAGAAAGCAGAACACGTTCTGTGAATGGCTGTATTGGGTTCTTATTTAAATCATATCGACCATATTGTAAAAGGTCGCCTTGAAGCAGATTCATATTCAAAGATGTGCCGGTAAGTGAGCCCATCATGCCTTCATGAGTTGTTTTTCTTCGGCTGCCGCTGCCGCTGCTGCTGCTGCTGCTATCGACATCCTTGGCGTATTCGGACATAAGAGACGACATCGCTTTATTCAGGTCGTCGTCATTTTGAAGTGCCGCACCTTCCTTGATCGCAGTATGCCGATTATCAAAGTTGTCGAGAGATTGTGGTGTGGCATTCGGAAATAGTGTTCTTTTTTCATCGATATCCATTATATACAGAATATTCAGTACGTTATATATACTGAATATTATAACATCGAGTATAACGCTCGCCGCATCCAGGATGGGGTTATCTTGTAGATAATGAGTATGGGTTATTCGCAAATACACCTGTAACACGTGAGCGTCCGCTACGACCGAGACCAAGTCCGCCAAAACGACTAAATATTCCACTACTGGCGCCTAGACCAAATCCGGTGAATAGATTTCCGAAGAACCCACCACCTCCGCCGCTGTCGCTGCCCAGACCGCCACCACCGAATGAAAAATATTTTCGCACAAGTTGTGTTCCTACTAAAAATATACCCACGACGATTAAAATCAAGTTCAGAAATTTCTCTCGGTAAATCTCATTCTCTCGACTTGCGATGGTTTCAAGCGTGGTTTGTATTCCCCGACGTTGCGCATATTTTTGTGAGATATCAGCTGTGTTCTGTGCTGTCTCTTTCGAACCAGTCATTCCCTTTATGATTTTATCAATCTCATCTTCAAGAACATTATTTAAATTCACGAGACCGTATATTCCTTTAAAACTGTCGGGACTGCTCGTTATGCTGGTTTGTTGGGCGGCAGCAGGCTTTCTATAATTTTCGGTTGTGACTCCGGCATTATACACACCATTCATGATAGCGTGAATTGCGGTTCGATAAACTTGGTCATCTTCTGTTTTCGGCGGATTCGCAGAAAGCATATTGTTAAATCGCCCACCGTTGATTTGTTGTCCATCACTCGTTTCATCGAAAAATGTGGATGAAATTTTGGGTTGTTTTCGAAGATAAAAAGATGGTTGACTTACGATTTGACTACTATCACTTCTTGAAGTATATTTTTCTGTACATTCGCGATGAATACGGTCGAGGATTTTGTTGGCGGTGCATACCAGTTTTTCTGTGGCTGAATTCGCTATTAAATCTGTATCACCGCTTGATTGAATTCTATATTTTTCGCCACTATTACACGCCATCGTTATTTTGCGATAATAATACTATATTATCGCAATAAAAAATAATGCCATAGTGCCGTCGCCGTAGGCTGGCACCGTCGCCAGCTTTAATTCGCAACACAATACCTGTAAAAGTTGCTCGTGACCGACGTCTTGCTAGACCGTGTTATTTTACAGATTTGACCTGGACGCAGTCCAATCGCAAGAGCCACAGGGTCATAGCGCGAAATGCTCGGCATCTGTTTCGCATCGGTGATATTGTATTTCTTCAAGACATCCTCTTGTTCGGTTTCGGTGAGAACGACGTGTTCGGGAACATACTGGTGTTCAAGGAGATTGAATTGAAGACGGTCGAGAGAATGAACAACGATGAAAATCCGATCCTTTTCCCAAATCTCATTAAGAATACCGACCACCGTGTCATTCACTTCCTGTTTCATGACGATGATGAGTGTATCGGTGGGTTGAAGAACCTGCTCGATGTAATACAAGTCATCAATCATATGGTTGATATTCTCTCGACGAAGTGTTTTGGCTAAATAATACTTGACATAAACCTTTCGTGCGGGATGAATGTCCTTTTCCGTCGTTAGAAGCATATCCAATTGATTGTTGGTGTGCATAGTCTGGACTTCTGCCACGCCGTAATCGGTGTAATTCGATACGTCCATTCCTTGTCGAGCAAGCAATTGAAGAAGAATATTTCGGGATTTGAATAAGGCAGAAACGGTTCCGCTGCTCACGTTGGCCATAATGAATAATAATGATTCGAAGCTACTATATAATAATAACAAATCTTTATTATTCAATTTTACATGCGGATTGAAAATGTCTTCACGCCTTGTGCATTGGGTTCATTCGTTTGCTCACCGGTGCCGCCTCCGCCAAGTTGTTGCTCCCCTTGTTGTGTAGTGGTCGCCGATGCTGCATTAGGTTGGCCTCCAAGTTGTGCTCCCGCCGCTGCCGCCGCTGCCGCCGGACCCTGTTGAACCGGCATCATACCCGCCATCGGCATAGTAGCCACAACTGGTATATTCATCGTTGGAAGACTGCCAAGGCCTACACCACTACCACCGCCACCGCCAGTCATCATTCCAGACATAGGTGTAATCGTTTCAGTAACATGTTTCGATGATACGCCATACTTTGAATTCAAGTAATTCTCGAGAACAGCAGAAGGAATTTGAGGGATGAATTTACCACCGCCACGTTGTCTGCCGCCGCTGCCGCCGCCGCCGCCGCCGCTATACATCGAACTATACGCCGGCGATGATGGTGTGCGCGGTGTAAAATCGTCAGTTTCAGGTATATTCTCATCATTCTCTCCATACTTTTCAAGCATCTTCGCATTAAATGACCCGACAGCACGACGTACTTCATCGGCTTGTTGTTGTTCATCAGGCACCCCCTCAGGTGTAAAGATACTTGAATACTTGGGAGATGATGGAGAATATGTTTGACGTTGGCGTTCTTCGTCTGCTTCCATCTCTCGTTTCATCTCTCGACGCACCGAATCTAACTTCACGCGTTCATCCGCCAATCGCGTCATCTGAACTTTCAGTCTCTCCTCCTCCGCAATATTACCTTCACGCTTCGCACGCGCGATTTCATTCGAAACCCTTTGTGTCTCTCGCTCGTTTTCAGCAAGACTACGTTCATTCTCGTCTAACGCAATATCGTTTTGTGACTTTACTACGGATGATTGACTTCTCACCATTTTGCGCCGAGCATACTTATCCATTAACGATATAATCGACGTCACCCAATTCATAGGCTTACGCGTGGCACGTAATTCTTCGACCATATCACTTGGCGATATCGGCGTGTCATCTGGATAAACAAGCATCTCTGATAACCACCCATCCGGATAACGTGTGGGATAATCACCCACCCATTGACGTCCGCTGATTGTCCATCTCTCAGTAGGCTCTCCATTTTTATCCAAGATAACCGATTCAAGAACGAGGTCTTCGCTATTGACATCACTGGATGTAATTGTCGGTATTTTGCCGCTTCTGGCCGTACCACTGTCGGCAGCCTGTAACTGCCGAAGAACATCCGCTTTCAAGGCGAAACGCCAGCCTAAATTTCGAATACTTTGTTTGGTATCAATATCAAGGTCGGGAATGATTTCATCGATGCGTTCATCGGGGTCAAATTTCGCACTCGCATTCGATGCTGTCCTTAATTCTTGTGCCGACAACCGTTCTTCCTCTTCTTGTTCGCTACGGCTTGGTAAATACACGCGGCTTCCGATTGTGGCTTCTTCATCGTCGTTGTCGTCGCCCACGGCTGGCACTCCACTCTTTGCCGCCGCATCCGCCGCCATTTTTCGCATATCGCGCGGTTTCAATCCTGCCGCCAGACGATTTTTCTCGATAATATCATCCACACCCATAGCACCCTTGCCATCTTTCAGAACGCGATACACATTCTTTGAATACGACATACTCGGGAGTTGGTCGATATTGTCCTCCGTAATAATACGCATCTGAACATTCATCACGATGAGTTCCTGCATCAACAGTTTTAAGCAATACGGAATACGTACGATACTAAACGAACGGCCAAACTTCGTCATATGAATCACGCTTGCGCCACCAGAAGCGGAAGAATCGTTTAATCCACCAGAAAACTTGATGGGACCATCCACCATCGGGCTCATAAATAAATTCTGCGTCGGATTGTATATCGCAATCATACCCGACTTGTTACATACCGCCATATAATATTCGTCACCGCGCACCATAAGTGACTCATTCAAGAAATGTGCGGCACCGTGTCCAAGAATACCATCACGCTCCATTTCACCGACACGAAGACCACCATCGTTGGCACGACCTTGAACCGTTTGACGCGTAAGTTGGGTGCGTGGTCCCTGCGAACGGTAATTGATTTTATCCTTCACCATTTGTTTGAGACGCATGTAATACGTGGGTCCGATATAAATGTCGCTCTTGATTTGCTCGCCCGTCATTCCGTTGTATAGAACCTCAGTTCCCGAGGAATGAAACCCGTATTCGGTTAAAACAGACCCGAATGATTCGTGTTTTGTCCCGTTATTGGTATAAGCGGTACAGTTGCCGAACCCGCCATGAAGCACACACGCCTTCCCCATAAGTGACTCGATGAGCTGGCCGATCGTCATACGTGTTGGAATTGCGTGAGGATTAATAATAATATCGGGGCGAATTCCGTCTTTCGTGAATGGCATATCCTTTTCTGGGATAATAAGACCGCAGGTGCCCTTCTGACCGCATCGAGAGCAGAATTTGTCTCCAATCGACGGAAAACGTTCCTCGCGAATTCGGACTTTACCGATGCGAAAACCGGTCTCACCTTCCGTCATAAACGCTTTATCGACGAAACCAAGCTGGCCTTTCTTAGGCATGACCGACATATCGCGCATTTGTCCGCCGTCATTATGAATACTGACCGACCCCATTCCGATGACGACTTTCTTGTCATCCATCTCGGTGTTTTCGCGAATAAGACCGTGTTCATCGAGGTGGCTATAATCGTAACCGGGTTTAATGCCAATTGCGCCTTCTTTTTGGATATTTGCGAAACGGGTGTCGCGCGTTGCTCCACGGACGCTGCTGCTTTCTTCCCGAGCTTCATACATATTGTAATACGTAATACGAAACATTCCGCGCTTCACTGACGCCTCGTTGAAAAGAATTGAGTCTTCTACATTATACCCGTTGAACGACATGATTGCGACAATTGCATTGAATCCGCACGGGTGTTCTTCGTGATTGATGAGGTCGAGGTAGCGGCTCTTTATAATAGGGACTTCACCATTATTGATGACAACGCCCATCTTATCGATACGAACTTGATAGTTGCTGTGGTAGAGAGACGCGGCTTGCTTGGCTTGACCGCATCCGAATACATTACGAGCGACAGGATTATTTTCTGGGAAACAGATTTGGTTGCCCATTACACCCATTAAGAGGGATGGATGGATTTCGACGTGGGTGTATTGCTTGCCGTCGCTGGAAAGGACGCGTGCGCGATGACGATAGCTGTGCCGACTGCGGCGGCGGCGAGCCCGCCTATGCTGACCGCTCTCACTCTCGCTCTCGCTTTCGCTTTCACTCTCGCCGCTGTCGCTATCGTCGCCCTCGCCGCCGCGGTTCTTTTTCTTTTTAACTTCTTCCCCCGAAGCAACCGGTCTCTCGAACTTATGACTCATCGAAATGAGCGTAGATTCGGTCTCCGATGTATCGATGTATTCAATAATTGCCTGGGTTGCCTTCAAGCGTCGGAAATCTTCGATGGTATTCACACGTGCGACATCTTCGCTCACTTGTTGTTTCGCAGCCAACGCCGAAGTATCGTGAGCCCGGCCATACAACTCGTCGATCGTATAATAATTACAGTGCGATGGATTGAATGTCGGGTCGGATTTCGCAGTAAATCCCGTCGTCATCTGTTCCCATGACGCCTTCCCGGCACGTATCATCTCCAGAATTTCGTCCTTGTCATAACTTGGACGGCCTGTATCTTCATCGATGTAAAAAATCGGTCGGCAGAGACGTCCAGCGTCCGTATATACATGGATTTCGTTGTTTTTGATATCCCACTGGCAACTAATATAAATCGGGATAAGCGCATTTCGGCGATGGAGGCGAATCAATCGCATCGTTTCTTCTGGGCGTGTGACTGCGCCTACCCACGTTCCATTGACAAATACCTTCGTGGTATAATAAAGGAACATCCGTGTGCATTCTTCAAGGAGCTGCATTTTCACAACTTCGCGCAACCATTGCATCATCGGATACGCCGAGCACTGATTCGTAACCCGCGTTCCAAATGCGAGATGTTTATGAAACCCAATATTCGCACCATCCGGTGAATCTACCGGGTCGATCATTCCCCACTGTGATCCGTGAAGCATACGAGGTTTGGTCACTTTCGCGCTGCTATCCATCGGCAGGTTGATTTTACGAAGATGCGAGAGAAACGAATTGTATGACAACCGATTCAGGTCTTGGATAACCCCGATTCGTTTCGTGTGGTCGGTCGCACCCCAATTTCCTTTAAATGCTTTCTTGAATCCATTTTCAACGATGCGTTCGCGGAAGAACTCCTGATAGTTCATTTGGATAAGGCCGACGAAATTCTTCTCGTATTTCTTCGGGTCTTTGAAATATTCGCGGTCCATCGAGAGACGGATATGATGTTGTTGAAGCGCATAATATTCCTTGAAGAGGTCAAAAATCAGCGACCCACTCAACTCGATACGCTTGAATTTAAAACTGTCGCGATCGGTGGGTGGGTCGAGTTTGAGAGATACGCGCAGTAATTTATAGACCATATTTCCAAGGAAATACGCCTTCTGGATATAATTCGTCTCACCTACTTGTGGTAAGAAATAGTTCATAAGAATATCATGGACTTGCGGAATCGTCTTTGACTTCGTGAGCGTGGCGATGAATTTGATTGCGCCTTCTTGTGTGAAGACCTTATTGGCGTCATGAATCGACGGGATGAAATGGTCGAGGAGTTCGGCATTTTCATCGAGGTCGAGCAGACAGAATTCTAAAATATCACGGTCGGAGATAACACCCAGCGCACGCATAACGATGAATAAAGGGACAGGCGAACGCACATTCGGGATATTGACGACGATTTGCTTGTTTGTAAGGAGGGTGGTAGGTGCGACGATACGAACCGACAAGGTGCGTTCGGGTTTGGACGCATCCTCGCTTACGGTGCGAATATCGGCGGCATGCGTATATACATTATCCTCGTTGTTTTCGCGGATATAAAGCATATTGTCGGCAAATTTCTCCTGTGAAATAATCGTTTTTTCCTTGCCGTCGATGATGAAATAACCACCGTAGTCGTTTTTACACTCGCCCATATAGAAACGGGCTTTCGGTTCAAGACCATGGAGAATACAGAGATTGGACTGAATCATGATGGGGAATCTACCGAGAAGAATTCTCTCGAGAGTTGCGGTTGTGACTTCGATGCGTCTTCCACTACCACCACCGTCGCTGCCGCCCACCGTATCATCCGGCACCGCAATCTTGAATACAACATCTACGTCATAATGGATGGTGGTTCCATACGTCATATTACGCAACCGGGCTTCATTCGGAAACATATAATGCTCACGGTCATCATCGTAAATAATCGGTTTGCCGAAATAGACTTTATCGCCGTTTTTTCCACCTAAATACAATTCGCAGCGTAGATTGAACTCTTGTGTATCGGGATCCTGCTCTTTTTGAAGAATGATGGGATTTCTCTCGCGAAATATCTTGAAGATTCCTTTGCCGAAGAAATCGTTATATGAATCGATATGATGACGGACCATCATTTGCGGGTCATCGTCAAATAACCGCTGGATAACTTTCCATGGTAATTCGGGGTCAGAATCCATTTTACTAAAAATAACGGCTTCTCTACTATGTATTCGTTATTATTATTTATGTGTGTTACAATAGTAATCGATAATAAATGATAATAAGCAAGCTTACATCGTCGCACGCTTTACTTTCGGGTGCTTCGACGTGAATATGATTTGCGGTGCCTTCGCGTGCCGCGCACTTTTCGTCTGGATGTAGATGTCATTTTTTTATTCTTCCTCCTAAAAACGCGCGACTTGCCTCCTTTTATTTTTCTTGTTTCTTGTAAAGTCGTTTGCTTCATTTGTTCGTTCCATTCGGGGTTGCTTTTAACAGCTTCAAATGCTTGTTGCGGTGTCATTTGGCGCATCCTAATCTTAACTAATAAATCTTGTACTCTTGGATTTTTTAGTGCTTCTTTTAAGCGTTTCATCTTTTCTATTTTTTCGTTTCTTACAGATAATAATACTCTTTCATGGTCTCGTTGTGCGTTTAGAGCTACGTTTTGTCGCAGATTTTCACTACGTTTTTCTTCGGCAATTTCATCATATTTTCTTTTTTCCAGTTCATCATGTAATTTATTTCTTATATTAATCAATCTTTCTACATTGGCAGGGGTTCGTGTTCCTGTAGGACTTCTTTTGTCAGCTGCTATATATAAAGCATCCATTAACAAATCAATTTCTTCATCATCTTTAGGTTCATATGTCTTAATAAATACATCATTATCAAGTAAAACTTCAGGAAGTTCATACTCAGTAAGAATTTTTATTATTTCATTGTCTGGTTCATCTTCTGAATATGGCATTTTTTACTATTATATATCAACAAATTTATTTATCCATCTTCAACCCCGGAAGCTAAACGGGTCAATAATTGCCACACTCGCTTCATTCATTTTATTCGTATTACGGATTTCTGCCGCACCAAACAGAAGTATTGCGAACAATAAAATATAAGGGAAAAGCAGTATAAACCATGCGACATTCGCGTAGCCGCGCGAGCAAATCGCGTTCAAAAACCATGTCCAGAAAACGAGGAAGATGATTTCGACGATGAAAATCGTGGATGTGTTGGCGACATTACAGCTCACGTTGCCGAAACAATATTGATGCGTGTTTTCGAGGTTATCGAACAGCATAACCAACAACGAAATCACAGAAAGAACGAAAAAAATAAACGCGGGGGTGCATAAGGATTGTATCTTAGAAAGGACGCCGTCCATCGTGGTGTGTAGTGTAAGTGTAGGTGTAGTGTAGGTGTAGTGTATATATATTAGTATTCGAATAAATATACACCTAAATTACTTCAATTGAACCGGTTGTGCGATGGGTTGAACTGTGGGGTTCGAGCTTACAAACGCGGTAGAATCGCCTTGTAATGCGTTGGCGACACCCGCAGGGACTTCTGTAATCCCGCGCAACGACGCGTTGGCAGTCTCTGGCAAATATTCGGCCATACCGCCATGCTGTTCGCCGATATATTTGCGATGACGACGACCACGACGCCGACTACGGCCGCCGAACATCCCCTTTTCAACGAGATGGTTGCTGCTTTGTGGAGGTGCCAGCGTGGTGGTGTTCAACGAGTAGTGATTACCGTTGATGGACTGAGGAACTGCCGACGCGCCACCAACGCTACCACCACCGCCGGTGTGTTGAACGTCGCTTGGACCCCATGGCCATCCACCCGTCATACTACCGCCGCCGGATTGACAGCCTTTTTGATGCCATTTGCGTGTGCCGTTCTTTTTCTTGTCCTTGCCAGAACGACGACCGCCGCGACGCGACGACTTCCCGCCATAACAAGAACGACGATTGCTGTTCTTTTTACTACGGCTACGGCTACGGCTACGACTCTTGATTTTTGTCATGCTTATTATTATAATAAATAGAAAAATAATAAACTATAATTAAGATGAAGATTTAAAGTAAGTATCAAAATTGTTTTGTGATAATTGACCAATAGTTGTTTCTCATTGTGCAAAACTATTTATTTGTGTGTCATCAAGCCGAGCATTCTCATTAAAAATTTTTTGTGCTATTTCTTTTGCTTGAGAATCAACACTAGATTTATTAAAATTATTCTTTATCATAAATTCATGAAAAAAATATCCTCGTCCTCATCCATATCATTATCGTTGTCGTTGTCCTTTCTGTGACACGGCGACTAAATTATATCCACATGGGTAAGCATATGACGGCGACAGCACATTTTTGTAAGTCCAAGAGAATCCATGACTTCGCCTTCCGGCGTCTTGTCGATATATTCCGCGGTGAGGTAAATGACTTTATCAACGTCTAAATCCCGCGAAAGCTTGATTTTACGCACTTCGGCTAAATAATACCGGTATTTGTCGGCGAGGACCTTTCCGCAGGTGAAGCATTTAACGGGGATGATCATAGCGAAGCGAAGTGTAACGGAGTAGCGAAGAGTAACGAAGCGGAGTAACAAAGCGGAGCGGAGTAGCGTAGCGTAGTATTGATATATGAATACATATTGTTTTTATATATCAATTTATTCGGGTCGTTTGACTGTCCTTGACCGGGACCTCGACCGTGAGCGAGGCGTACGTGCCGGCGTCTGCGTATTCGGAATCAGGTAACCACCTTTCTGGGTTTTATTTTTTTTATTCGCAGGTCTCGTTCTGGTTCTGGTTCTGGATTTAGTTCTTCGGTGGTTCATCGCCATCTCTATTATACAATACCCACATATTTTACGCCCGAACCGACCCCTTTTTCATACACCCTCTTCCACCGACACATTGTCCTAAATAATAGTAATAGTCGATATCGCGGTTGTTGTTATTCGCGTCTTTGATATCAAACGGCCTCTTCGCATTTCCAGACACACATTTTCCGGGCACAACCGCCTCAGCTGGCTTGCCGCCACGACCGCCATCATTCGCAAATTCAGCATTCGCTTGTGCTGTATTCATAACAACTGTGGGATCATTATCACCTTCAAACCCGTTGTATTTCGCCCATCCGCAGCAGCATTTTGTCCCGCACATCTTTTTCGTGGTGATCGAATTACAAGCTCGTTCTAACTCCGCAGGCGATTTATTATGCATCACACAAAACGAATCCGAGCACGATGTTTGAATTTTATCCAACTGGGATTCCGTATAAGGTGTGCCGAAAGCCTCTTTCATTTCATTACGCATACTTATGAGGGGTGCGGTCCATGCGACATCAGTCGGTAATACGCGCGCACCGATGCCGCCGCTACTTCCACCTCCGATTCCAGTATTTGGTTCAATAAATACCTTCCGTTCAACCAATTCTTGCGCTGCTGCCGGTCCTTTATTCCCACCTTCCGCCGCCGCTAAATCAATATACAATATTCCACCTAGTAAAATAAAAACGACAACCATAATCGCGCCGATGTTTTTGAAAAAGGACTCGCCTAAACTGGTTCCTTTGAACGCTCTTACGCCGCTGTCGGCAGTTGATGATAAAAAACCACCTACGGTGTTGGCACCAGATGCCCCGGCTTCTTTGATTGAGGATAGTGCGTTTGTAACTCGGTCCATTTCCGTTGATGTATTATTCGATATTTTCAACTATACGTTACATTATAGCTAGATTATTCTTTCTTCGCCACTATCCGCACCCCCTTCCCCGTCTTCACCTTGACGTGTTCCACCCCCGTCGTATGAATCTCTCGATGACAGTCCTCGCACACTGTCGCCAAGTTGGCCGGATGGTTCTTATGAATATGACCGATGAAGTCATTCGAATCAGCACTTTCTTGATGTTGAAGATGATGAACCTCCGTCCCTTTTTTCTCTCGACACAGTTCGCATAAACGCCGCAACTTCGCCGCATTATACCGAGACGGCACAGCGTCATCCAATATACTCGCCGTTGGGGTTTTCGTGCTTACCCCGCGATACTTCACACGAATCGTATTCGCATTTTCCAAGAAATCGTCAGGGAGATGAAGCGACTTACACACTTCCAGACCATACATGCTTTCGCCCGCACCATCTTGAAGCTTCCGATCATACACAAGCGTGTCGCGTGACTTATCGTAGAATACGCGCATATGTGCCAAACGCAGCCGCGGGGCCATCTCTCGAATCTCCGAATACCCCGCGATTTCATGAAGGTGGGTCGCGAAAATGAAAGAAGCGCCGGCGCGGTAAAGGTGCTGTAAGCCGGCGACAAAGATACTAATCGCTGAATCCATTTCGGTTCCAGAGCATAATTCATCGCCGAGGACGAGCGTGTTTCGGTCGGCCATCCGCAAAATCACGCGAAGCTCCGACATTTCAACGACGAACGTCGAGAGACCTTTGAATAAATTATCGTTGCCTAGGATGCGTGTCATGATTGCGCGGTAAGGGCGATAGACGAACCCGCTGGCCGGGACGTAAAAACCGGCTTGTGCCATAATGACGGCGACGCCGATTGCGCGGATGAGACTGGTTTTCCCGACCGCGTTGGTTCCATAGAGAAGCATTCCATCTCCGCCGAGAGATACGTCGTTGGTGACATAGCATTCATCTTCGTTGATTCTCTCGATAAGACAGTGACGAAGCCCGGTTGCGCGGACGAATGACGACGACGCCTCCGCCCCCGCCTCTACGGCCTCCGCCTCCGCAATCACCGGCCGGCAATAATTATATTTTCGTGCGACGTAACACCTGTTCTGTATCATATCCACCGCACTCACAAACGATATCATATTCTCGAAATCATGGTAATATTCATGAAGAGACCCAATAAATTGCTGATACAATACCGCGACCATATCCGATATTTTCACCCGTAATGATACCACCGCCGCGCATAATTCATAGATTTGCGGGCTATGAATTGTATTGTTGCTTCCGGATGCCGCGGGGCATGTAATACTCCCCGTGTCGAATAATAAGGTGCGGTTTGTTTCCTTATCTACTACAATCGTAATCACTTTTCCGCCGACGGGAAGTTTCTTAATGCGGTCTTCCAAGATTTTCGTGCGTCGTTTGGTTGCTTGAAGAGAGATGCCCATCTTATCGGTTTCGTGGATTTTCACGTAATCGGCCGCCCCCGCGCTCGCACCCGCCGCGGATTTCTGTTCGCCAGCCAGAATCATCTCGTTTAAAACCCTTTGAACCTCGTCGAGAGATTTCTGAGTGTATCGGTATTCATCCGTGAGTTTATCCAATTCCGCGGATATTCCGCGTTGAATGATATTCGTATCAAACTGAGTATCGGTGATATCACGACACAAATCGATGTTCAACGTCTTTTCAAACATGTCCAATAGAAGGGTGCTTTTTCCGACAACGTCGTCGCGAATTCCCCATCTCTCGGAAAGGTGTTCCAGAATCGTAGAATCTCTCAAACACATCGAATACAATTCGCGAATATGGCGCAGATTATGGAAAAGATGAAACGTATGGAATGGCGCAATCTTGCGTAAAATAATATGACGATGAAGTTTCTCGATATCCTTCATGAACGCTAATTTCTCTCGGAATACCGTATGAGAAAGGCTGCCACCGCCCGTAAGCAACAGCATGTATTCGGTGATTGCGTAGTCTTGTTCCAATCGTGTTTCATCAAATACAGGATGAAGAAGAGCATACTTGTAAGCACGCGAACCCATCGGAGTGACTGTATGATTGAGGAGCGAGAGAACCGAACTAAGCCGCGCACCGACGCCGCTACCGCCGCTACCGCCACCGCCAGCATTCCCATCATCGATAATATTCAATTGACGGAGAGAATGATTTGCGAGAACCAATCTCTCGGACATGTTTTCGAAAACAGGCTCTTGAATCTTAGAAACCAGACTTGGATTATGTTCGTAGATGAAGTTCAGAAGATAAACAAGAGATTGGGTGGCGATGGTATAATTCATAAACGATTGTTCGAGAGATTTGGATCGTCCGTCAGGATAAAATGTATTCAATACTTCCATTTGGTAGATTTGTTTCGTGCATCTCTCGGCTTTCACCGTGCCTGCCGTCGCACCCGCCGTCGCGCCCCCCGTCGTCGATACCCGATGAATAACCTTCGCCTGTATATTTGTATAATGAATAATGTCTTCGACTTCTCTCGTCGAGAGATTGGAAATAAGAATAACCTCAGACGGCATATAAGATGAAACAAATCTCTCGACTTCATCATATGTGGTCGGGTTATGCGAGTCCTTATTCTCCGTCTCGAATATCGTAGCACGTCCCGTATAAATATCGATATTTGTCATTCCCATAATGACCATCCGAGAGATTTTCTCGACCCAGATACATGCGATATTATTTGATAAGGTGCTGGAGCCAACACCGCCACCGCACCCCTGCGCGACATCCGTCGAAAAATACGTTCCAGGCGAATAAATACCTTGGAGCGACCGAACCGGCGGGTTTTTTATACCATCTTGAACATACACCACCGCAGTATATCCAGCGTCTTGTAATTTCTTCAAATACTTATCCAGTCCATAATCACGGAATCCGGCCATCACGAATCCAGGTGTTTTATTCGCCTTCGCTAATTCGCAAATGAAGCAGAAATCATCGATACGGCTTCCAGAACACGTGACGGTGCCCGTGTCGGCATCGGCCGCGGCCGGAGTAATTATTTGTCCATAGACCTCGAAGAATGCGCCGACTTGAAGAAGAACCACCGTTCGTTCGCCATATTCCGCAGTATATTTTTGAGTGAGCGTAAAATATTCTTTAATAAGTGCCATCGCGCACAAAGAAATGATTATGAATGATTATGAATTATTAAAAAATGAATGAATCGTTATATATATCTCGCGTTATGCCTTTATTATACATTCATAACCCGCGTAATCTCCGCACGACATATCGGGCACTCATTTTTCGACATCTTCGAATAACACTCGGAACAGCACACTTTATGCTCGCAGGGTGAGAAACGCGCATTTACGAGATAGCGAACGCATAATATACACCTTTGGTCCGTGTCCGTGTCCGCGTCCGTGTCCGCAATTTCTTTCAACGGCGATAAATGTGCCACCGAGAGAAGGTTCGGCGATGCCGACGGAATGGACGGAAGTTCAGGCGGATAATTTACAATCATACCTGGATCCATCGTGAGACGCGTATAATATCCAAGATAACCGATTCGCGCAAATTGACTATCACAGATACGGATGCGTGTTCGCATAGTGTCATTTCTCTCGTAATACACGCTATTGTTATCATTTCGAGAGATATTGAACACGATATTGGGTGGAACGTTGGCAACATCGATTGTCACCATTTGATTCGCGAGCATATGAATATCATTTTCATAGACAAATCGATACGTGCCTCGTGTCATATATGACTTTTTCACCATTCGATTTCGGTCATACACATAATCGCGATACGCCCATATTTGGTACGACCGCGCAGCAACCCAATTCGGGTCGTTTGGAGGATGGTCAGTTAGAAAGACATAAATGTCGTTGATGTCGATGATGGGAATGCTCACATGATTATTTTCCATGATTTCATGGACTTCTGATGTGATGTGTTGAAGATTGATATTCAGCTCTGGAAAACGTTCCACACACGCATCACTTCGTCGCACAATATAGGTTGGTGAATAAGGGTCGTTGTCTGAACGATATACAATCCATTCATCTGAGACATACGGTTTTTCTCGAAAATGAAGATGTTCCGGATCTTCTTTATAATTGACATATGCGTCACGCATGCTGGGTGTGAGAAACTGAGGGGATGCGCTCCATGTATCGGTTCCAGGGAGTCGGATGGTTATGTTCATTATAATGCTTAGTTATAACTTATTACTTATTGCTTTTATTATGTATCATTATCGGTTTATATTTGTTAGACACATAACAGCTTAAATATATATGATGAATACAGAACAACAAATGTCAGGAGGTAGTGCCGCCGCTTCCGCAAAAAATGCTCGAAACAGCATGATTACACTTGATGTCCGTATCTCGTGTGATACATTCTGGGAATATTCATTCAATATCCCGATTCGTATTGATGACTATTATCATCCGAATATGCATAACATAAATAACATAAATAAATCAAATAGTGATGATAGAAGAAGTGGGTCGTGTGAAATTGGTAATATTGGACGAAGCGACTCCTATTTTCTTCATTTGGAGGAATACTTGGTCGATTATGTGATTCAACATATTTATGATGACTTGAACCGAACAAACCGAGCACGTGATATTCCGATACTATTGAAGAAGGCGAGAAAATTTCATATACACGGCCGAACGATAGAAGATTTATTATTTCCAGCGAATAGCACAAACGATCATATGAGAGAAAATATAGTATATATTTGTACTCATTGCTAATGAAATGAAATGGAATAAAATGGAATGGAATCGCGAGAGGCAGCGTAGCGTGTCATTCATTACTACCCCCCGACATAAAATTATGTAACATTACACTGTCGTTCGTATTTTTTACATCGCCTGTCAATATTGCGTCTTCATACATACGGCGAAGAACATCAGGTGGAGCATTCGAACCAATCTTTAATAGATGATGGTCGTATAAGTATTTTCGGATTTCACCTATGGTTTTCTGCCGTAGTGTTAAATGCTGACTTTGAATATGTCGCTGTGTCTGTTTATTTTTTAATAACACACCGACTACATCATCATGCTTACCGATACGGTAACGTTTTTTATGCGTTTTGCGGATTTTTACACGCATGCCAGCGATTTGTGAAGGGTCAATACCGCCACTCCCGCCGCCACCATCCCCCCCGTGTGTCTTGATATCAGTGTTGGTTGTTAAATCTTCCCCTCCGCTCATCGCACCGCCACTCCCTCCGCTCATCACACCACCGTCGTTGGGGGGCGGAACCCCCGGCGGAACCCCCACTCCAAGAATTTTACTCGCCCATTCTCGAAATGTCGGTTTTTTCCCATTTTTTAAACAACCATGAGGGGGTTCATCTTTTATAAAAATAGAAGGCATAAAGTCTTCTGGTTTTTGTGGAATATGAAACGGAGCATCGGAAGCGGTAGAACCATTAGAAGAATCCTTTTCAGGAGTCGGATAAGGAGCAGAAGCAACCGTATTATTATACATCTCGGCTAATTCTGTTATATTCGGCGCAGGTGAAGGTGGAGGAGGAGGAGGTGGAGGAGGAGGTGGAGGTAGATTTTCTGGTAAAGATAAAACAGACGATAACGTCGATACATCCGGTGAAAAAGGGGTTGGTATCGGCATCGGCATCGGCCCGATCGAAATACTCGGCGTCGGCACAGATGAATGCTGCTGCTGCTCTGGAACAAGCATCGGAACTACCGGTAATCCAAGCAATCCTGTATTTGTTACAATCTCACCATGATGTAATGTTTCAGCAACTTTATTCAGAATTTGAGATTCTGGTGTAGTATTCGCATTCGAACTCGATGATGATGCTGCTGACGATGGTCTGTGTTTTTGTGTCATCTGACGTCGTTTCATCGCCAATTTACGAAGAAAATCAATTGATTGTGAAAAGTTATCAGAACCGCCACCACCGCTCATAGACTCGGCCTGTGTCGCCGGCGCGGGCGCGGGCGCGGACTCGGACGCGGACGCGGATTCTTCTCTCGAACGTTCGCGTGTGCGTTGATGTTGTTTGATTCTCTCGAGCAACGTTCGTTTAAGAGTGCTAGGTTGAACAATCGAGCTTGGTCGTATTTTATGTCGTCCGCTTCCATCACCGTTGGAACGTCGTACAGACTTTCGTTTTGAAGTACTTCCTCCTCCCAATAACGAATTCGAATCTATCGTTATACTTTTTTTTTCACTCATCGCGTGCGCGCTTCGTCTTATATATATCTTATAAGATACTACTAACTTATAACATATTACGAGTATATATTTACAAATATAACGTTTTCATATACGGCCCGCCACCGTTTTTCTCTTTTCTTTCACTTACTTCCGGATTTTCAATAAATAATTTGAATCCATTCTCTAAATCCGCGAATGTCACTATTTTTTTTTCGCACATCGGCAGACAGAACACACGACGACTATGCGCGATTTTCGTTTTTGTGAATAATGTTTCCATATCTCGACCATATGTCGTGAAATAATCCATCTTCAAAGCAAACCATGACTCAGAAACAACGTCGCGTTCGCTGTCGCCGCCGTCGGCCGGGTTTGCGATCGTCCAGCCATAATCACGAACTTGCTTCTCATAAATCGCTTTTAATTCGCAAGGTTTGTATGCGTCTAATTTGAACCGCCATGTAAATCGCGAATTTAGTCCTTCATTTAAACTGAAAAAACAATCGTTGAGCTCTTTTTCATAACCAGCAATAATCACCATCCAATTATGCTTATGCTCACTCAACGCCTCACATAGCGTATCCACGCATTCTTTCGCAAAACTGTCGCGTTTTTCGGAATTGCCGAGAGAATAAGCTTCATCGATGAACAATACTCCGCCCAGCGACGCCTTAATCATATCTTTGGTTTTGATTGCGGTTTGCCCTAAATACCCAGCAACAAGGTCATTACGGCTCACCTTTTTGAAGATTTTCTTGTTCAATATACCGAGATTACTGAATATCCGGCCAATAATTTTCGCCACCTCTGTTTTACCTGAACCGGGCGGACCATATATGACTGTATGCATGAAATCGCCTTTTGTCGGTAAGGCGAAATCATCGATTCCAATAGCACTAGAATTTGCCCATGGATTCTTTTTAAGATTCATCGGAAATATAGACGCGGCACCAGTTCCTGTGCCAGGAAAAGCAAACGGAAATGCCGATGCCGATGCCGATGCCGATGCCGATGCCGATGCCGGAATAAACGGATTAGCAAACGGATTCAATTGTTTTGGTTCTTCTGAAACTTTTTCCTCGCTAACAGCCTCTTTCTTTTCTGTCTTCTTCACATCTGGAATATGAAGCTCCTGTAAATAATAGAGAATCTGATCTACAATCGTTCGTTTAATCGTCAGCATTCCAACCATATTTGATAAATCACTTAACGGCTCACGTATCGCGTGGATTGCCGACATGTTAATATTGTATTTTTTGTCATCCGCTAATGGATATTTATCACATAACGCGATCAGGTCATCAATATGCTCTATTTTTTCACGTATCTCGATGAATACCGGTTCTTTTATAGCCACAGGGGGAGGAGGAGGAGGAACCGCTGTCACGGGCGGATCTTTCGTTTCCGCGTTTGAATCTACGATTTTCATAGGAAATAATAAGGTTGGTATTAGAGATGCGTTTGAAAAAAGTGATGCTGCTGGATTGGACGGGATAAACGGATTAAATGTCATATTCATAAATGGATTCGTAGTTGAAGTCGAACGAACTGGTTCTTTTCCATTTTCTGCGGCATCGTTAGTGTCGGTTCCACGAACTTTTTCTTGTGTCAGTGTAAAGTTGTATATACCTTTGTCGTCAATATAGGAATAAGGTGTTTGGGTTTTATGAAAAAACTCGTGTAGTTGTTGTTCCATCTTACTAACTTGTTTTTCATTTTCTTCTCGTTCTTTTTCGTATTGGTTTAATAGCTCTTGGCGTATATCGCGTGGAACCGAAGATGGAACCGAAGGCGTTTTTGAATGATTCGGTTTTTTATTTGGGTTAGAATAATACCAACGTCTCTTTTTTCCACGTGGTCCTTCATTACTGTTATTGTTATGGTTACTTTTATTGTTATTGTTACTGGGCTGTGACATCACGACGTATATGTTATCGTCTTTGTCGTGTCGGTGTAATAAAATAAACAAAAACGGTTTATATCGGTTTGTGTGTGTGTGTGTTACACTGACACCCGAATTATTATTTGAAAACAACATAAAAATAAATTGAAAATACATTATAGCTTACCCCGATATATATCAATCAGGGTAAATTCAAAACATTATTGTTATTCCAAATGCCGAAACTTATTCGTAAGCCCAAACAGCCTGTTGCGGTCGATGCCGCTGCTACCGCTGCGTCTGCTACGGAACCAGAGAAGGAATCAACCCAAGCCAATAACAATAATGAAGACCACCAACCAAAATATGAAGAACTCAATCCACGATACGCCGCAGCAAACGACTACGACAACTACGACGCACCGGTCTCAGCGTCACTCCAAGAGAAAATACGAGCGAGAATCGGAACATATATCGAAGAACCTTGGACGATTATCGGTTCCTATTTCGAAGGCAAGCATCTCGAACAACTGGTCCGTCATCAAATCGAGTCGTATAACGACATGATAAATGTTCAATTGAAACGAACCGTTGATATGTTCAATCCAGTTAAAATCGCATCAGAACAAGACTATAACAAAACAACCCACAAATATCACCTGGAAGTGGAAGTGACTTTCACAAATTTGTATCTGTCGCGTCCGCAGATTCATGAAAATACAGGTGCGACCAAAATACTCTTTCCACAAGAAGCCCGCCTACGTAATTTCACATACGCGTCGATGATGACACTCGATATGAACGTGAAATATATCGTTCGCGGTTCGGGTTCGGGCGGCACAGACGCCACAGCGGCGACAGAAGAACCTGTCAGTATTCATCACAAAGTCTTCCCAAAAATCCAAATCGGAAAGATGCCAATTATGTTGAAATCCTGTATTTGTGTCCTCACGCAACACAATCACCTCGACCATAATGTCACAGGAGAATGCCCCTATGACGCAGGTGGCTACTTTATTATCAACGGAAGTGAAAAGACGGTGCTTGGTCAGGAACGCGCCGCCGAAAACAAGGTTCTCTGTTACAACGTCGCAAAAAACAATAACAAATGGCGGTATATTGCCGAGATTAAATCGATACCTGATTCCAAGTGTATTTCTCCCAAACAAATCAACATGATGGTCGTCGCAAAACAGAACGGATTTGGGCACCCCCTCGTGATTCAAATTCCGAGAATGAAGCAGCCAATCCCTTTGTTCATCGTGTTTCGCTCACTTGGTGTATTATCTGACCGCGAAATATGCGAATACATCGTATATAATATCAACGCCGACGGTGCTGCCGACCACGATGGTGCTGCCGACGGGTCGGCTGTCGCAAAAAAACTACTGGAAGCACTTCAAGCATCCATCATCGATGCCAACGGAATCATGACGCAAGAAGACGCAATACGGTATTTTACATCACAGGTCATCTTTACTCCTATCAACATGGATAAGGAAAGCGGGGCCGCGAAGAAGCGCGAATTCGCACAAGAAGTCCTTCACAACGACCTTTTCCCTCACTGTAATACTGCGAAACAAAGGATCTTCTTCCTCGGGTACATGGCGCATAAATTACTGTGCGCATTCTTCGAAATCAACAAACAGGACGACCGTGATTCGTATTTGAACAAGCGCGTAGATCTCACCGGCCCGCTTCTCAACAACCTCTTTCGCAACTACTTCAACAAACTCGTGAAAGATATGTCGAAGCAGGTTGTACGCGAAATCAATACTGGTTCATGGCGTTCAACCGAAGACTACCTCAGCATCATCAACGATACAAATATGTATAAGATCATCAAATCCACAACGATTGAGAATGGGCTTAAACGTGCGTTATCCACCGGTGATTTCGGCATCAAGAGCATGACAAGCAACAAGGTTGGCGTCGCTCAGGTGTTGAACCGTCTTACGTATTCGTCGAGTTTGAGTCATCTTCGCCGTTTGAATACCCCCATCGACAAGAGCGGCAAGCTCGTTCCCCCGCGTAAGTTACACAATACATCATGGGGATTTCTTTGCCCAGCAGAGACGCCAGAAGGTGGCAGTATTGGTGTCGTCAAAAACATCAGCTATCTTAGTCATGTCACGATTCACAGCAATCCTGCGTCACTTCACGCGTATATCGATGAGTATATCGAACGCGTTGAAACCCTGACACCGCAACAAACATTTCGTGAAGTGAAGGTATTTGTGAATGGAATATGGGTGGGGATTACACGCGACCCGATGCGACTTTACCGTGAATTCAAATTGAAGAAATGGCGTGGTATCATCAACATTTACACGTCGGTTGTGTTTGATTATCCGAATGCGGAAATCCGGATTTGTAATGATGCTGGGCGAATGATGCGGCCGTTATTGCTCGTGAATCCAGATACGAACGAACTCTATATTACGCGTGATATGATACAGAGGGTTGCGGCTCACGAGATTGGATGGGATGACTTATTGACGCATATTGCGAGCTGTGGTAGTGAGCACAGCAGTAGCGGCGGCGACTCTCACGGCGTCATCGAGTATATCGATCCAGATGAACAGGCTTTTAGTATGATTGCGATGCGCCCGCATCATTTATATCGGAATGAAATGGATACCGCGAATCCGTATATGTTCAAGTATTCACACTGCGAGATTCATCCGAGCATGATTTTCGGGATTTTGGCGTCGTGTATTCCGTTTCCAGAGCACAACCAGGCGCCTAGGAATACGTATCAGTGCGCCATGGGCAAGCAAGCCATCGGCATCTACGTCACAAATTATCATCGCCGCATGGACAAGACCGCATATGTCCTCACATACCCCCACCGCCCTCTCGTGGATACTCGTCTCATGCAGATGATTCAACTCGCGGAAATCCCCTCCGGTGCGCCACTCATGGTCGCCATCATGTCCTATACTGGCTACAATCAGGAAGATTCGGTTCTCGTGAATCAAGGTGCCATCGACCGCGGCATGTTCTCTGCGACCATCTACCATACCGAAAAGGACGAGGACAAGAAAATCAACGGTGACGAGGAAATCCGGTGCCATCCCGATGCGTCGAAAACGAAAGGTATGAAGTTCGGGAATTACGACAAACTGAATCAACGCGGTGTCATGCCGGCGAATACCTTCATCGAGAACCGCGACATCATTATGGGCAAGGTGATTCCAATCAAAGACAATCGAAATGACCCCACCAAACTCATAAAATATGAGGACATCAGTCGCGTATATCATACATCAGAGGAATGTTATGTGGATAAGAGCTATATTGACAGCAACGGTGAAGGATACTGCTTCTGTAAGGTTCGTGTCCGCGCATTTCGCAAACCTGTCATCGGCGACAAGGTATCAAGTCGTATGGGACAGAAAGGCACAATCGGCAATATTATTCCGGAGCGAGATATGCCATTCACAAAAGACGGGATTCGTCCGGATATTATTATCAATCCACATGCGATTCCGTCGCGTATGACGATTGGCCAACTGAAAGAGACGCTCCTCGGGAAAGTTCTCGTGAATTTAGGGCTGTTTGGCGATGGAACATCATTCGGTGAGTATGACATCAAGGATATTAGTAAGGAACTTCTGAAGGTGGGATTTGAAATGAATGGCAACGAACTTCTTTACAACGGTCTTACTGGCGAACAAATCAAATCGGATATCTTTATCGGACCGGTCTTTTACCAAAGGCTGAAACATATGGTGAATGACAAGCAGCATAGTCGATCGATTGGACCGATGGTGAATTTCACACATCAACCGGCGGAAGGACGTAGTCGTGATGGTGGCTTACGTTTTGGAGAGATGGAGCGGGATGCGATGGTTGGACACGGTGCTTCGCGATTTACCAAGGGGCGTATGTATGACTGCTCCGACAAATACGAGGTTCATGTGTGTCGGAAATGCGGGATTATCGCGTCGTATAATGAAGAACGGAGTATCCACTTTTGTAAGACGTGTGACAATCGCTCGGACTTTGCGTTGGTTCAGATACCATATGCGTGTAAGTTGCTCTTTCAAGAGCTGGCGACGATGAATGTGGCGCCGAGGATTATGACGTAGCTTGTTCAACCCCTGTCCTATGCTATGCTATGCTATGCTATGCTATAATTTAGGACATACCTATAATATAATAACATTTTTATCTATTCTATTCATATCAAAGAAAATTTGAATACCATGGAATTTTCATCGTCATCGAGCCCGGCTTTGTCATTCGCCGATTCCCCCGACACAAAGGTCGCACCTATCGTCATCGCCGGCGCTTCTTTCGTCGGTAGAACAATCGCAGGTGGAGTTATCGGTGGTGCCGCATCATGGGGTGTCAATCGTGTGCTTGACAATCGTTTTCCCGCCAAAAAGTAAAGACATAAACTAGAAAGTTTTATATATTTTATAACTTATAATATATAATACAATCACATGAATTTTACTTTAGGAGGCGGTGTCAAAGGAATTTCTCCTCATCCTGTTTCAAATGGAACGCTCAAAGGTAGTTCGGAATTAGAGATGATGCGTTTTACGCTTCGAAAGGCGTGGAACGGAGCAGCCGCCGGTGAAAAATTGGGCGGTCGTGTGCCTGCTGCTACTCCTTTCCGTGTCGTGAATAACGCCGGCGATTATCTTTCTCGTCAATACTATACTTCTGGCGGCTCAAATCAGGTGACATCCGCAAGGCAGAGTATCACTTCGGGTTGGCGCGGATTGGCCGGCGGTGTTCATGTTCAGAACGACGGCACTGGTGTTCCTTCCGCTACTTGTAACACGAAATTCGTCTATGACGGTTCTGATTACACGAGGTTTCGCAAGCAGATGGCGATGAATCGCAACTACAACGATGCCGGGTTTGGTGGGGCAAATAATGCCGCACAGTCGGCAATCCGCGCGATTCGCAGATAGATGTAGATGTAGACGTAGTATAATAACATCGCGTGAATTACACCCCGATGATATTATAACAAATTACTGAAATTTAGGCGGAACAACATATCCTTGTGCCCTCGCGCGTGATAGTGCCTCGCGGACATCATTTACATTCGGCGCTTTATATTGAATATTTTCTGTTTCCTTCACGCGCATCGAGCTCTTTCCAATCGCCTGTAATTTAAGCCGTTCCATCCGTGACGACGCGTCATGGCGATTGTAGATGAGTTTTTGTTTGGTTATATCCGCGGCGGCAGCTGTATCGGTGATGCGCGGGTAGTGTGTGCGCATATATGCTGCGCGATTGCTAGAAAAGGTGGAGTCGTCGGCAGATGGGTAGAACTTTTTCGGCATCACGCCGGTTTGTAATGTCAGGACAGGCATCATCGCCTTGTAGGTTAAGCCGAGACGACGAGTATATAGTATCATTTGCACTAATCCACCGCTTACAGTAGAAAGTGCGACACCTTTGTTGTTTGCTGTATTTTGCCATGTGCTCACATTCGGGTCGGCGTATGTTATAACAGTCGTACCATTTATCATAACTGTCCATGTGTTGGCGGCGTTCTTGTTATAAATCACTCGAACAGGATACCATGTATTTTCACCGGTTCCTCTTGGTCCGGGTGCGGTAGTGCTTTTTAGGACAGCAACCCCGCTTGTATTTAATATATAGACACCTTGCCCTGATAATCCGTTATTCGTATAACCGTCCAAGAAATTAAAAAAAATTGACAGCGTCATCGTGCTTCCAAACCGGATTTGGTAGTTATCGCCGCCAACTCCTAAGGTTGCTGTCCAAAATATCTCGGTATTGAACTCGAAAGAATTAAGTTCTGGATTGATTAAAAAATCGGCGTAGGATATTGCTCCTGTGCTGCTTGTTTCTCCATTAATAAGCCGAAGTTGAACATTCGGGTCAGTTCCGGTAAATGGTTGCGCTGCCGCCGTTCCGCTTTTGGTGACTTTGTTATACCAATTCGTTGCATTTAGACTTTCAAATGTTTTTTCGATTCGCGCCATCTTATTTTGTAAAGATTATTGTGATGGATACTATTATTTATTGTATAGATAATAGTCCTAAATGAATGATTCCGTTCCGTTCCGTTCCGTTCCGTTCCGTTCCGTTCTGTTCCCTCCAATTTAGGAATAAACTTTTTTATTTAATTATTGTATAATAAAAATTTTATAAATGCTGAACAAGTATCTGGTTGAGTTCCTTGGAAGCGTGTTCTTCCTCTATGTCATCATCGCCACCGGCAACGCTATCGCGATCGGTGCTGCGTTGGCCATCGCTATCATGCTCGGTGGTCACATTTCCGGCGGCCACTTCAACTCCGCAGTTACTGTCATGATGGCAGCTGCTGGAAAGATTCCGATGTCCGATGTGGTACCTTACATCCTTGCCCAGATCGCTGGTGGTCTTGTCGCTCTTGAGCTCCACAAGCGCATCAAGTTTTAAGCGTTGTTAGCTCGTTCGCTCACTGACTCGTCGTCGCACAAGTAGTGCGGTAGTATTTAGTTTGTAATCTGATACAATATTATATCATATTATATCAGAACCGAAGCGTGTATCATGACAAGTATATCTAGCATAACGCAAAAGTATGCGAAACAGCAGCAGCAGCAAAAACAACAAACGCAAAAAGGAGGGGCATTATTTGATTTTTTGAAACCAGACCAACCGGCTCCTGCTCCTGCTCCTACTTCTGCTCCATCAGTAGTTCCTCCTCCTAAACCAGAGGAAGAAAAAGAACAAGAACAAGAAAAAGAAGATAAAAGTATTATTGATACAATTAAGGAAAAGTTAAGTTTCAATTCTGATTCGGATGAAACTGCTGCTGCGCCCGCGCCCGCAGATGCTTCGGAAGCGGATTCTTCTTCTCCAGCAGAACCTACACCAGCAGCTACCGCTCCTGCTCCTGCTAAGGCGAAAGAAGATAAACCCGGAATTCTTAGCGGCTTATTCGGTCTAGGCGCATCAAAGAATGACGCAAGTGAAGAGAGCGAGAGCGAGGCAAGCGAGGAAGCGAACGATAACGAATCAGCAAACGATAGTGAGGACACAAGTGAGGCAAGTGATGATAATAGCAGTGATTTTGAAATGGTCGCGCAAAAAATGAATTCACTTCGCGAAAAGTATGACAAACTTAAAGCCGACCATGCTGCTTTGAAGACTAAGATGGAAACACAAAAGGCCGAAGAGAAAAAGTTAGATGACAGCAAAGTTACGACATTAATTGCCGCATTTACAGCATCTCAGGGAGCCTTAACTGTTTTTAAAGAAGCACTTGTCGAACATTTGAAAAATAATAACTATCCGCTTGATGGTATTGAGTTTGATTCGAATCAAACTACACAACCCGCGCCCGAACCCGCACCCGCGCCAGCACCCGAACTCGCGCCCGAACCCGCACCCGCGCCAGCACCCGAACCCGAACCCGAACCTGCGCCCGAACCCGCTCAGGAACCCGAACCTTCCGCAGAGACACAAGAAGAACCAACGAATGAGAACGAACTCGTTTCTGAATCATCGGAGTCTGAATCAGAACCCGAACCCGAATCCGAAAATGGGTCTATTCCAGTACCGCCGCCTGTACTTAAACTTCAAAGTAATGAAATGCCTATATCATCTCCTTTACCGGAGGTTCCTGTGAATAATGAACCAGCGACAGTAGCAGGCACTCCACCACCAGCAGCATCCACCGAAACGATTAACGGCGGACGCAGCCATTATGTTCATTCTTCCAACAAAAAGGCATCCACGCATCGCCACCACCAACGCCGTAAGCGTCATCAAACATTACGTAACTACAAGAAATGAACACTACTTTCGCTTTTTATACAGGATTCGATAGAATAGATATAATAAAACGGCCGTAACACCGTAATAATATACTTGCGACATCATATCTCCTCGAATCGTTGATAAATCGTCTTCGTTGGAGTCGGCTTGTTCCATTAAAGATGAAAGTCGGGAAACAAGGTCATCATAAAATGACCCGATGTCTGTCATGCTACTTGATTTTTCCGACGACGACGATGACGTTTCTGGTGTCATGGTGGTCGAAATTGATTTTTTATAAAATGATGCGGCGTTTTGGTGATGTTGTTGAATGACCTCGCGAGCATTCACCTCGCTGCCTGCGCCCGCGCCCGTAAGTGCGGCGTCTTTTTGAAACGTATCAAACGACAATTCTGTCATCGAGGATGATTTCGTAATATTATAACTCAAAGGACTACGATGTGATGTTTGATAAGCGACTCCGGATGAACCTGCTAAACTTCCATATATATCACTCTGTTTTTCTTTTTCGTCGCTGTGCACGGTCCCGTCGGCGTCGGCATCGCCGCCCTTGACATTCAACGTATGAAACCCATCTCGTGCGCCTTGACATGATTTTCCAGACGCAGGATTATAACCACTCGGAAAGCTACATGGATTCAGTTGTGCCATATCAATCATCGCAATGTAACGGGTCTCGCTACCTTTCGCGTTATTATTATCTACTGTTTGGAGTGTGACTTGCGCACAATCTGGATAAGTGCCTGCCGTAAATCCATTAAACAACTGGACAGGATTTAATGCGCCTAGATTACCAAGAGCACCTGGAATAAGACCTCGAAGTGATTTGAATCCGCGTCCATCCGCACCGCTCGAAATAAATGGAATCGACCCATCAGGTATATTATTCACATAAATCCACCGTTCCACCTTTTCTTTTTCTTGGTTTCGTTCTTCATCCCGCTTCGCTTTTTGTTCGTTGAGCGCATTTTTCAGTTTTGTCGCCTGGTCCTCTGTTATTTCCTTCGCACCTAATTTATTTTCAACATCTTCATACGCTTTTTCCCATGCGGCGTCTTCATCCTGTTCCTTCTTCCATTTTTCGACAGTTGTTTTACTACACTTACCCGTTGTTTTTAAGAAAAACTTATTGCCGAGAGGCTTTCCAGTTACACTCGCATTACCGGTTCCTGAAATAAGAACTTCCACATACGATAAGAGTCCATCGACGTTTGTGGCAAGCGCTCTGAGTGAAAATCCGGGCGACATGCCCATTTCATCGGGCTGTTTTATACTTTTCCAATAATCATAGGACGGGCCTAATAATGATGACATACTACTACTACGTTATCATTAGATTAAATTCTTTATTGTAATTTACATTTACATTTACATTACATTTACATTACATTTACATAGTAATATTCACTTGACCCCCAGGTGAAAGCGACTTATTCAAATCCTCGATCTGTTTTCCTAATTCTTGTAATTTGTCCGAGGTTTCTTTGATTTGAGCAGTTTGGTCTTTCACCGCATTTACATACTTCGATAGGTCATTTATTTTTCCTTTCAGTTCGATATATTGTGAGCAGTCTGTCGCGCAAGGGGTTTTCTTTTTCTTTTCAGCACTTTCTGTATCAGTGCTAACAAACTCGCCTGATTTGGTAGTTGCTTTGCCATCTTTCGTCGTAGTAGTGTTCTTTGTATTCGTGGTCATACCTTCGATTGCTTCACGAAAAATAGCCGCTTCCGAATTTCGATATTTATAATCGTATCCAAAAATCACATCGTCGTCATCGTCGGCCGCGTCGTATAAATATCTATCCCTCAATTCCGAAACCGGAATAAACAAATGTTTCCAAAAAGAATGACCTAACAATTTATCATTATTGAACAATAATAAAATGATGAAACCGGAAAGGACGAGTAAAAATGCGAGAACAAACCCCTTATATTTTACTATGGGGTGCGTTTCTTTATCATTTACGAATTGTGATACATTTGACCTAAATACATCACGTAATGTGGTTCCGTTGTTATGTTCATCCGTCATGATAAATAATAATGATAATAATAATGATAATAATTATGATAATGAATGAAACTATACTATATATTACTTTGATTTTTCAATCAGTTTTTGAACACTCTTCTGCATATTTTCGATAGTCTTATGTTGTCTCTCGATGATTTCGTTGTTTTCTTTGATTTGTGTTTGAAGTTTAGCGGCGTTTTCAATTAATCCGGTAAGTTTGGTTCGTAAAGCTTCGACTGCGGTGCAGTCTTTGGGACAATCTCCCCCACTACCGTCGTCGGCACCTGCGTTGTCTTTCGATGCTTTCGTGTCTTTCGAATCTTTCGTGTCTTTTGTAGTCATGCCTTCGCGACCACGCATATTATCTCGAACATTTAGATATACACCTCGGATTATATTGCGGATCGTAATATCCAATATCGCAATCACGACTCCAATCAAAAGTAAAATCGTGAAGTTTGAGAGATTTTTGGTATAGAACTGAATATATTCGAACATACTATCTAAAATACTATCTAAAAATAATATCTAAATTATTATCTAAAATATACTATCTACTTGATATATACGAATACATAAAATGAGCAAGAATTTCGTTTCATGGCCTCTTAATTTTAGAACGATGAAGGTGGCGATTCGTTCGACGAAGCAATCGACAACACGAAGCGTATATCCCGGTTTTACTCGCCCAGCGGAGAATGGTCCATCCACCGCTGGCAACCCCTTGAATGATTTCGGCCGCGACACCAAATGCTGTGAGTTTCCCCAGACCAAGAATGTCATTAAGCGGTCCAGTTTTCGCCCGCGACCCATCAAGCACTGGCGTAAAAGTTTAATGCCGTCTTCCACCAATAAGTCGCGGCCTACCATTGGATTCATCGACCGTCCCGGCGGTATTGTATTCCGCGGAAGCGCGTGTGGGTGTGACGCCCGTGTCGCCTCCAAACAAAACTACGTCGTGGAAGATATCCAGCGCCCCTTCTTACGCGAATGTATGCCGGCTGAAATCATACGGAATCCTGGTTATAAACAGGTAGGCGTCGCAGGCCAGCCGGGTTCGTATCAAATCAATACTGGTATTTACGAAACCAAGAATCTCTCGTTCAACCCGAAGAAACGCATCATTCGTAGCGGAAATACGAATGTCAGCCGCGCGTATCATACCAGCACCGCTTCCTACCTTCAAGCTCGATGCCGCACCTATCAGCAACAACAGACGTTCTCGAAGATGTCAGGCACACCGAATCAGTATGTCCTCGCTGACGGAACTCCCGCGAATCCGAGTGATTCCAAGACGGGTGCGCAGGTGTATTATTCTACGAATTGTGGGAATGCCGAGAGAATTTACCCCAACGCGGCCGACCGTGCCAAATGCCGCACAACCGTGATTCATAAGCCGAATAATGCGAAGTATGGCGTTCAAGGTGCGGTAAGTGCGGGGACACGTCTCGAGAGATTGAAATTGGAGACCATCACGAAGAATGGCGCGTCATTCAAGACAGCGTATGGTGTTGCTGCGGGGAATGCTGGCCAGTATCATGGCGACTCGATGGGTGCGCCTTACTTCATCAAGAGCAAGATATTCAAACCTGACTGTAATCTCTACAATCGGGCGGTGAAGAGGCCTCATTTGAGGTGCTAATGCGGGCATACATATATATATTCTTACCAGTATATAACCGTTGTATATATACTGGTGTAGGTGTAAGTGTAGGTGAAATGACACATACAAAAAAACACCGACATACTCGAAACTACCACCACCGTCATACTCGTAATACGCGAAGTCATGTAACCCAACGCCAACGAGACCGCGCACTCCGCGCCAACAACTTTTATTTATGGGCCAATCAGAAATGGTTGAGAGAAGTCCCGAAGACCTTGCCGAGAGAATTGAAGTATATCCGGCCTTTAGACAATTTCAAATTAATTCAGGATGAGATGTTCAAGAATACGCTTACGATGATACGTGACTATACTCGCTCACATGCCGAGACCGCGGTTGCGCAGCAAATGAAAAATGTATTCGCATCATTCCGCGACCTACATCCCGAACCCATCCTCGCACATATCGCGGATTTTTGTAAATTATACAACGACCTCGTATGTGAAAACAACCTGTATAAATTTTTGGGTGTCATGAATCAGAATGAAATGGTGAAGTGGGCGCTTCCGGTGGTGTGGAATGTGCTTCCCGACGAATACACACCAGGTAAATTATCCGCGCACATCGGGACGCCGTCTCTTTCATTATACGACTATCGGTTTTATCTCGCGGATAGCATCCTTGAAAAACAAATGCGGGGGGTGCGTTTGAATGTAAGCACGAATAAGGTGATACGACAAACCCAAGACGGCGGTGCCGCCGGTGCCGCAAGTAGCGACAACGACAACGACATTTACGCGGGCCCTGAAATGAAAACCGTTGAGTATCTTACATACAAAAAACGAATCACGAATGCGTTTCTGCGTTTCATCGATGATGTCTTCACAAAATGCTTGGGTCGTGATTATGAAACCACCCATAATATTAAAGTCGCTGATGTGTATGATATCGAATGTAAAATACTGACATGTATGAACAACCTGGACTGTCGGTTCGATGAAAGTTATGCGAATATCTATGATTCGGGAAAACAATCTGAGAAACCGCCGCATCTCTCGTGTTCGCCCACGAAAATCACGAAGCATCGTAATTGTGATTGTGATGCCGAGACCGACGCCGACATAAAAGAACGACTTAAACTTCCTCATTACAAACATAATATTCGCGGTGCGACACGAATTCTCTCGCAAGATGCGATGTCTCTCGTCGGTATCGATTGGCAAGAGATGGCGAAATGGATTGGATATGGTGAAACGTCGTCGTCGAATGTTCCGCCCTATTTCATCGTGAATCAAGTCGGCTATCTCTCGTCCGTCATGAAACTTCTTAAAAAGGAATGGGCGTCCGACACATGGAAGAGTTACTGGTATTTCATGTATTTACGCCAACTCATTTGTTTTCACGACAAGTGGCGAGAGATTTACCTCGATTTCAACGATACGCTGATCCGCGGCAAAGATACACACTTTCCGAGAGAATATTTCCCGATTATTGGATTGGCCTATGCGTTCCCGAAGACGATGACCGAAGAATTCACGCGCCGCTATAAAAATGAAGAAATGATTTCGAAAGTTCGAGAGATTGGAAATACGATGCTGGATTGTTATAAGGCACGTATCATGCGGAATACATGGATGTCGGCAACAACGAAGAAAGGTGCGATGAAGAAACTCAATACAATCCGACTTTGTATCGGCGAGGCCAATCTCTCGGCACCTGATCCTACAAACCTAGAATATGACCCGAAAGACGCATGGGGCAATCTGCTCAAACGCAGCATCCAGCGAACGGAATATATTGCGAAGCATCACCTTTCATCCAGCGTATCGAAACTATCATCGGAAGACCTTGATATCATGAACTGGGGAACAATGAAACTTGTTGGATTTCAATCCTTCGTCGTGAATGCGTATTATACACCGAACTCGAATAGTATCTATATTCCGACTGCGTATATGCATAGCATGAATGTCCAGTTTGGACGTGGGTATGAATACGATCTCGCATCGGTCGGTTTTACATTCGGTCATGAAATCTCTCACGCACTTCATGTGAATTCACGCATCTACAACGATAAAGGCGTCATTAAAAACTGGTGGTCGAAAGATGATACCGCGACATATGAACGCAAAATCGCCGCAATCCGTCGTCAGTATGAAGAAATCTCTCGGAAGGATGGATTTGTAATCGACGGAAATCTTTCGTTATCCGAAAATCTAGCCGATGTAACCGGTATTGCTCTGTGCGAGGACGCACTCAACAAGTATCATCAGCATATATATGACGACGTAAATGATATCACGAGAGACGAACATGTTCGAGAGAACTCTTTCTTGAATTTCTACACGTATTATGCCATTCAGAATCGTCAGTATGCCAACTTCCGAGAGATTCTTGTCCAAGTCCTTACAAATCCACATCTGAACCTGAAAATACGAACGAATGTTCCGCTGATGAGAAGTAAGACGTTTCGTGATGTCATCGGAATCAAGAAAAGCGATAAAATGTATAATGACGATTTTGACGTGGTATTTTAGGCGTTTGGGAATCAACATTTTATGAATAATTTTGTCAAATAGGTATAAAAATATATTGTATGGTATTGTAATAAATGGGAGCAAATATATCGATGGATGTTAGTGCTTCATGCACCGGAACGGATGATGCTAGTGTAGCCCGTGACGCGACTGAGTCGTCACCTTTGTTATTACCTATGCTGACACCGCCACCAACTCTTCATGCGCCAAAGTCATTCGAAGATAACTGGCGCACCGAATCAATACTTATACCCGAAGACATGACGGATATTCATATCGAGGCTGCTGCGATTAATGCCGCCGACACCACTACCACGACAGATGATACCGTACCACCAACCATAGACACACCCGCCGATAATATGCGTTACGGAAAAGGCAAGCACTGGAAGCGAAACATGAAAAAAAAACAACAAGCTATAGCATTAGCATCCGCGTCCGCAACAGAGTCCGCCAGCACCGAACGCACCATCGAACAACGCCGCCAACAGGTGCGACCTATTATCGATAAACTCACCGAACTACAAATGAACATTTCGTATCCAGCAATCCGCGAGTTATACAAACAGCTCAACCAGTTCGTTAAAACAGGCGAAGATGCGAAAATCAAGATCGCATTTCCAGAATTCTCTCGTAAAATCAAGGGCGAACTGAGCAATGCTACGTATAAGCAGTGCTGGGTGAAATTAGAGATGGAGTAACGAACTACAAATGCTTGTTCTGTGTGCCGTCGCTCGCTCGCTTGCTAAAACACAATATTGTCATCAATCCATTTTTTGATGCGAATATTCACCGGTTCCAGAATTTTATTCAACCCTTCCACGTAATTCAAATAATACTGTGGGTCATTCTGGATTTTTATGAGTGTATGGTAAATAATCGTGTAATCCTCCTGTGAATACAGGTCGGTGATTTTTATAAATATCAGGTCAATATTTGTATCCGCCAAACTGTCGATAGGAATACTCGTGCCGAGAGATGACATTGGGCGTAAAGGTAGTGATGACGAGGACGAGGACGAGGACGAGGACGCAATACGTTTTGGAAATTGACAAGGTAAGTCTTCTTCGTAGGCACCCGTGCCCGTGCCTGCCCCCGCCCCCGTCCCACTTACAGGCTCTGGCTTATCCGTTGCTGCTAGCCTACGAATCAAATCAGGATTATCCAGCATTCCTTTATACATTTGAAGCGTGTGTAGAATATGAATCTTATCGGTTTGGTTATAGGTTCGCGTCAAGTTATTGATTCCGGTTTTTGCGAGTTCATTCAATAACGAGAATAATGCGGTGTTTTCGCCCGCCCCCGCCCCTGCGCCGCTAGCAAGCACCGTCTTATAGAATTTGTTGAATCGAGAGAATACATTATACAAATAAAACACATCCTCTTTTTTGTCATTATTATACCACCTGCGAACATGCTGTATATAACCAGGCGCTTGAACCGTGAGTATATTATTGTGTATCGCTAATTTACTTCCAATCGGATAAAACGCAAGAAACCCGATTTGAAGAAGCGCCTGAAGTGGTTCCAATATCGTCTCAAATCGTTCGCGCGGCTTCTTCAATTGACCCGCAATAAACTGTAATGTGCTTTGCATTCGTAGTATATTACCATACATTTGGATATATATTTAGACTGTTTTTTTAACTACGTCGGCGCTGATGCTGCTGATGCTGCCGATGCTGATGCTGATGCCGATGCTGTCATTACTACCCGTGCTTGATTAGTAGGAAGTAGTGACGGTTGTGGCGGCTGAATCGACTTATGAAGAAATATGTTCGTTGATTGAAAACACGCATGTTGTGCGTTATAAGGTATATCGTATTTTTCACACCAAGCGATACATTTATTTACATTCGCACGTTTATACTGTTCGAGCTTCTCCGCATTTCTATGGTTCGTAATGATGGAAAGGGTGGATGTGATATTCTCGATTTGCTGAAAACTCACCATCGCGTTCATCTCTTCAATTCGATTCAGATAATACAGGTCATGCTGAAATGGAAGAAACGAAGATAATACACCGTTTAACAAAGATGGAAAAATATTAACAAATTGTTGGATGATGGCATGAGAATCCGCCACCTTGAACCCCTCACAAATAATATATTTTTCCGAATTCGCCACACGACTTGTATATGGCTTCATAATCGATACGTTATAATAGTAATAACTCAGTATGTATAAAATATCAACAGTCGTTTTATGAAAAACATCGAAAATTTTAAGGATAAATGACCCGCCTTGTTTTTGAATCGCAAGCGCATAAAACACTTCACAGAAAATGAGCTGTGTTGCCATATTTTCTTGTTGATTGAAGTCTAATGAAAAATCGAATCCACCATCGGCAGTAACAATATCCATCGTATTTTTATACTTTTCAGCACAATAGATAAAATTGTCCAACGAGATTAAGTTGCCGGTTTTATCCGCACCATTTTCAATCATAACGTTCGGATGACTTTCCAGAAATGCGCGTGTTTTTTTCCAACCGGGGCAAATCGGATCATCATTCACTAATGTCATGCCGTAATATCTGTCGTTGGCATAGACCGTCGCTGTGTTCGCATTCACATTCGCCCTTTCTTTTTGACTATCAAAAATGCGACGCGAGACCTTTAAATTTTCTTGTTCTTTCATATACTCATCGTGAAATTCGGTATTACGTTTGAGAATTTGTATCGGAGATGAAGTAGAATCGCAGCCACCACCGATGAACGGGCCTACGCCCGCATTCTTTTCATTCAATGTATAACGTTGATATCCTAATCCACGTAAATACGCGAGTGCTTCAATAAACCCGCCAGGTCCTTCCGCCAAGTGAAACGTTTTTATCCCCATTTTCAAATCTGGTTTGGTAGCATACATTTTTTCGTATCGCGATAACATATTCGTATTTTTCATAATTTCAATCATCTTATAAAATGACCGCGATAGAGGACGCAATTTACTAATATTCGTTTTATTACCAGATATGTTCGAATGGATGTATTCATACGGATTCGTAAATTTCTTTATATTATCCCATGTATCTTGATACTGTTCAATCTGATGTTTAATGTCACACAAATGGGTGTAAATCGATGATGACACATACACTTTTTGTTGATCGTTCGTATGTGTAATTGTCATATCAAGTGGCTTATAATCGCCATTTTCACACATGTGGGTATCAACCTGTGGTAATAAAAAATAATTGAAGTAAGACAAAATTGGGCCGCCGTTATTTGTTTTACTTGAATCAGAATGATTGCCTCCTCCGGCCGAGGAGGTGGCGGCGGAAATATGTGTGATTGTATCATTAATTCTCTGTGGTGCTACCGCTACCGCCGCCACTCCTATGGATGCTGATGCCGACGCCGACACTGACGCGGATGACTGTAATGATGGTTTAAAGCAATTTTTGGGCGATTTTTTATACATGGCTCGTTATATTCATTATGAAAATCTTTATAAGTCACTTTTTTTCTTCGTTTGACGTTTGGGCTTCGCTGGTGCCTCCGCCGCCGCCGCATCTCCTTTTTCTTCTACTTCCGCCCCCGCAGCTGCCTTTACTTTTTTTGTTCGTTTTTGTATTTTCTTCTCGATTTGTTCGATTGGTGCGGAAGGAGCAGTAGGCACAGCAGATTCAACGACCTCAGCTGTTGGAGCAGGTGCCTTTACGGTAGCGACCCTTTTCGATTTTGGTTTTGCTTTTAATGTCGCTGACGACGACGCCGACGATGCCGATGCCGCAGCAACCACCGCGGGTTCTTTTTGTTCTTCAAGAATATGCGCAGCGATGGCTGGTTTTGACGCAATATCAATCGGTCGCGACGCCTTTGCTATTTTTTCAAGTGCGATTGATTCTAATGTGATATCCCCCGTTTCTGCGGGGCCTGATGCCGACGACGCCCGATGTTGTTCCTCTTGTAATCCGGCATAACTTAGTAAACTGCTCGTCAATTGCTTTGCGTTGATATTTCGGTTCTTTCGAAAGATGAAATACCGATTATAGAACGAAATTTGTTTCTCTTCTGTTGTCATCATCATCGCAGAGCCATATTCATGATGGCAGTGACGCTCCCATTCGCCCGCACTCGGAGCGCCGCCGCCACCGCCGCCTTCGCCATCACGTTTCTTCTTACACTCGATTTCCATCTCATGATACATCGTTTCAAACGTAGCAGTTCCATCCGGCATACGGAATTGTAATGTCGTCTCAGCTTCTTCCGGAGTAACAAGGTCAAACCCGTAATTTTCAAGAAGTTGTGTCAGGTAATCAAAATTCACAAGATATTCACGTGTCGGCTTATTGATGGAGTCCTGATACACTTCGATTTCATAACCAATACTACTGATATCTGGTTCAAATTCTTCTTGATGATATCTCTTACGAACAGACCACATCTTTTGCGGGTCTGCCGATGCTCCACCCGACGAGAGAATACTCAACTCTGAACCGCTTTCAAGACGAGCCAACGCGTGAAAGATACGCACACCATCAAAGCATGTTCCGATGAAGTAGCCACCCAACTTCGTGCATTCAGAGACATTTTGAAGAAAGGTATGGACTTTCATGATGTTTTCGAAGAAGTAGTGGATTGCAAACTGAACAGAGCAAATGTCGAACCCATCCGCCGCCCGACCGTAATGCGGATAAACACCTCGACCAAGCACACTCGCATCTTTCGCGCCTTCACCGAAAACCGCGCGTGATATCAATCGATAACGCTCGCTTATTGCTGCTTGACCCGCGCGTATTTCTTTGCTGCTATCTCCGTGAATGAATATCGCGTCCGGAATATTGCGCTTGCGTTTCTTTGTGTCAAGATACCGCGCACAAACTCCATCAAACTTATGTTCTAGATTGTCCTTCGAATAATCGATACCGAACACAAATCCAAGTTTTGCGGCGATCCATTTCGGTAAGTCGCCGCCCTTTCCAACCGCAAGGTCGATAAGTGTCTGACCAGGTCGCGCAACACTCATGATAAGCTTGCGTTTGACAAATAAGTTGTGGAAGTCACGCATTCCCTTTGTAAGAGTGCGAATCTTCGTCCCACCGCCGATGTCGATGCCACCGCCGCGCCCACCACCGCCCCCGCCCCCGGCGTACGATGTTTCCGCATTATTGTAATAAATATCGTCGCTCGTAAGGTCATCGGGTATCCCTTCTCCCGTCATTATCATCTCGGGTGTAATCGCGTTATGGATGGAATGCCAGTTATTGTTGGCGACGTGGTAAGCGTTGCCGTAATTCTTGCCTCCTGCGCGATATTCTGCGGTTTTATCATGGCGAACACGTAATGCCGACCACCGCCAATTCACCGGTTTCGATGGGTCGTAGCTGAACTCTACAATCGTCTCGTCTTGGATGATATCGTTTTCAAGCGTCATCATCTGGATTACTCCGGCTTCATCTGGACGCAACATCATATGGCAAATATGGGCGTCGTTGTCATAAGGGTATGTTGGATAAAATGGCGCTGGTTTATACGTCTCGGTATTCTCGCCGCGGATGCCCGTCGTCGTTGTCGTCGCACCGCTGCCGCTTCCACCCCCCTCAATCATCGTAACACATGGATTCAAGTAGCCATGTTTTCGTTCATCATATCCAACACGCAATACTAATGTTTTATATTGTTGAATCTGCACACACCGCGACATATCAACACCGCTCTTGAATATATTACTGACAAGGTCTTCATTGTCTTCACCTTTCTTCGTGGTAACAAGAAAGTCGATTGTATTCATATGCGCGGGTTTCCATTTGAAAGAATATTCCCATGTAGCCTTGTATAATGGTCCGGCTGCTGTTGGTTCATTTCTCTCGACACTTCCAACTCCGAAATCAATCGGAGTGAAAATGAGACCGTCGGTATGATATTCGAATTGATGTTCAGCAGCTTTGCGCAATATAAGCGCACAACAATCAAAGATGGATTTCGATGATGTCTGTGACGCGACTTCAAATTTCTTTGTTTCGATACGAATCGGTGCGAGCGAATCCGCGCCTCCACTAACACATTTCAGTTGAAGATTCTTGACAACACTTTCCATTAATGGAAGTCGAAAATTGGTGAGGACTTCATCTTCGTTGATTGGAAAGAAGAGTCGCGACCGCACATCCGCCTTATGAACGAAATATACATCAAATACGAGAAAGAGGTTGATGAAATCCCCGTTTTTGTTATGAAGGATATGCTCGCCATCTAAGAGTGTATTATGTAATTTGGTATTGAGTGATACGGCACCTGTAAATTGGAAGTTCATATTCGTGTCGATAAGATAGACATGTCCTGTTTTGGGTGCCACAAATAGAAGCTTTCTTTGTCCATCCGCTTTTTCGGTTACGGAATAATTGAGCCGAATATTTGGTACTTTTGAATCAGGATCGATCGGCTGAATGTTTTGCATTTGAAGTGTATAAGAACATGGGCCGATAAAATGCTTCGGGCGAAGTTGGATTTCTTGATGTCGCAATCGTTCGCGTTCTTGCTGTCGCAATCGTTCGTCACGTTCTCGTTCAGCCTGGTCTTCTTTTCCTGCGCCGTCTTTACGATCGCGTTCGCGCTCACGGTCGCTGTCGCTTTCGCTGTCACTGTCGGCGCTTTGTTTCTCATCCGGATATAATAACTCATAATACCGGCGCTGAACACCGCGCATATCCGATAATGAAACCGGATAGTTGGTTCCTTGTAATCCTGACATGATAATCTTAATCATCTTGCGCAAATTATCCAATAAATGTTTCGGATGGTTAAACGCAGTTCCAGGCCCGACTAACTCGTTAATAACCTCGATTTCAATTTCATATCGAATCGGGCTTTCAAGCACTTTCGCGGCATCAAACGTCGATGCTGATATATATCCGGTTTGGTCTTTATGTGACTCCTTGACAACACTCATATCGATTTGAAACGGGAAATCCGGATGTTTCAGCGTGCTCCGATTAATATAACGAAATGTCTTCTTGTTATCGTTCCATGTTTTTAAAATCGACCTTGCGAGTGTTGATGTATTCGCCACCCGCTTTTCACGTTGATAACTTACTTTGAAATTGAAGTCGTCGAATATAACTGGGTGGATGGTCGCGCCTCCGCTTCCAGCTGTCCCTTCGCCACTTTCGACACCGCCGCCGCCACCACCCGTTTTGGCATACATTTTTTGAGTAAATAGAACGTATTTTTCATCCGGCATGTTTGTTTTGCAGTAATTCTGAACTTCGTTGATACCATGGATTTCAGCGCGAATGAGCGAGAGTTTTGTTTGTCCGGTTTTTTGGTCGATGAATTCATTCTGGATTTTCAAAGCATACGCATTTTTCTTGATGAACGAGAAACCACCGGACAATAATTTTTGAAGAACGTTGTCGAAGTTTTCTCTGGTCGTCATCGGATTTCCACGCGTCCCAAAACGTATTTCCAACTCCGGAACACCATCAGTCTTATCTGTGATACCTTCTAAATAATGTTTTACGATATTTGAAAACTCGGATTGCTTCGCTGCCGCAGTCTCAGATGACGACGACGCACCTCTTTCGCGATTTCTCCGCATTATATATATGAATAGGATATATTATTTATATATATATATATAGTTCAATTTTATAGATATCGGCAAATGGATTCGTATAACTCGGGTTTCGTTTTCCGCTTTTCCGTTCCAATCGACCCAAACTTGCCAGGAATTACGCTCACTACGGCCAATCCAAGTTTCGTCGAAATATCCACCAAATCTTGTAATTTGTATGCGGATAACGGGCGAATCGGAGCGGAAATACTTTCCATACGCCAGTAATTTTCCCGAATATACGTAATATACTTCATGACTACGACGTGTGGCGCATTATACAATACGTATTTTCCCTTTATTTTTTCGATAATGAATGTCGTGCCTTCGACGCCACCGCCCCCGACGACGTCGTAATACTTTCGGTCTTGAACAATCGCGATGGACCACGCTTTACAAACAACCACCGCATGAACCGTTTCTAATGTAATGAATGGTTTATGGACAAGTGACTCTTCTAACGCACTTATTTTGAGTTTGTTGGCCTTCAAAATGGGCTTATTCTGGCGGAGCAACTCAATCAGCTCAAACTTGAAACGATTCGACTCGGTATATTCATTATCGACCATTTCGAATTTTTCAACGCCGTATAACATAATATACAAAGACCATAGTAACGAATCCGAATGTTGGTTTGTTTTTGTAGTTAAATATGCGTATTCACTCATTTCACTAGGGTGAAATGGCACATCGGTGGAAGGAACGACAATAGCGACTTCGGATGGCGTTGAAGACTCACTTTCACCACTCAATTGTTCATATTCAGACTCGGACGACTCCGACGACTCTGATGAGTCCTTCTCGACCACCGGAACCTTTTTAATAAATATCGGTTCCGGCAAAATCTGGCTATATTCACTACTGTCGGTATTTATATGGATAGACTGCGATTTGACTTCACAACGTATATCATAACATAAAATATCAGCGAGATTTGCTGGTGTGAATGAAAAAGAGTTATAGAGACAAGGAATGATACCTGTCATCATATGGTTAGTATATTCTATCGTTTTATCTTTATACGTGTTATCTTTATGCGTGTTATGTTATTTGTCAAAAAACTCTTTCGTAAGCGTTAGCTTCTGTTCTTCAATTTCGTTCAAATGTTTTTCTTGATGGATCACGTATTTCATATAATCGTATAACTCTTTTAACATATCGTTATTCAACCGGGAAATATTGACAAAGACGCCATTCTTATTTTCGTTAATGTGCGTGTTTTTTGAATGTAAGATTCGTAAAATCTCAACCTGATGAACCGCCGGCATATTTTCAATCCCTTCTTTCAACGACATCAAATAATTCGTTTTTGCTTCTACGTGTTGCGCAATCGTTTGAATTTCGTTCATCGCGGATAAACTCGCAATCGCAGCGGTCATTTTGTTTTCACAATAAAAAGAACCGCTTGCCGAACCTGTTCCTGAACCAGACCCACACGACATATACAATACAATACAATACAATATAATATAACTTTATGCTGTTTCCGCTACGGACATCAACATCGCAATAATGGTCACATGGGTATCATGAAGCACAAACCTGCGTCCAATAATTTTCACGGTTAGAATATCGTTTTCTTCAATCCGAGAGAATAGGTCGCGCGAAGATGCGTGCATGTCCCGTGAAAGGAATACTTCGATCGGTGATACTTTACCTCGCTCTAAATCTTTCGCACCAGCACGAATTCCCGCTTGTGTAATCGTCTTCGCAACACATTTGATGACGGTATTCTCATCGGGAAAGCATATCAAGCAATCTGCTACAATGTCGAAGTGTATGCTTGACCCGGCGAGTGTGCCGCATGAATACGATGAAATCGCGACGGAGTTCGGGCAGATGTAGCCTTCGATGGAGCATCGCCCTTCAACTATCTTTGCGAGTTCGGTTCTTAGCAATTGTGCGACGACCACGTTTTTTCCCAATTTATAGAATGGAATGCTGATTGTGCGTCGAATCTTGCGCTTGACAAAGAGGTCTGGGTCGCAATATACCGGTTCTTCCTTTTCTACGGTGGTGTCGGTGGCGGTTTCGGTGTCGGTGTCGGGGGTGGCGACGGCAGGTGCGGCGACGACGACGGCGGCGACAGATTCATCATCGGGTTTCATTTTTGTCCCGTTGGATTTCGGTTTCGGGCGTATTGTTTTTGTTGGTGGTCGTTGTTTCATTCCGGCTTCCGCTGCTATTGCTACCGAAGATGCCATTCTTATAAAATGACGATGACTATATCATTTCTAGTTATATGTTTATATTTGTATCAATTTTATTCATATATAGTCGCATATAACCACGCGATACGTACCGCCGCCGATACCGTCGATGATTTGAAGTGGCTTACCGCAACCAAATATCACACCATCGCGGACATATGTATCGCATTCTTCTTTCGAGCTGTGTGGATTGATGGGTTGTAGATTATGTTTGAATACCCCGTGCCGCAAGATACGGCAATTGAATTCGTTATGCGCTACGACAAATGATTCATTACAGTGAAGGCATGTGAAAGTATGGTCCATTTATTATACTATTATACTATTATACTATTATACTATTATACTATTATACTACTTATATATTTATCATAAAGAACTTAAATGTTTAATATATGTAAATGTATTCTATCGTATCTGGTCTATTATGAAGGTATTATTGGTGAATAATGGTATGCATCATAAACTATTACATTCAATCCGTAATTATAAAAATATTACATTAACAGAAATAAATGATATCAAACATATTCGTGAAGATGAATTAAAAACATACGACGCAATATATTCACCGATCTTACCAATCGATGTAAAAAAATATCATTATTGTAAATTTATATTTGGCCCACAATTTTCAGTTTTTCCTGATAATCCCAGCGCGATTGAAATGATCAAAGGCACGAATTCCATGTATATTCAACCATCAAAATGGGTAATAGAAATATGGAAAAATTATAAATTTCATAATATGAATTTATGTAAAGAGTTAAATATAGTGGCATTACCATTTGGAGTTGATACTGAAATGTTTAAACCTCGTATTCAGACATGTAACAAGAATCGTGTATTTTTATATAAAAAAACAAGGAGTGGTTATGATTACAACGTTATCATACAGTTTTTACAAAAACGTAATATTGAGTATAAAGTGTTTAGTTATGATCAAAAATATAGTGAAGATGAATACATCGAATATTTACAACAAGCAAAATATGGTATATGGGTTGGACAACATGAAAGTCAAGGTTATGCCTTAGAAGAAGCATTATCGTTCGATGTTCCTTTATTTGTTTGGGATGTTACATCCATGAATCAAGAGGTTGGTCCAAACTACGACAATCATCCAGCAACTACAATTCCCTACTGGGACGAACGATGCGGTGAATACTTTCATCGAGAAGATGAGATGGAGCATACATTTGATTTGTTTTTATCAAAATTACATACGTATAAACCGCGAGATTATGTTGTTGAAAATTTATCACTTGATGTCTGTGAAAATATGTTTATAAATTATGTCAAAGAGCTTACTACAGCATAGAATACATCAAATATTTACAACATTACAATACTGAATTAGTGTAATATTGTATTATATTTATCAAGCCAACTCTGCGATAACAGATATCGCATCATCGCCAATCTCAAATCTTTGTCCGATGACTCTCACGCGTATTTCTTCTTCCTCTTGAAGTCGCGTAAAATCGACGCGGTCATAATGATGGTCGCGGGCAACAAATACGACAACTGGACTCTTCGGCTCATTGAGTGTCGCGCGAATCCCCGCCAAGCTAATATTTTTAATCACACATGAAAAGACAACGCCTTCCACGAGAGAACATGATTCACATTCATACACAACTTCGAAAATCGCGTTCTTTCCGTGAAGATAACCGTTCGAATAGGTAAGTATTTTGACACTCCCTGGTCGAATAAAACCTTCCGCCATACACTTTCCTTCCACGATTTTCGAGAGAATATGTTCGAGTGTATCTTTTACATTACGCCCAATAATACGAAATGGAATTTCCAATTTACGTGTAAGTAAAATCGTAGTATATAATCCCAACTTAGGTGCGGCGGTTGTTGGTTGGGTAGCCATTTTACCATATCTTGAAATGCTCGCACTCATACCGGTGCCCGCACCCGCAGTTATTCTTTTTTCACTCGGATTCATTTTATTGTCCTACTATACAACTATACTTTATTTCTCTATATGTAATCTCTCGATATCACACAACAAAGCCTCGCACGGCGTAAAGAACCATTTCTTGCCGTTGATGGCCTTTCGGTCAAACGTCCGCAATAAAAACTCTTGAAACACACACAACTCTTTTTGGGTTCTAAATTTCGTGTTTTCAGTTGTAAGTTTATATTCATCACCTTGGGTAAGTGCGTTCAATCCCAGCGCAGTATTAATGATTGTGATTGCGTCTGTTTTTCCAGATTGGTCGCATCGTGCGCCTTTATCGCGTTTCTTCGACATGACTTTCACCTTGAATACCAAGTATTCCATTTTGAATAATGAAATAAAACCGACCATTATATTCATTTTTTGGATTTGCTCGGTCTGGACTTTCGCTAAAAGGAGTGAGAAGTCACGTTCGTCTTCGGGTTCCGCAGAGACCCATTCGCGTGTTTCATAACGGAGGACAACGAGTTCGAATAATTCCTTCTTTGCCTTATTGAATAATAGCATACCTTTGTCTTCGGGCATAACACTCGTGGCGGACCTGGAACCGGCAGTGGCGGAAGCAGCAGCAGCAGAAGCCCTTCGTCCTACCAACGGTCGGTGTATCACCTGTCTGGCGTAATATTGAAGAATCATACGTTCGAATGTCGAGAGATTTTGAATCGCCATACTAGCGCTGCCGCTGCTCGCACTTCCGCCAGATGGTTCCATCGAACCATTATTCTTTTGATACAAATAATTCAATATACCGATGGACTCATCAAACGTCAAGTGTTCAATCAAATTCGCGATGACAAGTTCATGAAGCTCATCCATCGAAATTTGGAATTCATCTGTCTGAGAGATTTGAAGAATCACCTTACCGCAATAATAATACCACTCATCTTGTTCTTTTGTCGGTTTTTCAATCACAGTCTTACATGTTTCAAATGTATCGAATAACATTCCGAGTGTATTTTCTGATGTGGTTTCTGGTTCGGCGGCTGCTGCGAGTTCGGGTGCGGGTGCGGGTGGTTCAGGCGCAACGACCTCGCTCGCCACATCCGCCGATGCCGACGCGAGTCCCGCCACCTCCGCCGCCACCTTTTTCGCAACCTTTTTATTTGGAACCACCGATGCTCCCGTCGGCCCAGAAGGAGCAAGAGCAGAAACACCCGACTTCGAGAGAATTCCCAAATAATCCTCTGTTATATTTTCTGGAAGAGGATATTCGATTGCGGTATGCTTAAAAGGAACAGGCGTGCTTCGTTCATGAATACTAATACGTTTATCGGTGATTTCAATCGGTTGAAATAAATAGTAGTCGCCGACATTTATGATACGCCCAAGACGCCCATATTTATCATTTACATACTCGTTGGGGTCTGTCACCATTTGTGACAACGCAAGGTTGATTTGTGCGATGGGATATTGACGTATCGCATTTACGTGCGCGATGATTCCGTTGCGTCCGGTCTTCTTGTAAAAATACGACTCCTTATACAAATCGCGGATTTTGTGAATGATTTTATCGAGATTCATCGACATGAATTTTTCATTAAATGTATCCAAGCGAACGTCGCCTTCTCTCCGCTCACGCCCTTGCGCACCTTGGTCGTCGTCGCTGTCGTCGTCATCACCCATTCCATATAAATCGCTCTGTTCTTGAATTGGTCGGCCATTTGAAAATGTCGGCCTACAAACATATTCGCATCGTTCCATATAATCACATAATGCGGAATATGGACGTGCGCCGACCTGATAGTCGATTTGTTTGCGCGACGAGAGATTCAGTTGAACCACTTGATTCAGTTGCGCGGCGGTTTGTGTGTTGTGCTGAACATTCAATAAACAATCCACCGCGGAGGTTCGTAGCACGCGAGAGACAACCCCGATTTTTATCGCTTTAAATTCAGATAGGCGATATAAATAAAGGTCGATCGCTTCAATATCCGGATTTGAAAGCTCGGTTCCGTATAAATACAATTCGACATTTCTTTGCGCAAAGGGCAGACGCTTATGACTACAGTTACGGATAGCACGACCGATAATTTGTTCAAGGAGGTTCATGTTATACCACGGTTCCAATATATGGACTTGGCGAATGTTTTTGAAATCGAGACCTTCACTTCCAGCTACTGAAATAATGACGACTTTCACATTTTCACCATTTGTGTTATATTCGCTCGTGAGCGCTTTTAATTCGTGTAAATTATCCGGTGAAATCGTGGGATCGCCTGTGATGACCGAATAACGCGCGGGGCGAAATAGTTGGTCAGGATGTTCCGCCTGATGTCGTCGCTGGGGAAGCATCGTAATCGAATCGATATTTTGCGAGGGTTTGCTACGAAACAACGACGAATTTCCACCAGCCACGCTATACCTGATGAAACCTAGCTCTTCTAATGCGAGAGCAATCGGAACAACACCGCCGTCGATATACTGACTGTAAATAAGAATAACACCGTCGCTCACCATGACCTTATCCGTAATGTTTTTTATTTTCGCGGAATACCTACCGATATTGTCAGGTGCGAAGATACGAGACGATGTTTTTGTCGTTGTTTCGCCGCGTGGCAGTTTGAATCCGCGCGTGAATTCAGGGCGGTATTCGAAATTCTGGCGCATCGGTGGATTCCCAACCTCTTCATAGGACATGATATGACGCAGACCCTCTTTTCCGATACATGCTGTAATATCAAATTCATCGTTGGGGTCGTTGATGTATTCGATGAGAGATGGATGCGGATATACTATATTCAAGGCTTCAAGAGGTCGTTGGACCGCAGCATAACCAATCGTGTCCATATTTTCAAAGGAAGGGAAATCCGCGGATTCAACCACGGTGGTTTCATCGATTACAGCGACGTCGCCTGTGCCGGTGCCTGTTCCTGCCGCGGCGGCGGCCTTCCCTTTGCCTTTTCCTTTTCCTTTTTCTTTGCCTTTGCTTTTACCTTCCTCTGCTTCCGCAGCCGCCGCCGCCGCCTTCTTTCGTCGAACCATCGCACTCTTTTTATAGATGTACATCGCCTTCATGTCGTTTATTATAAATCGATAGGCGGCTTCTTGTATATCGCCCACGCGTGTCATATATACATCCATATGTTCAATCGGTTGTTCAATATACCGCCCGTTCAATTGACGGCGCGGATACCCTACCGCTCCCGCCACCGCTCCCGCGTCCCCATGAAGACGCGCAAGAAGCGAAAATTCAGGCGAATGTTCTCTCGGATATACTCGGTATGGAAATGTGTATGGGTTTTCACCACGCACGAATGAAACATAACCCGTCGCTTTACGAACGAGCAATTCTTTTCCAATCTCTCGACCATCCGCATCTAAACGGAAATTACCGCGGTCATCAAACACATCCGTGATGTCAATCGTCGCTCGACGGTCATTCAGGTTCATCAAGTTAATCAACCACACGATTTCCTTGTAACTGTTATACATTGGTGTTCCCGAGAGAAGGAGCAAACGCACATTATTCACCTTCTGAACAATCTGAAACAATATCTTCGCCACACGCTTATCACGGTTATCATCGGTGATGCGGATATTATGAACTTCATCGATAATAATCAGCGTATTTGCGAACAATTTGCGCAGCTTTGTCACCGAGAGAGTTTCAATCGCAAGTGTCTCCATTTCGGCAGCTTTTGCGAGTTCAGCGGCTGATTTGCGTCCTTTTTTCGCACTCGACTCCACGGGAGCAGCAGCAGCAGCAGCACCAGCAGCACCCTTCGCACCTTTACGACGCACCTCTTGTATAACAGCATCATCTTGCGAAACCCCAATACTTGATGCGTTCGCCCGCGCATAATTCGCGAATTCGTTATAACCGAAAAACAAATAGTGTGATGAAATAAGCCGCCGTATCTGTTTGATGATTTTGTCACGCGTCAGTCCTTTCATATTCATCGGGTTGATTTCCTTGATGAATTTATTACCGGTGCATGCGCGAATATTCCATACACCCGGCTCAATCTCTCGGAGTTCGCGTTCATCAAACAGCTGGAGCCGGAAATTCTCCTGAACATTCGGCGAAGCAACGACAATAATCTGTTGCGTAATGCCCATCTGTTTCATATAATCACGCATCTCTTCCGCAACACTAATCGCGGAACATGTTTTACCCGTGCCGAGACCGTGGTATAAAAGCAAACTATTATAAGGTGTCTCGACGGAAAGAAAATTACGCACAAATTGCTGATTCGGCGCAAGTTCTATCTGTGCGTTACATAAAACATCGGCCTCTTCCATTACATTTTTCGAGTTATCAACATCCATCTTGGTATCAAAAAACTCTTTTCGTAAGGCAATTTTGGTATTAAAATTCGGGTCGTTTAAGGTTGGGTAAAGACCATTCATGGCGGCTGCAGCGATTCGTCTGCCTTCGGCGTTGGCGTTGGCATCAGGGTCGTCACTATCTCCCTCTATCGGTAGAATCCCAATATCATGTATCGTCATCTCTCGTTCAAGCAATTCCTTTTTAAGAAGCATCTTGTTGAATTCCTTACTAAATGGATTATTGAGTTCTTCGGGTTTGATACGCCTACGTCCTTCTTCTAATTCACGTTTCATATTCGCAATCGTGGTTTGGGGGTCGGAACCAGAGCCTGCGGTGTCTGCGGAGGCAGCGGCAGCACCGACGACGGCTTTGGCTTTGGCTTTGGCTTTGGGTCGTATTGTGCGCGGTTTTTTACTTGCCGCTATCTCATTTGTTGGTGGCATGACCGCCATAGCAGCAGCAGCAACGGACGCGACCGATGGCGATGGACCGCTCGATGACGACGGTATCGTTATTTCTATGGGTATATTTTCTTGTTCTTCGGCCATATTGTCGTTGTCGTTGTTATTATGTAATGATATACCCTTTATATAATTACACGAAATAAAAAGGATTAAAAAATCTGATAGCGGGATAATATGTTATTGATTTTACGAACAATACCGATTTTTTCTAAATTGTAAGGTCGAATGGTTTGAATACACTCGTCAAATGCCATCCATTTCATGAGACCAACCTCCATAATGTCGTGTGCTTTTTTCGGTTTCTTATCTAAATCCACCATCGCGAGAAAATATTTCTGTTTGTAACACTTCATGTCCGACCCCATGAAAATTTCTTCATATGGCGCGATGTTTTGTATTACATTATCATTAGAAATGTCGTAGCCTGTCTCTTCAAGGCATTCTCTCAGCGCACACGGCAGGTCTTTTTCATTATAATTGCGTCGGCCTTTCGGAAATCCCCATTCTGTTTCCGTCCAGTTCGTGGTCGAATCCTCGATAAATTGATGGAGCGTCTTCACTCGGCCATCCTTCGTGCGTATTCCACCAAGAACCTGCCTATATTTTTCATACGAAATATGCTCTTCATTTTTATATTGACTGCTTCGCGTATATTCACCCCATAATAAACGCCAAAGCTCTTCGAAGGTGAGACGCAACAGATTCGCTTTTTCGCTGACCGTCATCTCGTCGATAATCCGCTGAATATATGCTTCGTCGTTTAATGAATATTTGCCGCGAACAAAATCGACGAACCCGAATGAATCACGGCGACGAATCATGAGAAACTCTGGACCGGTCTCACCGCAACGAAACGCAATCACACCGATACTTGTAATCGGCGCACGGCAATTGTTATACACATGATTTGTGCGATTACAATTATTACAGAAATATTTATTGGATTCTCCGGTGTTGGCACCCGCGCCCCCCGCCAAATGCTTACTTCGATGATTTCGTAGTTGAGTTATTTCAAGATATGACAACGCAGATTTAGGATTGTTTAGCTTTACGGCGTCATGAGCAGCCAGAGCCGTTTCATGTCCCGGACCTTGTCCTTCTTCCATCTTTTGAAATTCGCTTATCGTAGTTCTATGGTTGTTTTTATGTCGTTTCATTATAAGCAAACGATGATTAAGCTTGACGCGAAAGTATGGGGACCGCAATACTGGTTCTTCTTGATGACCGTCGCCGTAAATTACCCCAACCATGTGAATGATGTTACGCGTAAAAAATACTATGATTTCATCCAGAATTTTTCCATGTTTATTCCTGAACCGGAGATGTCGGCAGAGTTTGACCGAATGCTTGGAAAATATCCGGTCACGCCGTATTTAGACAGCCGCGATTCATTTATTCGCTGGGTTCATTTCATTCATAATCGATATAACGTTCTCTTGATGAAGGATGAAGTGAGCCTACATGATGCGCTCGAGAGATATTATTTACATTATCGGCCGCGGTCTGTCCAAATCATGGAGGAATTGAAGTATCGAGAGAAGCTCGTGTATTTGGTGTTACTGGCGGGGCTGGGATACGCCGCATATTACTATCATAATCGGTGAAGCCGAATATGCCGTGTATAATATTTAGTAATACGAGAAAATAAATTAAATATTGTTATATATTATAATCGGCATTATATGGATTTGAATAAAAAGGTTCAAAGCCCTTGGGCTACCGTTCAATCAGCAACAGCCAGGGCATCTTATGAGAATCTCCCTCAAGAGTTTGAAAAACTTAATCTTGGTGGTCCAAGGAAATCATCTGGCGGAAGCAACCGTAACCGTAAGAGATTTGATTCGCGTAAAAAATTACGCAAAAACAGACGCGCTACCAAGACGCGTCGGTATAAAAAATAATCACATTATTTTAGATGTATTATATAAAATTTAATAAATATTATATGATATGGTAAAACCCGAATACATCGTATTCATCGTTACAGCAGTTCTTATCGTGAATACATACTATGATGGTCAGCCGTTGAAAATGTTTCAAAGCAATCAGAAGTGGATTAAGATGGCGACATTCGGGTTCATTGGTCTCTCACTCTTCCTGTTTTTACGCCGCAATCCAGATAACTCTAGGCAATTGTTGTTTCATGCGAATGATATCATCAAGTATATGCCGATAAGTAAGGGGACAGCGGATATGATAACGCCGTTTTTTGATATGACGGGGGTTCCGCCCCCCCACGACGGTGGTGCGATGGGCGGTGCTATGGGCGGGGGGGTAGGTGGAGCTATGAATAGTGCGATGGGCGCAAGAACCGCGCAACCAATAGCACGGCCGTCGTTGGGGGAAGGAACCCCCGCAGAAAGACGCTTGCTCAACTCCGGCAAAAATTCTAGCAAGCGTAGCGTAAGTGAAACAAAGAAGAAGTACGTCGCCGCACAACAGGGTTGGAAATGTGGTGATTGTCAGCGCCAGCTTCCCGCTTGGTTTGAAGTGGATCACGTAATTGCCTTAGAACATGGAGGTTCCAATCACATCGATAATTTAGTCGCTTTATGTCGAGACTGTCATGGAAAAAAGACCGCGATGTCCTTTTTATAATATCGTAGTGAGTATCACATTTTTATATCCTATAATAATAACTGGGTGTTGTTCGTATAAGGAGGATATAAAGAAATAAATGGCCCCTCCCGTTAGTGTAATATCAGCAGCAACCGCGGCCGCAGCCGCAACGATAAATAAATTAGACAGTCTAGAAGGTAAAAAAGAATCAAATAAGGTTGAGACGATCCAAGAAACGTTCCATATCAAAAAGTTGCTGGATTATCTTCCGATTATTATTCTCGTTCTAATCGTATTTATTAGCATGGTTTCATCTGACCTACTAAAACATAATTGGCATGTATTCGCGACACTCGTCATCGCGTTCGTATTTGTTACGTTTATTCATTATTTTTCCCCATCAAAGTTTCTTGAACTCGAAAATAGTAGCACCCCTCCCACATTTATGCCAAAACTTGCCGACACTATCGATTTTTCAAACATAAGCACGCGTAATTATGTCATAGGTATCGGCATCGCCGTCGTAGTATTCGGGCTTGGTATCGCGCTAGGATTTTCGAGCATTCATGTCTCTGGACGAAGCACCGATTATGACCCATCATCCGGTCTCATTACTGTTGGTTCGCTATTATTGATTGCCGGATTTCTCTATTTTTTACTGATAGCGTTCAAATACATTCCGGTCATCGCCGATAAAATTCCTTTTATTCAAAATTTCACAGCATCACGCATACCTCTGTTTATCCTCTTCATTATCGTGGGTATTCCTTTGGTTGTGCGCGGAAGCGAAATGAAGCGTGACTTAGGTAGTAAATTAAATGCCGACACGATAGCGTCCGGTGAATACAAACAAAGTATCGCAAATACGAGTGCTGATGCCATGTTAGGAACCGGCTTATTTTTCCAAATCGCGGTGTTTATCGCAATCGGGTATTGTTTATGGAGCTTGGCAAGTGAAGGGAAACTCGCCGATATAAAAACGTTGAGCGCTGTGATTGCGTTGATTCTAGCGGCCATTTTTATGCCGGGCGGTTTATTTTTATCTAAAAGTCTTGGTGGCCCTGGATTTGAAAAAAAAGATGACCAAAAAGCAAAAGGTTCGACCTACGAGGATAAAGCATTTTTAGTCCATGGTATCATTTACATCATTATCGGTATTGTATTTTGCTTGATATTATTCGGACAAACCGAAAAGTTGAAAGTATTCAAAGGTGCGTTCGGGTTTTTGCCGATTGCGTTTTTGATTTTTGTTTTGATTTCATGGGGCGTCGTGGATCAAGAGGCAAATAAGTCCGTGGATGTAGATGTAATCAAGGCCGACAAGGACAGCGTTTATTATGAGCGGTTGAGACAAGAGGCAATAAAGGAAGTTCAGAAGAAATCGCCGAATGCGTTTGCCGATACAGGAGAATTTGAGGCAGCAGTAGATAAAGCAATCGAAGAACGACTTCAAAACATGTCGGACCAAACAAAATCGCCAGTAAAAGCAGTTGTAGGTGTAAGCTCATTTTTATCCATATTTGTGATCGGGTTCTTTATCGTTGTTTATGCCTACCGTAAAATGTTTATGGTTTCTGATCATATTGACGAGGACATAAAAGACAAGGTGAAAGCCGATAAGATGCTTTCAACGGACTGGGATAAAATATTCACGGAGATTGATGAAAAGACGAGTAGTGCTTCAAAAACACAAGTGCGTTTCGCCAAATGGTTTTCGCTGATTCCCTTTTTCTCGGTCATTCTCATCATCATGTGGGTGAGTGTGCTTTTTACACGTGTAACGACTTCATCAAAAACAAGTGATTGGATTGCGGATACATTTTCGGGAGATATGTTTGCGCGTGTAAAAGAACTCATCGACACATTTTTTATCGTCATCATCGTCGGCCTCTTATTGTGCGCAATTTTATTGCTTCCGATGGTGAAAGAAATGAATGTGGGTGGTCTTGATTCGATGCTGAAATTCGCAGAGTCGATTCAGGTGTGGCAGTTCAAGAAAAATGACACGAACCCCACGCGGGGCGGCTGGATTGGTGTGTTGGCGTTTATCGCTGTATTTGTGATTGGTCTCTCGTGGTGGTGGGATTATCTGGCCAGAATAAAACCGGCAGAGGAGGCGAAGAGTGGTGCGTCTTTACCTGTTATTCCGGAGAATTGGGGGTGGGCAATCACATTCGTCGTCCTTCTCGCGATTTGCGCAATACCAACCGGTTATCATATCTTCTCAGATGGTGTGCATGAAGATTTCGAAAAAGAGTTCTTTTTGAAACGATGGCTGCGTCAGTTATTGACAATCGTATATCTAGTTCCATGGTTATTGGTCGTATTGTTCCGCACAGGTATATACAGTATCGCGTCCTTATCAGGTATTCAAGAATTCATAAATAAACGCAACGAAGAATTGGACAAGCTGAAATTCTGGGACTGGAACGCTGGCGACATCGATCTTCGTATGTTTCCCACAGACAAAACTCCGCCGACACCTGCGAGTGTAACATCGGTTCATCAAAACGCATCCGTTGCAGCTGCTGCTGCCGCCACCGCTGCCTCCGCTTCCACTACCCCGGACGAACCCACCGGAATCAACGAAGCCAAAGTAGGCGCAATCGGTAAGCTCATTAAAGTGTTATTACTCACCATATCCTTTGTCATTCTTATTCTTGCCATAGTGTATTATGTATATAAGATTGATGCCGAGTTCGTGAATCAGGGCGGTGGCGCAGAGACCGTCGCATCTGGCGGTGTGATGGCGAATCTGAACTCACCTACTGCTCACATCATATACGCAATCATCGCGATTGTTGCTGTTGCCGGTGGCGTCGCGGCGCTTCGAGAGAAATTCAAGACAGCCAACAATAACAAAACGCCCGAAAAATACTTATTCGATGACATGAAAACCGAAGATGAGCAAAAACCGCTTCGTCAGCTCGCATTCGGTGCGACACATATCGTGTATATTATCTTGATGGTGATTGTTTGGATTTATGACCGTGATAAAGACGATAAAGACCGCATGTCTGTTACTGGAATGACTGTATTAGGTATCGCCATTCTCTTATTTCATTTCGGGTTGGAATTCATCGATACGCTGAACCCGTCTTCGAGCACACCAGCAGCAGCTAGCGGAACGAACAAACCATCTCTCGCAAGTCTATTTACGAATGTCCGCTTCATTATCAATACTGTCTTTTTTATCGTGTTATGTGCGCTTGCGTATGCGAAACAGCATGCCGTGATGGTCGTGCTTATTTTGGCGATGTTCCTCTTTCATCTTACGAAATCCGCAATCGGATTGAAAATATTGAAACTATTATGGCTCGGCATTTTATTTATTCCTTGTTTATTCCTCGATATGCTGACATCTTCACAATCTGCTGTTGGTGATACTACCCGCCCCATCTGGATTATCGTCGCAATCGAGTTGCTTCTTATTGCGATTTTATACGGTGGTCCTTACCTATTAAATTATATCGGAGCATCCGCATCACAAATCGTGGCTGCTCCTGTATCGCTGAAACAGAAGTATGACACCAACCTGAATACGCAAAGCCCGCAAATTTTCATTTATCATAACACAGGTATTGATCGCTCACCCGAAGACAAGGCGGCAAATTGTCCGGTTGAAGAAAAAAAGCGATACAACTATTCGATTTCGGGTTGGGTCTTCTTGAATAATCCGGTTATTAGCACCAATAAAGATTTAGAAATATTCGATTTTGGCGGGGTTCCGCGAATGACGTATAATACATCGACTACCGAACTGAAATTGTGGTGTAATACACTCGACCTTGGGGGTACTCCGGTATCCAGTTCGACCTTGATTTACAATTCACGCACGAATTACAATACGATTATCAAAGGGAAATCAAAAGATAAACAGGACCAAATCCGGCTGTTGGTGGATAACGATGAAGAGCTCGATGCGACAATTCCTCTTCAACGATGGAATTACTTTGTCGTGAATTACAACGGAAAAACGATGGATGTATTTATGAATAATCGACTGCTTGTTCGCAGCGACTTCATTATGCCGGATATTGTATTGAAACCGATTACTGTTGGTGATACAAACAACAACAAGGGGTTGAATGGGTCGATTTGTAATTTTGGATTTCACAAAGTTCCTCTAACAAAAGAACAGATACGTTGGACATATACGATGTTGAAGTCGCAGGATCCGCCGATGATTGGAATGAAGACCATCGAAGATGAAGTCAAAGCGGCAGGAACCACCACAGTCTATTCAAAGTAAATAATATATGTAATTATTATACGAAGAAGAAAAAGATGAATTCAAAATTAGTTTTAGCAATCGTTGTTATTCTTTTACTGTTGTATGTCATTTTCAAGGCTTTGACGACGACCTATACAACTTTAGGGACGATGCAGAAATGGGGTAACAAAACAACACTACAGGGGTCGAATCTACCGAGTAGTTTTAAAGCAAATAGCGCCATTTCTATCTGGTTTTACATCAAGAAGTGGGTGAATGGGGCGAATGTCGTGAGCTTTCACACCGGTGGTTCAGGAGATGCCGGTACTACCATGTTCAAAGTTCAGTTTAAAGCCAACACGAACACAATACAGATTTTCCCAAGGTCAGGCGCACCTGATGCACAATATGACTGCGAAATTGCCGAATTTCCTCTTCAAAAATGGGTTAATCTGATTATCAGTTTCAACGGTTCCGCGATGGATGTTTATGTCGATGGAAAACTCGTAAAATCGTGCGTTGTAAATCAGGGGTCGCGACTTCAAGAAACCCAAAGTATTGTTTTAGGCGATGACTCCGAACCAGTTAAGACTGCGGATGTCGGTTTTATTACGAATGTAAAACTGAAAGCCGCACCTATCGCCCCGCAAGAAGCATGGGATATTTACTCCCAAGGATTCGGTGGAAGCCCTTGGAGCGACCTTCTCAATAAATACAAGGTGAAATTAAGTTTCATCGTGGATAATCAAGAGCAGGCGAGTGTTAGCACTTAAACCATTAACGCAATACCATTATCACGCAAAACAACCTATTCATTTGAATAGATTGTTTTTTTATTCGATTATATTAGTAAGAATACAATAATAATGAGTGAAACCAACGGCGACGGAGGTGGCGGCGGATTTTTAAAAGGAATAACATCAAGTTTTTCAAATCCAAGTAGTGCTGGGTTGTCTTCTAGCACCGGAAGCAGCGGCAGCGGGTTTGGTTTGAGAGAATTCATGGAATCCAATAGTCTTGTTGCCAAATTCGCATTTATTTTAATGGTGTTTATCGTATTTTCAGTGGCAGTAAAACTATCCATTATCGGATTGTCGTATTTATTGCTTCCATCGATGTCGCCTTTTGTGTTAGACGGAACCGCAAATACGGAGGATATGGTCATGGAACGAACACAGGACCCAGCGAAAGAGGATTCGGTATTCATCTCGAGGTCTATGAATGAAGACGGTGGTTTAGAATATACGTGGTCGACATGGTTTTATATTAATCAGGTTCCTCTCCAAAAAGACAAATATTCAAGAATATTTAGCAAAGGCGGTGAAGGAACGAAATCATCTGGGGATGGTATTTATTATCCAAATAATGCTCCGGGATTGTATATTAAATTTACAGAATCCGTCACCGCTACAAACCCCGACCGCACCGATAAAGGTGTGAATGTGTCACTATTGGCGGTCGTTGATGTCAACGGCAAGAATGACAACGAAGCCGACAAGAAAGAAAATTTACACGAGAAGCTTATCGCAACCGATATTCCGATGAAGAATTGGGTGAATGCCGTAATTCGAGTAACAAATAACGTGATCGACTTATACATCAACGGTCGTCTCGCACAACGTCGTAAAACCGCAGGTATTCCATTACAGAATTATGGCAAGGTATATATCGGCGAAAGCAAAGCAAGCAACCGTTTTAGTGGTTATATTTCAACCATCCAATATTTCAATTATTCCGTCGGTTCGAATAAAATCAAGAGCATCGTGGATGAAGGCCCGAACATGAAGATGGTTACAAATACCGGCGGACAAGGATCTACTAAGAATGTCGGTGCTTACTTGTCGAATAATTGGTACATGAGGTAATATTTTTTTACATGGAGATATCAGCAATACTGGTGTAAAAAAATATAACAAATGCCCGCTGTCGTTCCAACATGGACGCCGTTATTACAACAAGATTCGCCAACCGGTGATGTCTATTTTGTAGGCGAATATGGGCATCGTTTTAACATATATTCTTTGAATTACACTACTACATTTACACTTCTACCTGGCACATTTACATATCCTAGCACACTTCCGGGTGTCGGACCTCGTGACACAGATATACCTGCGTCTATCATCGCTAAACGAAATTCACTTATCGGATTTATACCGCTGATTAACCTCGCATCCAACAATAATTACACCCCTATTCGTTTTTCATTTCCATCCAACAATTTCGCAGTCAGCGTCGAACGTTTGGATCGAGACTATTATGTGATTCCGCAAGCATCTGGTGATCCGGCAAATACACCGAACCCAAATGGTTTATATAAAAATCCGGGCGCAGAAGATGTCCGGCTGCCATATCGTAATGCTCTTCTTATCAACGGTGTTTATGATAACTCAGGCGGATTTCGTTATGACCAGCCTTCGACTATGATACGTATGGAAATAAAACAAGCCATTACAACCATATCCGGTGAAACCCTCTTTTTAGATAAGACAATCAACGTCCCGCTTACAATCACAAAAGCGACAACCGATATTAGTTTGAACACACCATTTACTGGTCTCGGGCGAAGCAAATTAAATTCAATACCCGATAGTAGTGGGAATCTTGTGCGAGAATGGCTCGATGGACATATCGACCTCAACTTTCAGGATTTCGCAAGAACTACGCGTAAAAATATTCAAACTGGCGCCCCTGATTATGGAGATATCCAGTATTATTTGAGCGTGACTCTTCCGCGAACATTCGAACAAACCAGCGAATATATAAGAATATCCGGGAATCGGATTACCTTCATCAAAAGCACACAAACGAGTCCGAGCCAACTCAACCCGATTTCAATTAAATTCCTTCAAGAGGAGACCCCAATCTATAAACGGTCAAACCAGCGAATTGGGGATATGGCTGCTTACACGAATACAATTCGTCTTATTATCAAAAAATCAACACCAGAATTTATAAATCAAACGCCCGAAACAAATACCGATGACATAAATACCATTTATAAACTACCCAACATCAATAAAATGACGTCGGAGGGCTCGTTTGTATTAACTCCGCCAAACTCGAATAATAAAGAAGCCGATGGTGTGATAACATTTGCATCATCGAATGAAAGTTTATTAAAATTGCGTGTAACTGGCAGCGGCGCTTCGGCCGTATATACAGCATTCGTATATGGTTCAGGGACCGCGACTATAACTGTAACGCAGGCAGCGACGACGAATTTCAACCAAAAGGTCGCAACATTCGACGTGAATGTGTTTGAAATCACACCTGCGATTATTAATTGTAATACAAACCTTTTTTACACAAACCCATACAATCGCCAATTTTGGACACGTTTCAAGCCAGAATGTCGGTCGTCGAATTTGGTGAATAGTGTGACTGGACAACCACTTACTGCGACGCAAGTCGATGAAGTCTATGATATGCGACGCAAGGCTGAAATCCTGAAATACAATAAAAATGCGGGCGGACTCACGAAAACGCAAAAATATGCGAAAGCAGCACGCGGTGAGCTCATGCGGAATATCGGAAATTCGGCTAGATACACGACCGATACCGCGAGTCCATTTGCGTTGATTTGCCCCCCTACTGCCGCCAACAGCCGTATATTATGCGGTCTTACCAGCGCATGTGGCGTGCCTGGACCCGAACGCGTTCTTTGCCTTGACCCCTCTATCAATTTATACAATTACAAACGCACCTATCAGTATGAAGCAGGTCTTCAACTCACGCTGAATATCCCAACAACGATTTTAACTGAACCAACGAATTTACGAATTAGTAGTTATGATAACGTAAATAAACGGGTCACGTTGTCATGGGATGCGCCGGATTCAAATGGTGGCTTACCTATCACCGGTTATGTCATTACGTATTCCATAAATAACAAAACATGGGCGCCTTATAAAAGCGTATTTCCATACAAACCAGCGGCGGGTGATCCACCCCCAACATTTAATCCTGTTAGCGGTGAAATCAACGGAAATTCGGTTGTCTTTGAACAAATACCGGGATCTTCTCCAATTCTTGATAATACTGTCTATTATTTGTCGGTGTTTTCGGGGAATGAACGCGGTTTATCGAGTGTGCCGGCGACAATCACGCTGAAAACATCATCAGTCCCGTCGATTATTAACGATTTCGGATTTACGAATACGCCGGATGAACGGGAAAACTTAATGGTGAATTTGAAATGGACAGACCCGTCGAATACTGGAAGTAGCGGTGGTAGTGCGGCGGGTAGTAGTGCTAGTGGGGCGGCGACGGCTGCGGGTGCGGTTATTTCATCCTATAATGGCCCGCCAATCACAGCGTATAATTTATATCACAGAAAGGTTCCTGATACAACATGGACAAAAGAAACACTTACAATATCGAATGTCATTATTCCAACCGCCGGTAGTCAGGTGCGTCGTTATGTCCTGCGGAATTTATTCAACGAAAGTAAATATCAGATAAAAATAGAACCCATCAATAGTGTTGGTATTGGTCCAGAATCTGCGATTATTAACGCGCGAACACTTATGAAACCGGGTGTTCCTACCAATATAACCATCACATCCAAATATGGTCTATTACCGCCATCGATAACCGATATGTCGCGTAATTACATTAACATTACATGGTCAAAACCTGATACAGGCGGAACCGTGATTAAATATTATAATATTACGATTACACCACCAGCTTCACTCGGTTCGGGTCTTACTTATCCATATAATATTATTTCTTCCACCGACACCAGAACGTCATATAGCGAAGATATCGGTGTTTTAAATAATGCGTATTTGGTTGATGGGTCGTATTCGATTATCATGGAAACTTATAATGGTTATTTGACAAGTAAAGAGAGTGCGCGTTTATTTTTAACCATTAATCCCACATCTGCGAAAGCGTTCATCTATAATATCGAAGGTTATTATACCTCTTCTGGTTTGTCATATGCGGAGATGACATTTTCAATCAATACGCAATGGCAAATCGCGAATCCAATTTCATCTGTAAAAGTAAATGGATTGAATGCTCCTTATTCTACTTCTTTGAATACAGATAATCAACCTATCTCGGGTTCAGGACAACATAAGATTCGTATTCCGGCAACAAACGCTGGTTCTGAAATTATTATTGTTGGTACAGAATATAACGTAACGATTACACTTATCTACCGAGACGGGCAGCAACAAACCAGCGAATTATTTTCATATACTCCTGAAATTCGGTATCTATCATTATAGTCGTCGGGTTGCGTTTGTTTATTCTCTCAGAGTAGGGTCAATACAAATGTCATGGCGTGAATACACTTGTCCCGACATACATTTATCTGTTGCTTCCACCTTCACACAGCTACGAAATCCGCGGTCTTCGCCTATGTAGCAGTAGCCGCCTTTTCCACTTTGATGTTTTTGTGTTACACTCGTGCTATCATCAGCGCGTGGCGACGGCCCGGAGTAATTACGGTCAGCTTTGTCTAAAAAGGTATATTTGTTATTGTCAGTCAAGAATCCGGGTTTTTTATCGCTGCTGTTTGTTGCGTCGGGTGGGACGGGTGGGCGATGTGCCGACGCGATCTTCGATGAATCTCTCGGTCGTTGTCGTCGTACCGTTGGTTTGTCGCCATCGTCATCGCTATCGCTATCGCTATCGCTGTCGCTGCTATCACTCTTGGTGCTGCTAGCGGAGGTGGTGGTATTCAGGGGTGCGCCCGTGAGTTGAGAGATCACCTCCCGCCCCTTTTCTTCCATCGATTTCAGAAACGTATTTATCTTTTCACCAAATTCTCCCATGCCTAAAGAAAAATCGCTATTTGATGACAAACTACTCCACATAAACCATACAATCACAACGATGATGATAAACTTCACCAACGTCCAAATCGAAAAAAAACTGTCGCCGCTGTCACCCCCGTCACCGCTGCCGCTCCCGACGTTATCGAGAGACAGTTCAGGCATCTTGATGTCTTTAAATGTATCTTGTGCTTTTTCTTTGATGTCGGCAATAATCCCGGATTTCGCCATTTTGGAAGAAACAGACAATCCACTATTTACGCTGTCATTATTGGTAGGTGCGCCGAAATTCGTAAATTTAAATGTTGGAAGTGACATTATACACGTATATATATTTACTTGTATATATATTTACTTGTATATATAATTACTCGTATATATTTACTCGTATGGGCTATATTTCTTAGGAGCCGTCTCGCCTACCGCGGTTTCGTCGTCTTTTTTCCTGACGATGGTATTCATCGAATTCAACGCTTCAAGACGTTTAATCGTGCGTTCTAAATCTCCATTTTTATCACCAGCGTAGCCTGCCGACGAAAATAAGTAATCGGTATCAGGGCTAATTTCGTGTTGTTTAATCTGTTTATACACCGAATTGATATTCGCAACTGCGGTTTCAATCACCATGCGGTCATTTATCATTTCGATTTTACTATCATATTCGGCGGTTAAGAGTGATATCGCAAAATAAATGAGATAGCGTCGTTTTTTGCGAACACCTGGTGTAAAACGGATACAGTATAAGTGTAATAGACTTGTCACGATTTTTTGTGTGAGAGGAGAGAAATCTTCGGTGTTGGCACTTCGCGCAAGAATCATATCCCAAATCATCCAGATGGGGTCGAATTGTAGCTTGTCATCAACTGGTATATGCGACCGTCTCTCGCAACGACATGTTTCTTTCTTCGCCTTACAGATGGTTTCAAACTCCACAATCCATTCCACCCAATAACATGCGAATAATGTATTTTTAGAATCGCGAGAGATATGATAGGCGAACTCATTCATCGCGATGAATATTTCCTTGGGGTCTCTCTCTCGGAAAAACTCCTGCGCATAATCGACACGTGGTGCTTTCAGACGCTGCGACATCGTCGCGATATCATATTCTTCCTTTTTCTTTATTTTTACACTCTCGTATTTGTGTTGTCGCTTCGAATTTGCCAGAACACATACAATTTCCGCGAAAAGCGATCGCATCTTGGGATGATTTCGTAGGCGGAGTTCATTCCCCGTATAACCGTTGGATATAATCGATTTGAAGCTATCATACCGCATTTCAATATACAGCGGTAGTTTAGGACTCGCTAAATGAATATATTTACTCATGAAAGTGATAATGATATCCCAGAGTTCGAGATAATGCCCGGAACATACGAGTTCCGCACTCCAATAACAAGCGGGTTCGATTTTAGAACTGGATAGACTATTCAGAAGTTCTTTGCGAACATCGGTTTTTTTATAAGAAGAAAACGTGATGCCGCGAAACTCGCTCTCTCCGCGTATATCATTTATTTCATTCGGGTCGGTCATTACGAGTGGAACGAGTGGAGTGAATGGAATTAGTATTACTATCTCGGTGGTTTTTATTCACGCGAGAATAACGATAATATATTTTGTAACGAAATACTAGTAGATATGACTTCTCTCTATACATCATTTTCGGCATATATTCGTTCCATCACACGATGGGAAATATTAACTTTCTTGTTCATTTTACTTATGATATTCTGTTTTATTAAGCGCGACTTATCCTTTCATGTCGAAGGGTTTGAGCAGCGAGAAAAATACAAGGTGTATGAGAATGACACACTTTTCGATAACTTTTATGCCGATATTTATGACGAGCTGTTTATTCAACCGAATAAAATCGAGGCCGAAGCCGATGAAGTTATCCATATCACGGGCGCACTTTCGGGGTCGGACACTGACAAGAAGAAATTCAAAGTATGCGATATCGGGTGTGGTCGCGGCCATCACGTCCATGAACTGAAAAAGAAGGGTGTCGTGAATGTTATCGGGTGTGATAATTCAGATTCCATGCTTCAAAATGCGAGAGATTTATATCCATCATGCAATTTCATCAAGGGGGATTTCATGAAGCCGATGTTATTTAGTGAAGAAGAGTTTAATGTGCTTACTTGTTTTTATTTCACGGTGTATTACGTGAAAGATAAACGCGCATTCTTTCGCAATTGTTATCAGTGGTTGAAACCAGAAGGCTATCTCATTATTCACCTCGTCGATCGCAATCACTTTGACCCCATCGTTCCCGGTGGAAAACCTTTGTTCATCGTTTCGCCGCAATCCTACGCAAAAGAACGCATCACAAATTCTCTCGTCAAGTTCCGCAGCTTTCAATACAAATCGGATTTTACACCGCCACCGCCAACCAAAAATGCCGCTGCCGCCGCAAAAGGAAGCCAGAAACGAAACACCGGTGAGAAGAATATCGGGAAGTTTGTCGAGAAGATCACCGACGATAAAACCGGGAAAGTCCGAGAGAATATTCACACCTATTATATGCCGACAAATCGAGAGATGTTGGAAATCGCCAAAGAGGTCGGTTTTACTGTGACTGGACAGGTCGATTTGGTTCATGTTTTAAACGAATATCAGTATTTGTACATTTTGAAGAAGGCCGCGTAGGCTGCGCGCTCGCATTTTTATCCTTGTAATATAATGAACGACGTAGTGTTGAGAGCATCAATACCGCCGTTTTTCTTTCATTATATTATCGTTTTCGTCGTCGCTGTCGTGATCGTATGTGTTTGTGTATTAAAATTCAAATACTTTTATTGGTATGAACAACCTCTCACGTTTCGGTGGTCGATTCGCCGTTTCTTTCGTAATCGCGGCGCAGGCGCCAACCGCCACGCTACAAGTATCATGAATCCCCTATATCTCGGCACACGATGTTATACAGCGGTTGTATATCCATTTCTACATTATGTAAATCATGATACGGTTCGGGTATTTCGCGCAGCACATGATGAAGATATTCCGTTCGAGAGAATCTCTCGGTTGTTGATGCGGACCAGCTCGAAAGATGAGGGAATAACACATAAGAATGCCGGACTTATCGCGGTCGGGGCGGGGGCGGGGGCGGAGTCATCGGATACGCTCCGTCTTCTTCTCTCGAAAGAAACGTTCGGTCTCTCCGCATTCATCGGTGTATTTATGAACAAACAATCCATGAATGCCGACGATATAATGGGTGTATCTGTGCTTACACCGCGCATCATGATTTCATTTGATTCATCGTTGTCGGCGTCGGCGTATCGCTCTGTTTCGATTTATATGTCAGAGTATCTTGCGTGGAATCAATATACGATGACGGAACGCGAATCTCTCGAACTTCTTGAAACAACTGAATATATTCAGAAGTGTCGAGAGATTGCGGGCGAACAAACACTCTATCGTTATTCCGAAATTCCATGGGTTGTTATTCCATTTTCGACAGTGTATTCTTACGTGTTTAGAGCAGCGGCGGTAGCGGAGACCGATGTGAATACAACAAGAAGACTCTTCCAGCCCGGATTGCGGGTTGTTCGTGTTTCATCGGCCAACGTTGCCCTTTTTTATGCTTTTGTAAATGACCGCACGAGAGATTTCCGGATATGTATTCTAAATGAACTCACGCAATTACAATCTCTCGTTGAACATGAATTATACCAAATTTATATGTTACTCTTGAATCAAACACGTGTCGTTGCAGTTTATGTATTTACGCAGTCGCCATTGTCGGCGGCAGCTACGGCGGGTGCGGTTATGCCTACGGTTATGCCTACGGCGAGACCACGTAAAAAGACCAAAGGAAATCGAATTGCCGACCTTCACGATTATATCTCATCATCATCAACAGCACTCGTGAAATATTTGCCGCCGGTGATTCCACCCAAATACGACGCATTCGGAAAACGTATTGCGATGACAACGACACCGACGACGACGACACCAACGACTTCTAAAATACAGAGTCCGAGAGATTTTACGATGATGCGTTTGATTTCATCAATACAAGATAAAACGGGATGTGAAACAGCGGATTTTTTACGTGGATTTCAATATTGCGTAGGTAATCTGAATCGGACTAGCGCGGTTGGAATCGATACAATCGCACATAATCATCGCATCATCGATGCTCTACTTATTACTACGGCATCATCGTCATCGCCGTCATTCGTATCAAAAGAGAAATGGTATTACATCCTATATAATGCCATTATACACGAAGAAACGTTGTGTAAAGATATTTTCATGGTATGACAACGACCGCCAAGCGCTTCGTTATCGCCGATAATATTGCGTCGAAGCGAGCCTACGGCCACCAAACATGCTTCTTCCTGCGCCTGCGCCGCCACTTCCAGCAGCAGCATGTGTGAATGTATCTACGATGAATATGATAAATATGCCTAAAAAGCAATACAACACGAGTTCTTCGATGACATGACCTGTCTTCTCATCTTTCTTCTCTTCAAGCATATGAATAATGTAGTTCAACTTTTCGATGAGCGCAGCGTTTGTTCCAGACGATGTAGTGACTGCGTTATTGCCTCCTGCCAGTTGATTCGCAAGTGTTTCAGCATATGGGACAAATTGTTCATAATACTGCGTCGCATATGTGCTCGTTTTCGGATTTGTGCTAAATGCTGATACATTCGCTGCCGCCGCTCCTCCCGCAACAGTATCTTTCTTTGGCGCACCAGAAATTCCAGTCAATTTCTCGAAATAAGGAGAAGCAGAAGCAGAAGCAGAAGCAGAATCGTTCATTCCTTCCAGTAAAGTGGAAGAATAAGATGACGACGGATTTAGGGAATTCATCTGGGTTGTTTTTCGAACTACTTGTCCTGTATTGCTAGATACTGTCTCTGCTCCTCGAATAACTCCCGAATGAGATACATTCGTCGCATAAATACCCATACCTTGCGCTGGATAGGCCGGAAGTATCGATGAAGCGTCATCAGGGTCTTCTTCACTATCCTCCCCTCCTTTACGGTGAATATTTTCGATATAATCTTTGATTTGCTTTATCTTTTTTCCGGCGACAGCCGACATGCCCGATGTCGCCGCCGCCGATCCCGATGTATCAGTATTTGATAATTCATGATTTCGTGGAATCTTTAGGGTGCGATTCTGCCGACCTCCGATACCTCCGCCGCTACCGCCGCCGTTTCTTCTATTGTTCTTTGGTTCGTTGCTATTAGTTTCGGCGTATTCCGAAAAACCTAAAGATGTCATGTTCCCTATAAAAAAATGAGATTTTAATTCGGTGAAGATTCTTCCAGTTATATACGAAAAATATATTTGTTATGTATATAAGACGAAAATGGTGAAATTGAACAAAGAACTCACTTTAGGTGTTTTATTGGTGGTGATTGTCATTATGGTTCTTAAACCTAATCTCCTTGGATTTTTGTACAACAACGTTCTTGGTAAGCTCATCTTTGTTGCCGCTGTTGTTTTTCTTTCATTGAAGCACACCGCTGCTGGCTTACTTGCCGTAGTGTTTGTCGCGATGATTGCCTCGATGACCGGATACTATGGTTTCGAAGGTATGACCGCCGACCAAGAGGTTCTTGAAGGCGAGGAGAACATGAAGAAGGACGAGAAGAAGTGCGAAGGCGAAAACTGCGAGAATGGTGACGCAAAGACCAAGGAAGGCGCTGAGTCGCAAGAAGACCTTGTAAAGGAAATCAGCGATAAACTGAAGAAGAAATGAGCCGATGAGCGAATGCGATCGTAAATGAATATACACGACACATCACGTAACGATTGTCGTCTATATTATCTAGCATAATACTAGTAGTAGTAATCGTACATTTACTCGATGGAAATCCTGTATTCTATTCAATATATCATCTCATGGATTTATCATAATGTGATTCACAGCGAAGTCATGTATGCTATCCTAAAAATCCTAATCATCATCGGGTTGGTGGCATTATTGGTATATCGAGAATATACTTTGTTTCTTTTGTTATGTGTTGTGATACTTTCATCTGAATGTTTTCGATGGATGACGGAAAATAACCGTGATTTTGGTGAGGTTCAAAAAATGTTGGCGTCATCATTATGGAGTAATAACGCCGCCTCGGCTGCTCAATTTTCGATAACATCCGGCATAAGCGACAAAGATGAGCTCACGCGCGGAATTTCATTATCAAGCTCGTCGTCGGAACGTGAAGGATTTTCTCTCGGCATGCCCAAAATCATTAAAGGAGATGATAGCGGGAAAGACCATCGGAGGTCAAATAAATTCATCGAAGAAGATAGTAACGATTTTACTGAGAAATACTTTAAAAGCAAGCAGTGCTCGATTGGAAGCGGGGCTGGAAGCATCACGATGTTTGGAAGTAACGAATTGATTGGTGATTCGCGAACGGTGAATATAAAGACGATATATGATTTTGCGGGAAAGGCGCCGAGTAATGAAAATATCATAGGTAATGACGATTTGCGTGCAAGGTATTTCATCGATTGTGTGTATAATCCAGTAAAACGAAGTTACGGTAAAGTCGGAACATTTCGGGTCTCGCCTACCGATAATACATACCAAGTAGGCGACTTTCGCGATATGAAAACGCTGATGTATAATGACATCAACAATCGTATCATCGATATATCGCGTTGCCTCGCACGGTTTAATACGGAGGTATTGTTCAATACAGTTTCGGATATTACGGCGGATAGAAGCCAGCGATTGTCGTTGTCGGATCGGAAAGCAGATGATAGCATCATTCAAAAAACAAAGGAGGACGAATTTGTGTATAAATCTCTCATCGCAGGGAATTCAAACGCAGATAAAATGGTGAATATTCAATCGTTGAACTCAGGTCGCGCGGGGGATAATCGAAGCGATAGCACATATAGCCAGCTTCTTGACTCTGTAAATTCAGATGAACGTTATAAAAACAACGATACGTTGAAACAACGACATCTTAGCGTCTATGGTAAAGTCTATGGATTTCGCAAACGTATCGACGAAATTCTCTCGACGATGCGACAACAAACCAAGAATGATGCGGCATTATTAAATACGATTCGTGTAGGCGAATCCGTTGTTCAAGAGCTACGAATGATACTCGGATATCTTGCGATTGTTCAACGAACCGCCGATATTATCAAATTTGAAAAAGATACAAAGATTTACGAGACGAAACTTGATACAACACCACCACCGACTTCACTTTCATATCTTCCAGCCGACGCATCGGCGATCAATAACAATCGCAATATTTTTAGACTGCCGCATGATGACGACACGTATAACACCGACGACGAAAAACGATATTTATATGGAATTACGTATTACTTCGGCGGTCGGCCTCATACTTCAAGCTAGGGTATGTACGCACGTCACAGGATTCGCTTCGTGAAATATTTTTTTATCGACGTAGTATAGACAGGATTATTCATTCATTTTATTCATTTTATTGATTTATTCGTCATCATCAAAAATGGAACTACGAACAGTGGCGATTTTAGTATTGATGGCCACGATTGTTGTCTTGACATCGGCATTCGGAGCATATCAGGATGGGATTGAAAAACAGAAGGAACATGAGTTTCAAATGAAGAATAAGGCCGATAAGGCCGCCGATACTCCAACTGCGCTTGTAGGTGCGTCAGGTGCTGCAACTTCCTATAAACAAAGCGCCGCTCATCTTAATACGTCCGAAAAAGTGGATATGCCATATGTGAAAGAAGGTCCAAACGCCTACCGCGGAAAGGCGGGTGGGTATGACCTTCGTGACACCTACGACAGCAACGATGACCGCGATGACAGTGATAGCGATAGCGACGACGGCGAGCCAACGACCGAATTTCAACGAAAAATCAAATACATCAAAACGATATTCAAAGAAATATTTAGTAAATGGGGTTCGCAAGAACCGATTATGGCGCCGGTGAGTGTCGAAGAAGACCCCGATAATCCGCTGGGTGAAGGTTTCAAAATCCGAGAGAAATTCAAGAAAGGTGCGCGTCAAGGAATGCGCAAGTTGAAAAATGCGTTCCGCGGGCGATTCAAGTAACGACGACGCGGATTCGTAGGCGCAAGAAATAATCTATTGTAATACTAATAGTTACAGTATTCCAATGTCAAAACATAAGCATCGAACACGAAGTAAAACGCCAAAAATATCGATGAAAGCGGGTGCGGGTGCGAGTAGTGGGCCTGTCGCCGCTGCTGCTGCCGCACCCGGAGCACCAAAACCACAAGTTGGCGGAGCACCGGGGTCAATCGCATCATCACCACTCATACCCCCAATCACCTTGAAGTCATTTACAGACCTTTTTTCTGGAAAAACAAACTTTTTTACACTACAATCACCGGCAAACAATATTATGGATTCGAAAGTATTGACCGCCGCCCACAACTTCTTCCATAATCTGAATACAAGCACATTTTTCGCCGGTTTTGTCATGATTATCTTGAATATTGGGTCTCGATATATCAATCTCGAGTTGAACTCTTCAACCGAGTCGTGGATTAAATACCTCATGAGCAAAGAGGTGCTCGTATTTGCTGTGAGCTGGATGGGCACACGGAGTATATATTACGCACTCGTGATTACTGCATGTTTCAGTATTGTCGTCGATCATCTCATGAATGTAGATAGCAAGTATTGTGTTATTCCGTCAAAGTTTAGGGACCTTCATACGATGACCGAAGAGAAGCATGGACCGGAAAATAAGGTGTCGGACTTAGAAATCAGTAACGCATTACACACACTTGAAAAAGCGAAGAAGGAGAAGGAGGAAACCGACCATCTAGAAATGGTGAAATATCATCAGCTCTTTAAAGATGATACGTTTGACACGTCACAACCAGCGAAGGTCGGGGGAGCGAAATAATGTAGCAAAGCGTAATTTGATGAGAAGAAAAATAGAATGAGTATATAGTTAGTATAGTCATTCTATCATAGAAGGATAGGTATAATGTCACTTGAAGGGCCAGAATTAGAAGAATTTATAAGAAGCACCGAACATTCTCATGATACCGAAGATGCTGTATTACATAGAATGAAAAATCCAATATATGGTTTTACTGGAGGAGCTAATAATTTATGTTGGTTTTATTCATCGTTACAGTTGTTATTGAATACACATGCGTATCGACAATGGATATCGAAAGAAGTTTCAACTAAGAGAACAAAATGTGAAATGTTACACCATATTTTTAAGGAATTTATTCATAAACAAGAAATATATCCTTTAAAAGAAGATGTTCGGGTGATTGATGTTGGCGGTTTTATTGCTGGGATAAAGTCAGTCCCAGAAAACCTACAATTTTTATTTTATACGATTTTAACCACCGGTGAGCAACAAGACCCATTACAAATGCTTGACGAAATAAGTGAATGTTTAAATATTAACTCCTTTCAAGTAAATTATAAAACAATCTTTTATGATGAACGTAAAAAGACATTAACATATTTACCATTATTACATAATCCCCGACCCGAAACAGTATTAGCAAATTTCTCGTCTTCTGTGCCTAAGGCATCTTTTGTCTTTAATAGTACCCAATTAATTAATAATAATTCTACTACATTTACATCACTACAACAGTTAATTGATATTATACCGGTTTTTCCAATAAAAGAAAATAGCACATCAACATTAGATACACATTTTATATCAAGCCTAAAAACATCTTCATTATCGCGCTATCTCGAAATTAAACAAAATATTAAAGATTTATCGGGTAAAAAAAAAAGTTTTAATATCTATGATTATTTCGAAGTATTGGATGCGGCTTTCACTACTTTATTCAATTTGACAGGAAAGGGCTTTTCATATGACAGCACGGTAATTGATTGGTTTAATGATAAAGTAAGTAAAAATATACTTCGAACATATGTTGATAAAGATAATACTACACGTTATGAGTTTGTAAATAATATCAAAAATTCTATTAAAGATTATATAAATACAAATAACATACGCACGTATGATGCTTTTTTAACTGGTTTGAAAAGCAGTTCTGAACAAAATGTAAAAAATTTACATAACGTATTAGAATTTTACGAAGATGTAGTATTGAAACCGATATTACAAAATATGTATGACGATTTTACTACATATGTTCCTGACACAAATATAGTTATAATTCAACCTTCTGTTACTCGAAATGTCATTCATAAGAGTATTATGCAAACTCAAAGATTCAACCATTTATCTCGTATAGACTTTACTACAATTAGACCAGAACATGTATTTAATTTTAACGGCAAAAAATATTTTTTAATTTGTATTGTATGGCAAACTAGTGAAGGGATAGGGGAGGCAGGACATTATCAAGTTGAAATAAATATAGTTAATCCCAAAGATAAATCCATTCAACCTGGATTATATCACTGTAATGATTCATCTACCAAAAAAATAAATAATTGGAATTATGATATTATAGGAAATAACCCAATACCATCACTATTTGTATTCCAGAATGCGGCATTAACGCCAGGTATATCTCCGGTAGATTTTCCCCCAGTAGTTGGCGGTTTGCGCGGCAAAACTAGTAATCCCCAATTACTCACGCCCGGCGGTGTTGTCCAGGTTCATGAAGGGAGCGGAAACTGGGGTGATTTGCAGAACGACTATACAAAGATTTTTGCTCCCATAAAAACGACCATCGATTATCTAATTAAAGCGGGTTATAAGCATATTGGTTTTACATATTCTGCAAACCAAGCACAGACTCAGGAAATGTTTAGAGCATACGAGTTCAAACATGGCGAACAAACCGGATTATCCCAAAAGCTACAAAATGGTATTATCAAAACGAGTCAATTTAAATTACTCAGGGGTACTGGTCAAGGATATATAATGGGTGAAATAAAAAATGAATTGAGCAAAGACGCGAGATATGATAAGGTGTTTAGAATTATTCCGTTCAGCACGATGAGATATATTGGTGAAAACACACAAGAATACGTACCAGACAGGAATTCTCTTGGTAACGTAGAAGATTGTATCAATTTTGCTAATTTATTTTTAAAACTACCTAACAGTATAATTATAGGTTGGGCAGCTTTTAAAAATCCAAAATTAACGGATAAAAACATATTACAAGATAACTATTTTGCCATAGGTGGCGATAAAGCGAAATACGCAAAACAAGCGAATCCAAAAACTGATTATAAAATAGAAGATGTAGTGCCGGTATTCCGGAATTGGGCTCTACAAAACTGGAATTCGGATGCTCAAAAATTGGTTGATCATCCTTCATCAACGCCTCCGCCTCCGCCGAAAACACCCCCCGTTAAAACACCTCCCGGTAAAGGTCTATCTTCTCCTCCGCCCCCTTCTTCACCGCTTCCGCCTCCTACTCCACCAACACCAGGATTAAACGAACAGACCGGATTTTTAAATGGAATCAAAAAGCGAATTGAAGAAATAACCCAGGCCGCGTCTAAATCTATGGATGATGGTAAGAAAGGCATAGCAATCCTAGTAAATGGCGGTTCATTCAACCCAATACATAATGGTCATTTGGAAATGTTCTCATTCGCTAGGCAACGTTTGTTGGCTTCTTCATCTCATCCTAAATCAAGAAGCGAAACTGGTGGAGGTCATACATATTTCGATGTATTAGTGATATATGTTGTTTCGCCGGTTGGCGACCTTATTGAAAAAAATAAAGCAGATTCTTCCAAAATAACCTACGACGAAATTAACAAAAAATACAGAATCAAACTTTGTCGCGAAGCATTTGCGAGTATCGATGACGTCGTTCCCAACCCTTATGAAATAAAACGAGCAACTGACGGAAATCATCTTTCAAAGAACATGTTTGTTTGGCCAGACGAACATAATTCGCCAAATACGGTTGGTAATGGTTTAAGTGAATATTTTAATAAATCAAGCATCAATAACGTTACATTCTACGGTTTGGCTGGTTCAGATAAAGTAATCCCGGATTCAGGTAAAACAATAAACCCTCGTGAAACATATTATTTTTTACATGGAATTGGTGGTAATTCAATTATTGTTGGAAGAGCAGGTCAAGACCTGACGACGGTTTTTACTAGTTTTAATCCTAGCGCGGTTGGTTTGTCGGCACAACCGTATGACCCCACGAATGGAAAAATTACGATACCTACCGAATCACAAATTTCATCCACAAGGATTCAGCCGCAAATTATTGAGTTGCGTAACTATTTAATATCGATAGTTGCCAATCAAGAATTCACAAAAATTATGTTAAAAGAGGATTGTGATGACTCAAAACCTACAACTGATTGTATATCGTTTGCCAGTCAAGAACAACGTATCAAATATGTCCAACGACTCGTCAATCAAATCGAAGTTCCTCGAAGTATTCTTTTTAAGTTAGTTACATACGGTGAGTATCCGCAACCTTCTATTCGACGTAATGAGGTTGGTAAGGCTTGGTGCGGCTATAAAGAGTTCCGGAGGTATTTATTTAGATTCGAAAATTTTAATTTATTTCGTAGAATCGCCGATACATTAACGATAAAAAACTACTCGGATGAAGAAGAACAAAAGAAGCTTAAAAATCATCTCGCAACTTTTCAGAAACGCCACATAGTTGAACCAAAGACATTATCGCCCGCCGGAGATTCAAAAAATGGAACAATCGAATTTTTACAAATGACGACAGCACACGCATTATTTATACAAGGGGATGTTGGTGCGGCTACTAGTATATTGAATTTTGCGAATGCGGAACATGTTGGCGGCGGAGTGCTGTATGGTTCATGGGTTCAAGAAGAAACTCTTTGTATGTTGTCGCCTTTATTGTATTTGACGTTGGTGAATTTAAATAACTTTACTAATAATCGTGATACGCCTACTTCACGATTCGTATATGGTGAAAAGTGGGGTGAAACAAACTGGAAAACTCAATTTTTTTATACAAGTGAAAAAACACCCGTTGATTTTTTTACAGATGATGAATTTGCGTTCGTTCAAAGACCACCGCCTCTGCCGTTAATAGATGGTGGAACGCCAGACCAGGTATTTCCATATTACGGACACGTTATTACAGCAGCTGCTTATGACTGGAGAAACAACATTAAAATTGATAGTTTTAAAGGTTATACCGATCCAAATTTCAACAATTCTATGATTACTATAATTAAAAATATGGCGTATGTCGCAGCGACACAACAACAATGCGATGTATTAGTTTTGGGAGCATGGGGGTGTGGTGCTTTTGCGCCAAAACAGGAAAACGGAAGACCGGTTGATGGTTATATTGAACATGTCGCGCGACTATTTTGCCGAGCTCTTTATACGGTTATTCCAGATTCCGAAAAAAATGTTACATATAGAAATTTATTTAGAAAGGTTATTTTCCCTATCCCTGATTGTAATACATATGACAAATTTAAATCCGCGTTTGATTCGGAAGAAGCCGTTATACAAAGGGGTGGTGGGTTTATAAAAGAAGAACATGCCAAAGAAGTGTCACACGATGGCGATGGCGATGGCGATGGCGATGGCGATGGCGATGGCGATGGCGGCTTAAAAAAGAAAAAGGCGTCATCCATGAAATTACCCATCACGGATTCACCACCACCTCCCTATATCACAATAACAAATATGATTGCGGGCATCGACTCTGGGATAGACCATTTTGTCGAACAAGTAAGTAATCGCAATCCTCTGAGAGAAATTTCGGTCAACGAACAATCCGCCGCCGCGAACCAAAATAAAGATGCGTTGAAATTTTCGCGTGTTGACGGCTATTTTCCGAAATCAACCGTTCCTTTATTCGAGCAAATGGTGTATCATCGCGCCGGTTCCATGAATTTAAATCCTCTCACGGTTTTCATTCCAACCGGTTATAAAATCAATTTCCAAGAAATCAACGAATATTTCCGAGAGATGGTGCGACGTAACGACCCTGAAACCCAAGAACTCATAAATCTAGTAATTAACGCATATGGAAATAACAACAATAGTCTATTTTACAAGCATACACTTCCTGGCAAGGTATCAACTGCGGGGGCGAGACCAGTTATGGTTGGTGGAGCATACCCTGCTCCAAACACGACGAAAAGTGTGTTTGATTTGGATCCTAAATCAGCAGAAATTCTTCAGTTTAAAATCGATAAGTGGCACCGGAGTTATATTGATTGGTGCTTTTATCGAAACGCAACCCGGTTTTTCGTGGAAAATCAACAATTGCCGAAAGGAGAGTTAGTTAGCTTGAAAATGGAATTTGATGAAGTATATGATGTAAGTGGGGGAAGAGGGTTGATGAAAATGGTGGATGTTATTCAAGGTCATTATGAAAAAATATCCGATTATTATAAAATTAATGTCAAAGATAATGTTAGTATAAATGAACAATCAGATGAGTTTACAAATTTCATGTACTTATTTGATATTTTATACGCTGAAATTCAAAAATACAAGCAGGACCCATTAGATTATGTCACAGAGCGAAAAAAGTATTTTCCGTCATATTCATTCGACGTAAATAGTAGATCGTTTCTATTACAGGTCTTTGATAAGTTCCGTTCCATTTTTATTCAGTTGAAGTTGCTCAAAGACGCTCACACCACCGAAAATTTTATCGATACCGTGCCTTATTTATCCCAACTTGAAACATTACAATCCATCTCTGACGAATTTACAAAATTAAAACAAAGTATTGAAACGAACCCTGCGTTAAAAACCGCCGTCGATATATTCGAGAAATATATACTCACGTCTAACGGGTTTGTTGATGTAAATCGACAACAGAAACATATACCAAGTTATAAAATCATTCAGTATGTATTTCAGACGATAAGTTATTATAACGATGAACCACGGACTACGTCGTCGCCACCGCCGCCGCTTGGGTTATTTGAGAGTTATGTCGGAAATTTATACACGACGGGTGGTGTCGTTCCAAAAGATCCAAAAGATATATTTGTTAAACTGATTGACGACGATTTTATAACAACGTTGTATGAAGCGACGCATATACCATCACATCCGTATCATAATGAAATGGTTAAATTGACTGAAACAATTGACAAGCATGAAGATTTAATCAAAAAATTGACAGAAAGAAAAGATTATAATGATCCAAATTTTCTTCAGAAACAGTTCGACAATACCATCAAGAGGAAAAGGTTTGAATTTGGGGTGGCAACAGCCGACGGCGCATCATTAACAAAAAAAATCAAAGCCTTAAATAGAGATCTAGTGGCATATGTAACCACAGCCGACGCAGACGCTGATGAAGTCTATACAAATAACGACTCATTAGACAATAAAATCAAACAGGTTGAAGCAAAAATAAAATTATTAAAAGGTAAATATTTCGTGTCGTCATTATTGTTTTATAATCATCAATTTATTACGACGACGACGACGCCGGCGCCTAAGGATATCACGATGACCGTCGCCAATTTCTTTAAAAAATTCTACACCGAATCAAAATTGGAGACACCCGACCTAGATTCATTCCAAAAGAAAAATGAGGTCCCTTTTTCATTCGGCATAGATTTGATTTTTTGGGTTCTGTTTCGTATTTCAAAGTACTATTTCGCGTCTTTTCATGCGAATTTTATCGAAAAACTAAAAGAACAAATCGGGCCGCAAAATCAAACACTACGTTTATTACGACAGAGTGTTCGATACAAAGAAAGCAAACTCAATCATCTGTGTGAAATTGTTGCGAAATTACTTGGTATATCAGTTGTCCGTATTATTCCTGATAGGTCAAGCTATTTAATTAAAACTGAGGATTCTGTTTTTAAAGGATTTGTAAGTCATAGAACCTATAATTCTAAATGGGAAGATACTCTTGTCAAAAATCCAACATACTCAGGAAAAATTAAATATGTTAGCGACAAAATGACGAAAGGGTTAGATAAGACGCTAGGGTTGGCGGATGAGGCAAATGGAACGAACCCGAATGTAAAAGAAGAAAACCGCAAAAAGATGAAGGCGGCGTTGATTGAGTTGCTCGAATACAATACAGTTCAGGTTGTTCATATGTTGTTCGCCAAACCACGCGATATTTGGTATTCTCCCGATATGCGAATTGGTAGTTTATCGGCGGTCTCAAAATGGGTATTCTTTCGTTTAGAAAAACCGGAGATTGTTACGAAAAGTGCTTTCAAAATGTTGAAAGACAAAATGTGGGACAATCCGGTGACATCGAGTAGCGGCGGCGGCGGCATCACACAACCACGTCTCGACTTTATTATTGATAAAACACCGGCCACACAAGATGTATTCGAAATAGAGATAGTAAATAACAAGGAATTCAATACCAATCAACTCCCGCAAGGACAGAATGGATTATGTGTTTTATTGATTGCGTCTCAACCATCGCCGCAAATGATAGAACCAGGTAAAGATTCGGCGAATGATTCACGGTTTCAAAATTCGTCATTTCGTGTCGGCGATGTTCAACCTGCCGTAAATGATAACCATGCGCTTGGGGCTAAAATAATGGATAAACTTGTTGGGGCAATCAAACCTGACCCGCAAAAATGTAATAATGTTCGTGGTTTGATTCAGGAACAAGCGAACGAGATTGCTGCGATGACGAAAAACTTACTAAAAGCGGCAGGTGTTGATATGTCCATTCAACTCACCGGGCTTAAAAATAAATTGTTGGCGACATCCTCTATTTTTAAAGCGATGACGTTACTAAGTGTTGTTGTTCATCCGTTTTCTAAAAACATGAAGAACTCTCCGCCACCCGCAAATGTAAGCGCCGCACTTAAACTCACTACGCCATATAGTGGCGACCCTGATTATGATGCCGTAATCGGATATTGTCAATATTTAAATGCTCTACGTTCAACACCACCTGACGATTTAAAAAAAATGGCCGGTGTAGATATGATTATGAATGCTTATAATAGGGATAGTGTTTATTCGTATAATATTATTGGATTGATAAACTTACGAGACGATACAACTAGTGATGTTATGGATAAGATACTAGGGTTTCTTAAAGAAGAAGATAAAGAAGAAGACGATGAGGGTGACGGTGATGACGAGGTTAGCGAAGACGAGGGTGGCGAGGGAGGTGACGAGGTTAGCGAGGACGAGGGTAGCAAAGGTGGTGACGAGGGTGGCAGCGGCGAGTTCTTTGCGGGTGGAAAAAGACGAAAAATATATATTGGTGGCGGACTTAACAGAATTCGAACAGCCGCAAAATTATTTGAAAAAGCCGCAAAGACGCTTTCATTCGCGAAAATCGAACTGGTGAAAATGCGGATTGAGGGTAAAGTCGATGATGACACATTAACACAAGCTAATGCGATGAATATGGTTCAAACCGCCGCAAATGAATATTTTCCGCCAGCAGAATATCTTCTTGGAAGAATATCACAGAACGACTTATTGGGCCAAACCGGAAAACAAACACAATCTGTAAAATATTATGAACGTGCCGCGCTTCGTGGTCATAAAGATGCTTCGTATAAATTGGGATTAATCTATTTAAATGGAGCGTATGGTGTGAAAACGGATACAAATAAAGCCAAGAAATTATTGGCTATCGCTGCGAAAGAAGAGAAAGGGGTGGTTGATTATGATTATACTCTTACATTTATGGCTAATGCCAAGAATAGCCTGGATGACATCGCCCAGAAGGAAAAAGAAATGAAAAAAAATATAGAAGAGAGTGCGAAAAGGGAAGAAAAGCCGGAAGAAAAGCCGGAAGAAAAGCCGGAAGAAAAGCCGGAAGAACAACCGGAAGAACAACCGGAAGATGAAGACGAAGATGATGATATATATATAGTTGCGGCGGACGAAGCTGCTAGGTTCTTAGAAGGTAAGAATGATGAATACGGGATTGTAGGTGATTCCAAATATAAACAAAAGGAGAAACCTTCTGTTAAAGTTTTTCATATTCCTATTCCAGATTTATCACCATCGGAAAGTATTGATGTTCATGAAGATGAAGAAATAAAAACAAGAGACATATCATTAGAGATAGACGACAAAGAAGAAGCACCGGTTAGACCAGTAACGCCAGTTATTGCCGCCGCCGCAACCGCAGCAGCAGCAGCATCAACTATAATACCTCCGGTTAGTAAAATAACTGATGCGTCGGTAGATTCTGACACCGAACACGAAGGTGCTGGCGACGAAGACGAAGGTGCTGGTGTTGGTCCTGGTTTGAGAGTAAGTGGATATCGTACATCACCACCGCCCCGTGATAATGGCCCGGCACCACTTCCTCCGATTACAGAAGTTAATAAACGAGATTATCAAAGTTGTATTAGAACTATTAGAACGGGAATAGAACGTATAAATAGACGTCTAAAAAGTTATAATAGTAAAATAGTAACACCTGCATTTAAGAATGCAAAATTCCGTGAAATACAAGATCTTATACAAGAAATAGAAGGTTCTTTTGAAAGAATAAATGCTAATAACTATCTGAGAAGAAGTATAGATCCATCATTAGCGGATCGTTATGGTAAAGACCTTAAAAAAGCAAATACAGAATATGCCGCGCTTCTTAAAGATTACGACGAATTGAAGCCAATCCTAGCAGATTTTGTAAGCAAACATCGAATCGAAACAGGAAAATTCGTGATGGACCCAGAGAGTGAATTATTTCTAGTTACGGGTGACGAAGGCCAAGGCCAATCCGGAAAAGCCGAAGCAACTGTCGGTGGAAGTCATCATGGTGGCCGCGCCAACGGCAGCACCGGCATTCAAAAAGGAGGACGTTATCGCATACCTCCTGATTCCGAAATATATCGCATGTTTGCCATCGAGGTAGGACATAAACCAGATGAACTTAAAAAACAACACCCGGAAATATATGAAAAAGTAATAGAAGGTATTAAAAGCGGTGAAATAACGCCGAGTGAAGATGATGAACCACCGATTCAACCATCTGACAACTCGAAGTCAGAAGCGTATCGCACCGCACGCGATTCGAATGTTGTGCGCAACATGTTACGCGGTCTTACTCAGACATCGGTATCGGCGATGGCGACGACCACTGATAAATTAATCAAAGAATACGATCAGCTGGTAGCAATGTGTCGGCCCGAAACTGCGGTAGCACTCATAAAAGCACAATTAGAATTAAAAAATATTGACCTGCCAAAAGAACCATTGTCGAAAGTGAAAGCCACGGATAATCGCATACGTGAAACATTAGGTTGGAATAATAGTGAAAATACACTATTGTATGACATAAATCTAGTAAGAAGAAATACCTCACCACCTACCGCGAATGGTTTATTTTCGAAATTTTGTTATCATAAAGGAAAATTCTCGGTTTTTATGAGCAGAGGTTGTTCAGCAGATTATAGTTGTATGTTGAATTGGGTAATTATCTTTGCGTTTCGATTGCTAACTCATGAGCCTGATAAATATAAAGATGAAAATATTGTCGAGTTGATTCAAAATCTTCACAAGACATTATTCGGAGATATATTTCGCGGGGACGATTTTGTTGGCAGATTTGTTTCGGATGAAAAAAATACAACCTTTTATGTCCAAAGCGTGAAAAAGCTGATGGGGAATTATATATTTGATGACGTTACACTCGCACCGTTGGTTCTCGGTATCAAAGAAGAAATACAAAAAATGCCAGAACCTGCGATTGATGCGAGAGTTCGTAAAACGACTGTTGGGCGTATAGGTGGTATGAGAGACATCGTCACGCGAAAACGTCACGTCGAAAAAAATACCCGAACGCGAAAACATAAAATAGTTACAATATCTCTTAATAGAACGAGACGAGCTAAAACATAATAACAAGTCGTCGATTCGTGCGTTCAAATGCGTCATGGTAATAATCTTCGAATATTCTTGCGTAATCAAATTGCGTTTTGTATGATTTTGTCTGGTGAACTACGTGGTCGTCGTCGTCATCATCGAATCCTTCTGTCCCACTTTCGTCATCGGCATCATCGGCCGCCCGACGATCCTCGATAAAAGCGTGGGCATCGGCGTCCTTGGCATGTTTTACAACATAAAGTATCATCTCTTCGTGACTCTTCCACAAATCGACGATACACAATACATCACGAGCGATATCATATGATGGGTAATGTTCGTGTATTGACTGGTATGGCGTATAATAACATTCATCCACCCTCGGGAAGAAAAGTGGCTTCGTTGGCAACGGCCAGTATTTGATGAGATGATTCTCTCCGATTGGGTTCATCGTCGCCAACGTAGAATCACGGACAATTTGAATGACAACATTATGTTTCGAGAGATTTGTTCGGATGATATCATTAAAATAAGAGGAATCAGGCACACCCTCGGTAGCACTAGTAGTATTTGTGAAAACAACCACGACTTTGGATTGCGGCGTCGGTAGCGGTATCGTTGTGCGCCATACATCACTCGCCCAATCACGTTCCGGTCTGTCTTGTGTATCATTTCGGTCAAGAATCGCTGGATATATCTTTGAATTCACACCACGTGCGTTCATCTGGCAATAAAGGCTGTGTGTATCTTTCGGAAAGCATGTGCCACCGAACCCACGTCGTCCATCCGGGCCTGGAACTTGAAAATGTGAAGTCCCCATTCGTGCGTCGAGTTTCGCGAGTTTGACGACTTCTGTAAGGTCGGTTTGGGTTGATTGAGAGAAATCATAGAATTCGTTCATCAGCCCGACTTTTGCGGAGAGAAAACAGTTCTTCATGAGTTTCAGCATTTCGGCTTCATTCGTATTACAAAATACAACAGTGCTTGAATCAATCGAACCGTTTTTATAACTACGATTGATGAGCTTGGTTACACGTCTTTTGAATTCTTCTCGTTGAATGTTTGTTAATGTTGCTGCCGATATTAAAGAACTTTCTGTATTTGTAGAAGTTATTGCTGCTGATACCCCCATCGGAATACCCACAATCCATTCTTTCATGCTGCGAAAATCGTTCTCCCAACGAGCTTCTGTTAGAAACTCTGGCATGAAATAACATCCGTGTTTGGCTGCGAAACCGACTGGAATCGTGCTGCGGATGATTTTGTATGGATTGGAGCATCGATAGATTGCTTTTTCAAGAATCTTTGTGTAACATGTTCCGTCATGATTGAGTGGTGTCGGAAGACAGAAAAAAAGAAGGTCGCATTCACGGTCGAGCTCTTCTAGCGTGATTCCTGGCGGTTTGCATGCCTCAGGGCGAATGTCATAAATAAGGATATCGATAGGTTTGAAGAACATGCGTTTGAAGAATGGGGGGGAGGGTCCGACCCCTTTCGGTTCATGTGGCGTTCCATCCGCAGTATTCGTCATCACCGAGTTTGGTTTGGCGGGCGTTGTCACAGTATCCGGTAAAACCTCAAATCTATCGACATTATCTTTGTCCTTTGAAAAATAATTCTTCGCAAATATAGTTGTAGCGCGTCCTACGAATCCGTTGCCGATAATTCCGATTTTCATGATATAATCAATAATAAATCGTATCGTTTAATATTGATTTGATTGTGTTTGATTACTCCGTTGGCTCGCTTTCCTCGTCCGGTTCTTCGACTTCCTCGTCCTCCTCGTCATCGTCCTCCTCGTCCTCGTCCTCCTCGTCATTACCGCTTATATCGATATTAAACAATTCCACAACAATATCTGTCATATGTTGCATATAGCTCATCTTGCTTCCAAGTCGTGTGCCTATCGAGTCCATAATCGCAACTGTAATGAAAAGACGATAAAGTGAGCGTTTGAACATCAAACCGTAATTATTTAAAATGTAATTAATTTCGTATATTTCGCTCACACCAAAGAACTTAATTTCGGGTGTTGTATAACGCACGATAACGTCAGTCAGTTCTCGGCGAAGATTTTCATATTTCTCCGTATGTTTTAAAGGGATTATATTCTGGATATCACTTTTCATGTCGGCACTTTCCGATAATTCGCAACTCATAATAATATCGATGATTTTATCGAATTTTTGTTGATACATATACTTCGTCGCAATGAACAATAATTCTTGGTCATAACGCGAGAGATGACCGATGATACCGAAATCAAGAATACATATTTGATGTGTGGGGTGTGTTGATGTCGGCGCGTTCTTAATAAATAGGATATTCCCTGGATGAAGGTCGCCGTGATAAAACGACGTGCAAAAGGCTGCTTTCGCATTAAATGACGCCAATATTTTACCAAAATCATCATTATCCTCCGGGTCGATATCGGTGATTTTCATACCATGAACATATTCCATCACGATTGCGTCAGGATTTATATTTTCGGTAAATTCCGGATAAGGTTTCGGTATTTTGATATATTCATATTTATGCCAGTGGCGATAATATAGCATAATATTCGCAAGCTCTTTCCGAAAATTGACTTGGTCTTTCAAACACACAATATTTTGAAGAATAAGACTTTCAACGTTGAGTGTTCGGAGATAAGGAAAATATCTTGTCAGTTTCGCAAAAACAACCAAGTTATTCATCGATGCGGTGAAATTTATATTGATATTTTTACGTAGATACTTGATGACGACTTCTTCGTCTTCGCTGCCGCTGCCGCTCTCACTCGATGTAATCAGGACCCCCTTGAAAATCAACGACATGAGTCCCGACTTTATCGGTCTATAATCATTCAAGATACGTAACTGCCGATATGGTGCGCATTCTATCGAACGTCTTTCAATCTCTTTAAGTTCGTCGATGTCGTATTCATCCTCTGTGTATTTCACATTATCTGTAAATTCGCAAAAAAACTGATTGAGTTCAGGTGATACGATATTTCGGTTGGTTGCGAATGCTTGAAATATTTTGACATACATCATGTTTCTGGATGAAAGACGCTTACTCACATCAATTATCGCGTTATTGCGTGACTTCCAGCCTATTGCGTATTTTAAATATTCGGTTGCGCAGATGTAAGCGGATGAAGCAGTGAACCACAAAGCACGAAAAAAATCACCGAGGGACATCCTGTAATAATATTCTTTGGTCCGCTCGATATAATCCAAATACTCTTGCTCGTCATCGTGCTCGTGCTGTATGCGGAGGCCATTTTCATCTTTTTCGTATTCACTACTATCTAATTGTTTTTCTTGTTCTATATATTCATTCAATAAATCGTCCATAGAGTTGGTTTATCGTTTCCGTCGTCACAAGTTAATAACTATATGATGGTTCGTTCTAAATACATATTAATTTATTGATATAATATGTATCACAATTTTACGCTTTACCGAAGTGATTCCATCGCAACTTTCAATCGAAAATACATCTTTTTAATGAGAATTCCGATTGCGTTTTCCATCGCCACCGTAAGTTCGGTATCTTGGTCGGGCTTGAGCTTAAACATATGAAGAACTTGTATATTTGATACACGCTCTTCATCCGATGCTGACTGATATATGAATTTTTGTATATAAAGCGGGTATTCGAGAAGTTTGTATTTCTCGTCATGTAGAATGGAATGACTGTCAAAAGGAACACTTTTGCTTGTAAAAATGATTTCTGTATTTCCGTTACTTGCGAATCTTTTTGCGACTTTTGTATTGACAAACATATATGTTTTCAAACCGCCTAAATCACCGCCGATATCACGGAACTTATAAAGAATATTGTATTCGCTTGCATCATCAGGGTTAGGTATAATATCGATTGCTTCCATAATATCTTTATTGACTTCGTACAACAATTTGTGGATGTTGATATTGATGAGTCCCAATAAATGAAATTTTGGATTATGGTAGTTGTATTCAAGTGTGAAGAGTTTCATTTCGGTGTTTTTACCCAACCTCATATCATTCTGTATGCATATGGGTCGAAACTGAGCAGAAGATGATGACGACATTATGTATGATTGTGACTACTTACTATTATGATAAAATATTTATATCGGTTTATAGGTCCAGGCTTACGGTATTTCTATCAGAGCGTTGGCGTCTCTTTGATTTATGTGGTGTAGAATCCTGTGGAAGTTCGCCTAAACTACTCACATTCACGACGGTTGGCTCGAGATCGATATCATCACCGGCACCGTTGGTGCTACTACCCGTCATACCTGAAAGTATATTTTGAAGTGTGAGATTGCCCGCTGTGTCGGAATTCATGGGGCCAGAAGCGGAGCCCGAGCCCGTAGGTTGAATATTAATCGTCTTTGTTTTCAATCGTGACATCATATCAGATACATCTGCGGTGGGTCCTCGCATCTCTGGGCGGCGTGATTTTTGGTCCATCGACATCGGGGTCGGCATCGCCGTCGCGCCTGGGCGAACAGGTGGAGGAGGAGCGACCGGGCCTTTTGTTGCGATAGGTGGAGGGGGTGGTCGATGTTGTGCGTAAGGGGGTGGTTCATTATTACGACCAAAACCGCCTCCAGATGGGCCGCCGCCGCCTATGATATCATTCATGAAATTACCAAATCCAGAACCGCGTCCGCTGCCACCACCACCAGGTGCGCCGCCACCACCACCACCAATATTACTCGACATCGATGAAACCGCTGCTTGTGTAAATTGCTGCATAAGTTCTGGGTTCTGGCGCATAATATCATCCATACCTGGAAGCGCCGACTTAAACATCGTATTCGTCATATGAAGCATAATCGCGCTTCCTCCCAATTGAAACAACAGTTTGAGCTCTGGCGACATCTTGGCTTTGGATTTGTATTTCTCATGAAGCTCGCCGAAAATCTCATCGTATTCTGTCAAGTTTTCATTCACTTGTTCTGACCATCCATCCAACTTCAAATCAAATGGGTCGAATTTATTATTGAGAAACTCCAAACCGGTAATACAAGCGAGCAACATTTTCCCCTGAAACTTCACGCTATTCTGTCTCTCTCGCTCTTCCATTTGTGTGTCATATTCGCCCTTCATCTCTTGATACGACGAATCCATCGAGTAACGCTTTGTAAGTTGAACACCCTTTTGTTCGAGTTCCTCCAATTTACGAAGAAGCTTGAACTTTTCTTTCAACATTTCTTCTTTTGAAAGCTGTGGTGTCGGATCCGCGTTGGCATCAGGATCCATCGGAATATTATTGAATTTACCATACCCGTCCCATGTGCGGTTCTCTGCGTCAGTATTTGATGTGGATTCTCCTAAATTAATGCCACCACCGCCAGCCGACGACTCGCCGCCATCACTCTTGCTAAGATTGAAGATTCCGCTCAAAAATCCGCCACCACCACCACCGCCACTGCCGTCGCGACCGCTATCCGATTCACCACTACGTCTGGGGCCGACATTACTGAGGTCATTCAACTCATTCTCAAGTGCGGTAAGTTCGCTTAAATCGATATCTCCGCCGCCGCCGCCGCCACCGCCTTTACGGTCGCTGTCCTTGAACTTATTATTCATGAGTAGCTCAATACCGCCACCAAAATTACCGCCGCCGCTACTGCTAGATGATTTACCACCACCCCCGCTGCCGCCAAACGTAAATGTCGGCATCGTATCTAATGCTCCTAAATCGATTTCTTCCGCCATCGTAATCTCGTATGTGATATACTAAAACGTAATCTTTATACTAAATTAGACGAACTATTTATTATTTGATTTATACCGCACATGTTTGTACCGCCAAATGAACCCGCCATAATCCCTGTAAAAAACAATCGGCGAGGTCATCCTTCTTTTTATGATTTTCGAAAACGGGCATCCATTTTGCATAATCGGATTTGTGTTTTCGAGAGATTTCGCCGAGCCATCGGCATACAGCAATTCCGGATTTCTTGCGGTCGGCATATGTGGCCGCGTCAATACAGATACCTTCGTCGATTGATTGAGAGATTGGCGTATCTGTGAATAGTTTCAGCTTACACGACGCTGAAATAAATTCGATTTGCGGAACATCCTTCATGATAAAATACTGCGTAATCATCCCTTGAAGTGTCTTCATCCGAGAGGCGAGTGTGCTGATTTGATTTTCAATAATCATCATGTTGATTGGGCCGCTACATTTAGTTAAAATTATATCTAGATGTTTCATCATATTGCGGCCGTATGTGATTAAATCGAGGTCATGAGCATACGTATAGTTTGCTTTTTTTGGTTTCGTGGTGGGGGAGGCAGTCGCCGGCGTTCCAGCAATATGATTCGAATACTTATTTTCATCAAAGACTTCCATGAAATCTCTCGAGAGTGTTGTTTTGATTTCTTCGATGATGTCTGATTTTCGAAGTTTCAGATTCGTTGCGGCGGCGGGGTTGGCGGCCGACATTACATTCGCCTTAATATCCATGAGTTCACCAAGCTTCTTTTTCAGTAATAACTCGGGTTTACGCTGAAACGGTAAAATCTCACGAGATGGGAGTTTATATTTGGATCTCTCGGCACATTTCGCGCAATACAATATCGCTGATGAAGACGCGGACGCGGATGCGGACTGACGAAACATCCACTTCGCCAGCTTGTTATCATTATTACATGTTCGTTTTGGAGCTGGCATGGCCACTTCTGTGGTTGTTGATTCCGAGAGATTTGGTTCGAACCGTAAATCGATGACATCCCATCTCTCGATTTGGATATGATGAATAAGTTCTGTTGCGGATAATCCGGTGAATGCGACAGAGTCGGAGATATGAAACACGCAATATGCGAGGTTTTTCATACCTACATCGAAACTTATGATTCGCATTCTCTCGAACGTTGGTTGTTGAGAACTTGTAATGTTGAATATAACAAACATTACAAATAATGGTTTATTATGATTTCATATCCATATCCATATCACGATAATGATTCATTTTATTTTTATTGGTTCTGGTTCTGTTTTTGCTGACGCTGAAAAGCGAGAACTTGCTCTTGTGTTATTTCAGGCGCAACCATGCGGGACTGAAGTGCTTCTCTCGATAGATACACATCTTTGAGATCACTCTGAACATAACCGAATGGTTCTCTCGTATCCATGACTGATGAATACATAAATGGAACATTACGATGATTGTCTTGTTCATACGGATTCACTTCGAATGAACCATGACCGCTGGTATTCACGGCATCAATACGGTTCATATTCATGATTTGATCGGCATTTGTTGTTAAATAACGACGATAATCCCAGTTCGTGGTTATACCTTCCGCGCGACGTAATGATTCATTTACAGCGTTGCCTGGCTGCCAACCAGCGAAATTACGTCCGTCGTTCATCAGTGGTGGAAAATCGAAATAAACATTATGACTCGAACTGTAATTCTTAGCCCAATGAGGTTGCGAATGTGACATTATTATGTATATTATGAGAATAAAAAATCGATTTACTGTTGTAATTGTTTAATCGCATAAATTAACTCGGGTTTTTTGAGTCGTTGAATTTCGGCATGCTTTTCGGGTTGATTTTTACATAATTCTTTAAGAAGATTTTTGAGGTCGGGGACTGACATAGCTGAAAGAGGGACATTTACAGGAGCGGCAGGAGCGGCAGGAGCGGCAGGAGCGGCAGGAGTGGTGGTTGGTACGACAGGTATATCTTGAATGGGTTCCTGCGGTGTAGTAGTTGTTATTACAGAAGCAACCGCATCTTCTAAATCATTATCGTCAGGCAACGGAGTCATTTGAGCCTTCTTGTATAACAAAGAAAGAACATCGTTCGGTTTGGGTGCTACATCCGACTTCTTGTTGGTATCTTGTTCTTGTATTGTTCCTAAATCAACTGTGATTGTTTTCACTTCGCTTTCATGGATTTCTACTGATTCAATTTGAAGTTCATTCGTAGTATTCACATTCGATGGAACAACCTTAGTGTCATAGTCGTTGTCCGAATCGGTCTCTGACTCTGACTCTGACTCATGAACATCGTGTTCAGTTGTGCTACTACTGCTGCTAGTGCTATCATCAGAATCGGTCTCGCTGTCTGTGGTATCTTCACTATCCGATGAAATTTCAATCAAGTTACTTCGTTTATTTTGAAAAAGGGCAGTATCTAAATGAATTGTATGTGGTTCATGATATGCGATTGGTTTTTCATCCGACGTTTGGTTTTCATTCGCATATTCTAGTATAATGCTTCCTTGTGGAAGTGCTGCGCCGTCTGAACCGTTATAATGCGCCGATGACATTTTATATAAACGATGTATATCCGACGATGATTCTTCAATATATTGCTGTAAAATCATGGCTTGTTCGCGATGAGATTGCTCTAAAACCGTCAAACGAATCTTCATATATTGAAATATTCCATACACGAGTAATGAACAAACCGCTAAACTAATGATGATTGTCAAAATACTTAATTCACCCATCTCTCGGAACTTTGCGATATATAATATAATACTCGGCGATGTTATATTCTATAAACAAACGATTATATTGTTTTCAGGATATTCCGATGAAAATCGGATATTTCCATGAAATCGGTAAATCCCAAAAGTCCGTGGCTAGGAAGGACCGAAGGTCCGTGATCAAAGACTTTTCAGCCAAAAATATTTCGTTTGAAAACGATGAAAATCGGATATTTCCATGAAATCAATAATCCCAAAGGTCCATGGTTAGGAATGACCGAAGGTCCGTGTTCAAACACTTTTCAGCCAAAAATATTTCGTTTAAAAACGATGAAAATCTCAAAAGTTCATGGATAGGAAGGACCGAAGGTCCGTGTTCGGACGCTTTTCAGCCAAAAATATTTCGTTTGAAATCAGAAAATAAATATTACCATATATCATCACAATTCTATACGTAATGCCTGAAATGCTGACCTGCGAAAAATGTTGCGTAAATACGCAACAAATGGCAACATGCCCCAACCATGTCCTTTTTCGCATTTTGCGTAGAACTTTTGAAACACAAATTTTCATGATTTGTGACTGACCAGTCACAACTTTTTTCAATCCGACGAAAAATTTGTGACGATAATTTTTTCGACCTTTCGTCCGACCCCCCTCCGCGTCCGTCGGTGGGCGGTTTTTTGTCGTCCATATATATACCTCCCCCATTTAGGCAGCATTTTACGCAAGACTGAAAAACACAATATGTATTACTGCGACACATGTGACATCAAAACCAATAACAAATTTGATTATAATCGCCATCTTTTATCGTCAAAGCATCAACGGTTATGTTCTGAGAACGCCAAATGTAAAAATTACATTCACAGTCTCATTTCGGTGGGTGGCGGCGGTTCAGCCACGGAAAGCATCCCCAAAAAACCGACATCAAATAATTATGAAAATTTGTACCCCCAAAAAACACCCATCAAAAAAGTGGTCCAAATTAACCTTCATGAAGAGGATGACCAAAAAAATGTGATTTACGACGAAGGTTCGAATACCGATGCTGAAAGTGAGGAGGACGAAACAGGTGGTCACGTGACCAATCCAACCACCGAAGGTCACGTGACCAATCCAACCACCGAAGGTCACGTGACCAATCCAACCACCGAAGGTCACGTGACCAACGACAACGGTTCTGTGACGTCGTCCGGTTCGGCCTATGAATGTAAATATTGTCGCCGACCTTATATGAACCGAACGGGATTATGGCGACATAATAAGAAATATGGGGTATCATGTATTACAAAATCGATGGATGTTAGTAAAATAGAAAGCACCGCCGAATTGAAGAATGTAATTCATACGATGATGAATATGAATAATGAATTTAAAAGTCAGATAATGGAAATGTATAAAACAAGCATGACCGCTCTAACAACGGCTTCATCTACGAATATTACGAATAACAATACCAATACGAATACAAATAATATGACGAATTGCTATAATCATACATATAATATGCAGTTTTTCTTGAATGAAAAGTGTAAAGATGCGATGAATATGAAGGATTTTGTGAATTCGATTCAACTGAATACGGACGACCTTGAAAATATGGGAAAACTGGGGTATGTTGAAGGAATGTCAAATATTTTTATCACGAACTTGAATAAAACCGAGCTACATAAACGGCCAGTACATTGTAGTGATGTGAAGCGAGAAACGCTTTATGTGAAAGATGCGGATAAGTGGGAGTGTGATGGACCAGATCATCCGAAAATGACGAATGCGGTGCTGGCGGTTGAACATAAGAACGTAAAACTGATGGGAGAATGGGCGGCGCAACATCCGAAATGTATGACGAGTTATACCAACGACAACGACCAATATTTCAAGTTATCGAAAATTGTAACCGATGGCGCGCAAGATGGAAATATATCGAAGGTTATAAGGAAAGTCGCCAAAAACGTAACGATTGATAAAACAAAATTGTTGTCTTCAAATACGGCATAAAAATAAATTAATGTTTATGTCGTAGTGTAATGAATGGAATGAATGGAATGAATGGAATGAATGAAATGGATGAAGTCATCACTCTTTTTGCCAATTTCATCAATTATTTGAATTCGTCGTATTATGAATATCATTTTACACATTCTCATCAAGTTGCTCGTTTGAATTTGGATTCGTTACTTACAGAAGTATCAAAGACGCCTCAAACATCGCCCACGCTTGAACAGTGTGTATCATTTTATAATAATGTTCGTATTCTTGAAAATGTCACCGAAACTGATGACCCAGATTATCACAGATATAAGAGATTATTACGAAGGTATATCGCGGTGCTTACACCTACCCCTCAATAATCACCCTCGCACTTTCTACAATTTCGGAAGGATATTCAAGGTCGCGGAGAACCTTCAATCCACCTTTAATAGTTGAAACACCATCGGCAATTTTATACAAGTATTTTCCAGTTTCAGAGCAGACAGACATATGTAAGTTTGTAATCGATCCCGAATTCTTCTTTTCGAGAAGCCGACATAATTCAATATAATGTGTGGTGAGAATGAGATCAACCTTCGGGTTTTTCGAAATATAATCAATATATCCATATGCAGCTGCTACGGCCTCATACGGATTTGTTCCAGAATAAAGCTCATCGAATATACAGAAATGCCGCTTTGATGGATTATCCATGATACAACGCAATATTTCCATACAACGGCGAGATTCCGCTTGGAATAGACTATCGCGTCCAGACGTATCTGGAATATTGAGATAACAGTGAAGATAGTCGTATGGATTTATTTCGGCGCGTTGGTAAAACCCAAAACCGAGTTGTTGAGAGATTATGATATTGAATAGAGTGGATTTGATGACCGTTGTTTTACCTGCGGCGTTGGGGCCAGTTATAATGAGTTGTTTGTCGAGGACCACGTCATTCGTTACTACTTCTTCTGCTCGATGTGCTTTCAGCGGCGCATACACTTGACTGAAAAGCTTAGTGATACCACTATTACGTTGTTTTACCGGTGAGGATGGGGGTGGTGGAGGCGGTGGCTGGGTATGAGTGTCGCTCACAGGTTCGGTGTCAGGTTCGGCACCGGATTCACAAATGGGCTTAGCCATTTCTGGATCTGGCTTATCCTGTATATTTGAATGAGCCTCCGATTCAGGCTCTAGTTCCACCTCTGACTCCACAACTCGAACAAACGAGCATTTATGGATCACACCTTCGATGACGAAGGAGCGGCATGCTGTCAAATGTTCAATGTACGCGTTGAACCCAAAGCTGTATTCTAGTAACTCATTCAAGTCTGTCTGTGAAAACAGGGAATAGTAATTCTTCATGACATATCCGATTTGAAAGAACTTCCCAACACTCACAGAAAATGGCGAAATATCGGAAAGTGCAGTCGTTACTTCTTCCAGTAAGCGATATCTCTTGGCAAGTTCCTCGCGAAAAGGTTCATATTCCGATAGATGATAGGTCTGAATAAGTTGAATCATATAACTCATATTTACGCCAGTAGCTGTCAAATATCCGTTGATGGTATGTATATGTGTATGAACCAATTTGATGTTATTGTAAAATCGAATACACGCCATGATATTCTGGTAAATCTGGATGAAGTAAAACACCACGGACATCAAAATATACATTTTCTGTTCAACATTCACTGTTTCGAACTGTGTAAAGAATTTACCTACTGAATGCTGGCTTATAATCTGTTTTAATATTTCCACGTATTCTGAAAAACTCACGCCTAACCCGCGCATTAAAAGAATGAAAAAAGGTATAATCAGAATAATCAAAGGTGTAAGAAGTGCGATAACTGGCGATGAAATATTGTAAAGGCTGAGAAATTGGAGGAATGATGAGGACGTATTGAGTTTTGAGAGGAAAGGGGTTTCAACATAACTGAATTTCTCTTTGAAATCGTGAAGTTTGCCTGTTCCGCGAAAGTCAGTCCATGTATTTTTCATTGATGAAAATGCTTCAACGCAGTCGTGATGGGCGGTGTTTTGAACGATATTACGTTGAAGTAGTTCGTTGTTGAACATCTCGAGTAAGGTCTGGGTTTGTTTTAAGTATTCGATATCGGTTGTATAGTATTTACTCCAGATGGGCAAATGTTCGGCACCATACACGGATTGCGGTGAAAATAAATAGTGGTATAGGCCTTTGACTTCGTTGTCAGTATCGTTGCTAGAATTGAGTTTTGGCTTGACGTGAATCATTTCGAGGTCTTCAACAATCGACAAGGGTAGTTCATGTAATTTATCCGGATTTGTATAAGATATTGGATGTTTGAATCGGTTTGTTGGTGTGTCAGTAGTTTCATTCGTCTGTGACGGTTTTGTGATACCTCCTAAATGTTCGAATAATAGTGCTTTTACTTGTTCGGGCTCGCGCGGAATATCGCCAACTGATTCACGCACATCCGCGAGTAAAGAACATACGCTAAATGAACAACTCATTATTATATTATTGTGTCATAACAATATAATAAATCAAACTCACCAATACCGCCGTTTTACAATAAACAAATCTTATCAAGAATTGCCATCACATTTTCTGGGGTATAAAACATGTAACCATTTTCGCTTACATCATATTTTTCTTTTGTAAATGTTTGTAAAATATCGAGAACCTCTTCTTGTGTATTATAAATCACCGCTTTTTCTTTGAGAATCAACAGATGCTCACGTTCAATAGAACCGCCATAAGTAATTACAGGTTTCTTACATATAGAAAATTCGCCACATGTTAGTCCAAATGTTTCACCTTCTATTCTAGCATGGATTAGAGCGTCACATGTATTTATAAATTTACGCTTAGATATCATATCGGAAGTTCCCGGCAAGTGTATTATATGTTTATGCTGATAAAATGGATGAGTATTCATAAATAAAAAATAGATATCGTCTCTGGTTTGAACAATATTACGAATTGCTTCATGAACATATTTAATATTAAACGTATCTTTTCCGCCATATCTCCCGAATACAACGGCATTTTCGGGTATGCCTAGTTCTGACCTGAGATTTTCATCGCATTCTGGTAATGTAACCATAAATGGTGTAACAGGATAGTTTGTACCGAAACGTTGATTGATTGTTTCACCAATAGGGGTATATACATCGCCGTGTGGTTGAGTAACAACAAACACACAATGAATTATATTAACGCAGTGACTTGAAAATAATCCATCGTCTTCTCCCGCGTTTATAATGAACAGATGTGTGATGTTATGTTCCAATACAATCTGGTCAATATCCGGTTGTGATTTATAATAAAAAACATCAAACCTTTCCTTAAATTTATCGTATGCCTGCTTATCAACATCATACTCATGCTTAATTCGTTCGTAATCACGTGTAATAATAATGCTTTTATTTCCAAGAAGTGTCTCATTATAATGAGCGTAATCATAGATTGCGACTTCTGTGCCTCGCAATGTTAGTTTGTTTGATAAAAAAGCGACCCGTTTCATGTTTATTATAATATAATACATTATGTCTTTATATTGAATAATGTATTACAATAGTGTGTGTGCGTGTGCGTGTGCGTGTGTTAAATCCCTTCCATGAAATTCATAGGCAACTCCGTAATTGATGTGTCATAATACATCTCAATCTCTTTCTTAATGCGCATATCGCGTCGAGTAACGAAGTTGATAGCAACACCTTTACGCCCCCAACGCCCTGAACGACCAATACGATGAAGATAGATATGAACATCCTGAGGCATGTCAAAATTGATAACTGTGCTTACTTGTTGGATATCAATACCACGCGCAGTAACATTCGATGAAATTAGGACACGATGAACACCAGCCTTGAACTCTTGAAACGCACGGTCGCGTTCCTGATTGTCGCCTTTTTCCATACCGCTATGAATACAGCAAACTGGAAAACCATCGAAAAGCATCGCCTCGTGTAGATCTGCGACACGTTTGGTAGAATTACAATAAATGATACACTGGGATACAGAAATTGTCTTAAACAAGTCTTTCAAAGTAAGATATTTTTGAACATCGTCATCTAGTGCGACATAATGTTGTTGAATACCCTCCAACGTAAGCTGTTCCGCCTTTACTTGAATATTTACAGGATTCCTCATAAATTTCTTGGTTAGGTCATACAATTCATTAGGCATGGTAGCACTAAATAATACAACCTGAATATCGGACGGCATGTATTGAAAAATATTATAGATCTGGTCGTTGAAACCAGCTGAAAGCATCTCATCGGCCTCATCAAGAACCAGCATATGAACATGTGAGCATTGAATATGGTTGCGACGGATCATATCGAAGACGCGGCCAGGGCAACCTACAATAATATGTGGGACAGATTTTCGAAGTTCCGCCGCGTCTTCCGAAGTAGAAGTTCCACCCACAAGAAGACGCATGTGAAGCCCACACATCATCGCCGAGAGACCATGAATTACATCATAAATTTGACGGGCGAGTTCGCGTGTAGGTGCGAGAATGACGACTTGTGTTGATGCCTTGCCAACATCAATACTTTGTAGTGCGGCTACTGTAAATGCGCCGGTCTTTCCTGTTCCCGATTGGGCCTGCGCAATTACATCTCGGCCTTGAATAATTGACATGATCGACTTTTGTTGAATATTGCTTGGTTTTTCAAATCCATATGCGTATATACCTCGAAGAAGGTCGGGTGAAATTTCGGGAACATCTTCCCAAACTTTGAATTCGGGGTATGAGCCAGATGCGGATGCGGACATGGAACCATTATCTGCACCATCAGAACTTGGAGTTTCGTCGTGATTTGACATTGTAATAACGAATGTGTCTAATAATGATAGTAAAATATATTTAAGTCGTTATATTTGTTCTTTTCTCACCCAGACGATGATGTTGATTTCCAACGTATAAAATTGATATAAAACTTTACTATGTAGTATTATAAGCAGTTATCGTTACGACAATAATCATGGCAAAAATCACTCATCGATATGACCTTCCGGATTATGCTGCTTTTATGAATATGGGATTTGAATTGAAATTACCCGACGATGTTATCAAATCGGTATCTGGGTTGGCCGACTTAGTTGGTGCTCCTACGTATATTAAGACGCCGGTATTTCCCGTTCGTGACCCAAGCGATTTTCGGTCTAGTTCGCTTCATAATGGTGGCAACGGTGGCGGTGGCGGTTATCATGTCGCTGGTAGTAGCGCGAATACATTCCAATCGAGGTTCGGTGGAGGCGGTGGAGGAGGTGCAGATACATCATCACAAGGATTTAGTCATTCGATTACACGTCAATCGTCGTCAGGTTCGGGTTCTTCGCGAAATCAGCAAATTCCGAATAGTGAATGGGATACAATTTTGTCATTTCAGAAGACCGAGTTGAAGAAGAAGGAAGGTATTGAGCTAAGTATTGATAATATTCGTTCGTTCCTCAACAAACTCACCGACAAAACATACACGACGATGCTTGCCAATATTTTGAAAGAGATTTCGAGTTTGTTTGAAGCATGTAAGAATGATACATCAGATGAGCACAACACCGAAACGGTTATGAACCGGGTTGCGTCGTCCATTTTCGCCACGGCAAGTTCTAACGCATTCTACTCGGAGATATACGCACGTCTGTTTCAAGATTTGATGTCGAAGGAGCAGGAACCTGACCACGCAGAATACGCGGTATTTCGCAACGTATTCGAGCAGAATTTAGCATCATTCATGTCGTTGTTTGACTCGATTGAGTATTGCGATCCAAAGAAGAATTACGACAAGTTTTGCGATATCAATAAGGCGAATGAAAAACGAAAAGCGATGTCGCTCTTTATCGTGAATCTGATGAAAATCGGTATCGTTGAAAAGTCACAGGTTCTCGCCTTAATGAAACAAATCCAAGAACTCATGTATTCGAATATTCGTCAAGAAGGAAAGACGAATGAAGTGGATGAGTTGGCGGAAAATCTATTTATCATGGTAAAACATGCTCATGCTTCTTTGAAAGACCCCCGCGCAAATGACTCGGAAACGATTGAACTCTTTACAACGCGGGTTGAACAAATCACCGAGATTTCAAAGATGAAAATAAAGAGCAAGCCCAGTATTACCAATAAGACAATATTTAAGCATCTGGATATGTTGGATGAGATTTCTGGAAAGGCGAAGAAATAGAAAGAAAAGTTATATAGAGTGCTGTGTATAATATAGATAAACAACACCTATCACCGCATCATAGTATTACCGCATCACCTGTATAGATATGTCGTCAGCACAGTTGGTATCAGAGAAACCAAAGAAAATGAGAATCGTCGTGTCATTCACCACAAGTCCAACCCGTATCAATAAATGTTCGCAGATGATACATAGTATATTGGACCAATCACGAAAACCTGATTTATTTTTATTGAATATTCCAGAAGTGTTTGCGCGAACAGGTGAATCTTACATCATCCCAAAATACATTCGTAAATCTCTCACAGTGAATAAGATAAGCACGGATTATGGTCCAGCGACAAAAATATTACCGACGGTCATGTATTTACGCGACGATAAATACGACCCCGAATATACACGAATCATTTATTTGGATGATGACATCGCCTATCCGAAGCGAATGGTTGAGACATATTCACAGATGATTCCGCCGAATGACCATAATGTATGGACATCAACAGGGTTTGATTTTGTCAATATGTCGCTGAATGGAAAGCGTACGCATCGAGACACCGCGACAATCGCAGAAGGGTATGGTTCTGTATGTGTGAAATTAAATACATTCGGAGATGATTTCGTCGAGTATATGACGCGATACACCGCGATTGATAATCAAATATGCCGTCTCTCGGATGATGTTATTTTAAGCAACTATTATCATCGACGTAATGTCGGAATTACGATTATGAACATGTCAGGAATGCTCTCGATTAATGATATTTGGGATGAAAAAAAGATTTTGGATTATGGAAATGAGACTGACGCATTACATTTGGGCGCCAATGGTACATCAGACAATAATGTTGATCGGTATAAGCGCGTGATTACAGCGCTGAATAAAAATAAGGAACGTCATTTTAAAATGTCGTTTATTACAACAGAAACAGATCCGTCAAGTGGGGTTATTCGGAATACGCTTATCTATCGTTGAAACGTGTTCGTTCGCCAACCCAGTAATTATTATTTGTATGCATATAATAATTACATTTCATTCCATTTCCATTCCATTCCATTACATATATGGTAAAGTCAAAACTCAACGCCAATATCAACTACCACGAATACTCGCATTTAGAAGAAGAAGATTTTAATTACAACACACCATTATTCCAAGTCCAGTTATTACGCGAACCTCAAAAAGTTGTGATCGGTGTTGGCCAATTGAACTATCATTTTGCGAAACGTTATAACGTCGTTTATGTGCCCATCTATTTATTCAATACAGATATGGAATTCATGAAGCAGATTGGTGTGTATGAAATGCCCTCCGGACAAATCAAAATGGATGAATCTGGTGATTTGGATGTCAAACGTTTGACTCCTTTATTATATGGATTTGTAAATACGGAATTATTGCGAAAGTCTCGTGCGAAGTCATCCGCGGCGGCGGTGGCGGCGTCAATGACATCGGCACCCGACTCCAAGAAGCATGCGACTGAAATCAACGAAATCAAGAAATCTCTCGGCAAGGAGCCGGTGAAACCTGCCACAGCGGCCGCAGCCGCAGCCGCAGCCACCGGCGTCATCGTTCCAACAAATGAACATGATGTCGAGAGCGATAGCGACGGCGCTGATGCTGACACGGACCCAGCCAAGGTATTCGGACTTGACGCACGACAAGTTCATCTATTATCAGGTGCGTCTATCTTGCCACTTCAAACAAAGGAACAATCCGAATTGGAGAGACGACAGTATAAACCGAATCCCGCGACCGACCTCTGGATTCAGAAATACCTCCGTAATAAGTATTTTAATTTTATAGATAACGAAGGCGGTAGCGATGCGATTTTTGCGGTGATTCGAGACGCACTTCTGACACAAGGACGTACAACGACCATTCTCGAACTTCGAAAGCAGCTCTCCGAAGAAGTGAGCGACGAGGTATTTCGTGCTTACCGAGAGAAATTTGCGATGTATCATAATCTCTCGAAAACGCAATTCCGAGAGACCAAAGAGTTGGTGAATAACTATAACGATATCAAGCGCAGGATATCTGCGATTCATGATCGCGCCCAACAACAACTTATGATTGCCAACGCGAAAAAATTGGTGATTGAACATAATCAAAAGCACGATGAAATGAAATATACGAAACTGTTGGGGGGCAATTATGATTATATGCGCGATGTTCGTTCTCTCGACCACCTGAAACAGCGAATGATGACCTCGGTGTATTGGCCGGATGGATGGGCCATCGCCACTCTCGAGCGTGTATTGAATATGAAGTTTATTCTATTTTCGAGAGATGCGTATGAAGCTGGCGATATCGACCACGTTCTTCAGTGTGACAACGGTGTTTCGGTGGATGAGTCGATTGACCCCGCCATTCGAAAACGTGGTGTATTCGAGCCTACGGCTTATATTTTAATAGGGAAGTCCGGTTATAATTCGGCCAGACCCACGGTAGGGGGTCGCGGTGCGCGTTCGCCACGTAAGCGCGAAGGACTACTTTCAATGTCGGCTACTGCGACGTATCAGCTTATTACCTATAAGACCCACGGAGTTCTCTCGTTTTCCGAATTACCATACGATATTAAGTTGTTGGTGACGACGAAGTGCCTTGAAACACAAGCCGGGGCATTTTGCTTGATTCCGCAGTTCAAATTATTTCAGCGCGAGCTTGGAATCCGCGTGGATGATATGCCGAACGAGAGTTTGGACGATTTGATTGAAGAGGTAAGCGGCACACGAAATGCTGCGAATTTATATACACCGGATATCGTATTCCAGTTTTATTCGAACTCAAACCCGAATGCGCTTCCAGGAACGGGTGCGGGAGAGAAAATCCCGGAGACCGAGAAAATCCATTTTCACAAGTTGGCGACAATGTTTGATAACTGGCGGCGTAAATTGGCGAATACATGGAATGAGCCGTTTATGCTTGATAACCATACATGGCAGAGTGTGGAGCATTATTATCAAGCCAGTAAATTCAAAAACAATAACCGCGAATTTTACTTGAAATTCTCTCTTGATTCGCGGTCGCAATTATCGGCCGACCCGGTTTTAGCGAAGGCGGCGGGGAGTAAGAGCGGTAAGTTGAATCATACCACCATTATTCGCCCGTCACGGATTACGATTGACCCCGATTTTTTCAATCATGGACGAAGCGAACGAGAGATGGAGAATGCTACATTCGCGAAATTCTCTCAGAATAAGAATCTCAAAGATCTATTGTTGGCGACAAGGAACGCGAAATTGGTTCATTATGTGCGTGGTGCGCCGCCAGAGATATATCATCACTTGATGCGTGTTCGTCATAAATTACGGACGGGGGCTAACACACGCTGAAATAAGACGTGAAAATCCCCTGTAATACCGCGAAAATCAACATAATCACGATAATACGCACCCAGTCAGTTTGAGACGGGTTTGTGAAATGAATACCCGCGACATTCGCGCTACCATTACTACCTTTGGCCTTGATAGCATGGCCTTCATGATATTTACCAATATTGTAATGGATGACATTTTCGATGACATTCATCACGATAAACACCATGAACGAAAATGCGAAAATATGTAGCGTTCCAGGTTTGAACTATTTCTTAATGATAAGGTGGAACATTCATATGATTATATTATAATACCGTCATATAATAATACTGTGATATTACTGTGATATTACCGTGATATAATATAATTATACCTCATGTGGATAGAAAACGAACTAAAAAAGGACGCAGAACAGATTCAACACTCGATACATGCGTTATCACGCGGCTATACCTCCAAGAATGTGCGACGTTCGCATATGAGAGAAAACAAAGAAAATACGACGCGTTTTTTTATGAATTTTTATGACTCTATACGGAAGGCCGAATACGAAATATATAAGCAATTTTCGGTATTAAATAAAGAATCGCAACACGGCACGGATTTAACTTATGACCTGAATGAGGTTCGAAACTCGTCAAATGACCTCCCACATCCGCGATTATTATCGGAGTTACGGCATGAATACGAGAGACGCAGCACTACCCGCGCCCGCGGTCGCGACGACAACGACGACGATGACGAAACGGCGAGACACCGTTATATTCCTTACCAAATATATTGTTATATTCGTGAAAAATCGGAATATTGTATTCGGTTTCAACATACGATTCGGGGTCGATTATTTACGCTGTATTTTATTACATTTCCGGAGTCGCATATATCGATATGTAAAACGGTAGCAGGGCCAACCTCGGCAATCCACGGTCAATGTGCCGCCGAAATCGCGGTCTATCAAATTTACGCATATAAGGTGTTCATTTGGTTATCGATTATATCAGGAATGTCGGATGTAGAATGTTCCGAAAAATTGGATATTTATTTTTATATGACACCATTTAAGAAGGAGCGTCCGTCTTCGTCGCCAACTTCAACAGCATCCGCACGCAAGCACGCAATTCTCTCAGCAATTCATGTAAATACTGGTCTGACTCGAAATTGCGAACGACATGGCGAAATCGTGGTATATCGCGCAGAAGAATGGTTTAAGGTTTTCGTTCATGAGTCGATACACAATTTTAATATCGATTTTATTGACTCCAACCTCCGTAACGCGAATGAGAGATTGCGTCATTCATTTTGTATTCCACATGACGATATTTTATTGTTCGAAGCATATACGGAATCATGGGCGCGTATTATCAATCTCATGATGCTAACGTATTTTTCAGGAAATGAATACGACCGCGCGAATTTTATACGGGTTGTTCGAGAGAAACTCACGCAGAACGCGTTCTTTCATGTATATCAGATGGTAAAAGCGTTGGATGTCATGGAGCTGAAATACGCACAAATGACCATATTAACACCGGAAAATATGGCGGTGTGTCGCAAACGATACGCGGAAGATACGAATGTGTATGCGTATTATATATTTGGGGGAATTCTCTCGGCATACGCTCTTCCATTTATATGTTGGTGCTGTGACCATAACACGTCATCGGTGATTCGTTTTAAAAAAACAGACAAGAATCTCTTTGATTTTACAGATTTGATTTGTGATGCGTCTAGTGATTCGACCTTAGTGAGCATGATTGAATATGTTGAAAAAGCGTCGGGATCGGCGTCGGGGTCTGTGCTTAAAAAAACGATGCGAATGACATTAGAATAATCTGTCGGATGTGTTAGTATTTGAATATAGCAAAATTGAATTTAAATCGATGTTCTTGTTATATATATATTGTCATCAAACGTTATTATGTCGTCAAGTCGTCGCCCTGTTCCTCAAACATCGATTGGAAAGTTGGTCTCTCTGACCGTGGATAATCCAAACTATTATACTTCTTCTCCTGTGGCGGAATCAAGGATGCCAACGTCGTCTCCATTACCTCATCTTCTTCCGATTAACACAAGCGCGAACCAAGAGAATAATAACGACTCGGAAGAAAAGACGATGCTATGGAAAAACGTTGCGACTTTGTTTGCGAAATATGACAATCTGGAAAGTTTGGTCCAAGACCATCAAGAATCCGTGAATCGAAGCACCGATGAAATATACCAAGAGCTTCATAATGTTCAAGGCCGACTTCATACCGAGATTACGGAAAATAACTTGCTTTCAAAGCATGTTCGCAAAATAAGGAAATATGTGAATAAGAAATGTGAGAAGTTGAAATCCGATGTGAATTACGGCACTTCATGTGCGGATGATGAAATCTTTGCGTATATCGATACTCTTCGTGGCGAATTCGATTCAAGGATAAAGAATCTTCAAGATGAAAATACACGCCGCGAGCAAGAGATATCCGAACTGAACGATACATACTATCGCGATTACGAGATGTTTGTTCAACGGGAAAATGACTTGATGGCGAAGTTGGATACAGCAGTAAAGATGAATGAGGCGTTGAATGCGCGTCTCAAAGATTTCGAAGATGCAATTATGCGGCAGTTGAATATCAAGCATAACGAAATTTATACGGTGCGCGAAGAGTTGATCGAACAAATGAAACAACACGATTTCCACTTGGCAGGCAATTTACGCGATGAATTTGTTCGTGCGATTACGAAGGAAGTTGCGTTTGAGAGCAAGACAAGCGCACAACTCGTTCAAAGTGTAAATGATGAACTCACCGAGATGATTACGCGTTCAAATGAATATCACTCGTATCGTTATTTTGGATTGATGGAAGAAGTGAAGCAGATTCGAGAGAATGGTGAAACACTCAAAAAGAGTATCGGAATGGTGGATGCCGAATTATCTGATGTCAAAGAAAATGTCGAACATCTTACGGATGAAGTTGGGCAGAATACGACCGATGTTTGTGAACTTCAAGAAGATTTAGCCGAATTGAAGGATGATATATATCGTGAGATGGACCGTGATTATTATGACTTGAAGGATTACGTGAAGCGTCACAACCACCGTCACGAGAAGAAATATCATCCTCATGACAACGATGTTCCTACAAATGCTGTTCAACTTATTGCGTCTGAATATGCGGAACCGGAGCCGGAGCCTCAGCCACAGCCTCAGCCACAGCCACAGCCTCAGCCACAGCCACAGCCACAGCCACATCCAGAGCCAGAAAATGAAGAAGAGCACGTGATTATTCTTGATGAAAACACGTTTCGTTCCGATGATGAAGAAGAATTAGCACCACAAGTGTAATAAAATAATAGCACCGCCAATAGCACTGCGTCGTGTGGGGCGCCACCCCAGGCGCAACCCCATCCATAAAATTGAATGAAATATATTTTTTTATGTTAAGTGTGTGTTTGACTTTACATAAAGAAAATGGGTGTTCGAAAATTGAATCGATTTATACAACATAAATGCCCCGACGCGTCATGCCGGGTTCATTTAAGAGGCTTGGCTGGAAAACGTATCGCGGTGGATACAAGCATATATATGTATCGGTATTCCGGCGAAGGAGCATTATTAGAAAATATGTATCTTATGGCATCGGTATTTCGGCACTACAATATTCACGCGGTTTTCGTGTTTGATGGTGTGCCTCCTCCGCAAAAAACAGAGATCATCGAAATACGCAAAAAAAAGAAGGACCAAGCAAAGAAACAATACGACACACTCCTGAAAATGACGAAAGAAAAGAGGGACGCGTCGGGATGTGAGATTACAACAACCGAGTTGGATGATATCGAAGAAACGATGCGCGAGCTGAAAAAACAATTCGTTCGACTCCGCGACTGTGATGTAAGCAGTGTAAAAGAGTTGCTTGTGAGTTTTGGCTTTGCCACGATAGACGCAGAAGGTGAAGCCGACGCATTATGTGCGAAGTTATCTATTCGCAAACGTGTTGATGCTTGTATGAGTGATGACACTGACATGTTCGTTTATGGATGCCCCGTAGTATTACGGAATATCAGTTTATTGAATCATTCGGTCATGCGTTATGATACGAATGTTATATTGAAAACGCTCGGATTGACACAACAAGAGTTCAAAATGATGTGTGTCGTGAGTGGAACCGATTATTCACATCATTCTGACTTATCGGCGTCATCGGCGTCATCGGCCTCCTTTGTGTCTCCTGACGCGGTGTTCAAAACACTAACAAAATTCAAATCGCTGCCATCAAAAGATATACAAAAATATCATGAAAGTGGCGGTGGATTTTATGATTGGTATTCGGAACAAATAACGATGAATACATCCGCAAAACGTATTAACACATCAGGGCCCGCGATTGGCGCAATCACATATTTAATGAATGAAGCGATGTTCGATATTTCATCAAATATATGCGGTGATACTAACGGTCACGGTCAAGGATATAAGCAGCTTGTTGTATTAAATCGTGACGATATACGCAGGAAACGAATCATCGAAATCATGATGAAAGAAGACTTCATATTTATTGAACCTTCGCCAAGTGATGAAGTTATAATCAAATCACTTTCGTCTGGAAATGGATCCCTCTCATCTTCACCGGTATATGGAATCAATCAAATCCCAGAAGAAAAACACGCGAATGTTCTGGCGTCGGAAGTATATGGAATCAACGTTTCCTCATTTCAAGAACTTCACAAGTTTCACAAGAAAAAGAAGCGGTAATCCCAGTAGTAATATAAGTATTTCAAAAACTGTAAGTAAAAGACAAATGAATCCAACGAGTGTTATCGTTGTATTCATTTTTTGTTGATTTTTTATGATTTTTGTTCATCGCGTACTGATAAACAGTATTTGTTTAGGCCTTGACAGCGCCACCAGCAGCTGCGGGGGCAGCGGAAGACTTGGCGAAGTGAGCAGCCATGTACTTCTGAAGGTTGAAGTAGGTAAGCTCCTCACCCTTCTTCAACTTCAAAAGCTTGAGCAACTTGGCGTCGGGGTTAATCTTGCGACCGTTGTCCTTGTCCTGAAGCTTCTGGTTGCGGATGTAAGCATTCACCTCACGAGTAACCTCGGTGCGGGCAAGAACGCTGCCCTCGGGCTTTCCAAGGAAGGCGGCAAGCTCGTTGGAAATCAAGGTGGGCTTCACGAAACCAGAAGGAGCACGGTTGGCGCTGGTCTTACGACGCTTGTTGGCCTTGTTTGCGGCACGAAGCTCACGGGCATGCTGACGCTTAAGCTCATTCACCTCAGAGCGAATGGAAGCAAGAACGGCCTGAGCACTCTGAAGCTTAGTAAGAACGCTAGAGTAGAGAGCGGTGCTAACAGAGCCATCGAGCTCAGCGACAGGAGTAGAGGCCTCAGCGCCATCAACGGCGGGGGCAGGGGCGCTCACGGGGGCGGCAACCTCGGCCTTAGCAGCCTTGGGTGTAGCGGGAGCCTTGGCAGGCTTAGCTGCGGCGGGGGCAGCAGAAGTAGCGGGAGTAGCAGAGCTAGAAACAGCGGAAGAAGAAGGAGCAGACTTGACCATGTTGTTGGTTATACACATATGAGTAAAGTCTTTTTAAGTTGTTTTCGCGTAGCAGCATAATTCGAGTAATTGTAATTCATTCATCGTTTGTTATAAAACCGCTTCATATAACCATGGCAACGCATTACGCGCATCTTGATTTACAATCGTCAGTGTGGCTAAAACATAAAATGCGCCGAGACACTGATCTTCGCGATTTATACCTCGCCGCGTCATTCGTTCGATGATGCTGACGCATATTGTTCGTAATTCCGCAGCGGTGAGTAATGTAATCACATTTAAATTTACATGAGCATTGTGAAGAACAAATGGATTTCCGTTTGGCGGAGAGATACGTTCCTTCATTTCTTGTGTTAAATTCGCACGATAATACCATATATCATGAATATGTCGAATGAATCGAATAAGTTCTTCTCGCTGTAATACGATAAACCATTCAGAATCAGAATAATTACCGAGCGTATTGATATGCTGAAATAAATCAACGATAAATAACTCTTCTTGTTTCTCACGCGATAATACTTGGACTCCGCCGCCTGCGCCTCCACCGCCACCGCCACCTAAAACCGCTAATCTCGACGAGTATGTGTCAGATTGACATGTAGTATCAATGACGTTGTCGTTGTCGTTGTCATCGAGCTTAATCGATACCCGAAATCCAATAAGCGAACCATATATTAATTTTTCGTATAGATTTTTGATGATACATGACGAGATGACATTACGATTATACGGATTTGTTATTGTGGGATACGAAGAGACGATCAGATGAAATATAGATGCAACGTGAAATCCATATATTTTATTATCGCTATCTTGATATGTAAAAAGTTGTGTTGGTTTAATATTGGAGATTTTATCGAATGTATAAAAGTCTGTGTCATTCACGCACTTCATGGAGTTGAGGTAGCCTGGTCCAGATAATTTCCGATATTTTCTGGATAAAAAATCCTTAAAATTACGCTGGATTCTTCGAATAAAGTATGTTTGTTTCAAAAATGTATATATGCGTTGTGTAAGGTCTGGTTTTGTTCCTGATTTTTTTATGTTGTAATGAGCGCATAACGCACGTAAATCCGTGAGGCTGTATTTTGCGTATGTCATTTTTTCATATTCAGACGGCTTCAATATAATAATGTTTATAGGTGGAGAATCCTCTTCGACTGTATTCGATAATTTAGGAATGTCATGATCGGTTGTATTTTCATTCGTAGCAGTCGTGGATGACGACGACGACGTAAGTTTCATTTTTTTCCGTGTCTTTACACCGGAATTGGGTTCCTGATTATTAGTTATAGGTGAATTTACAGGGAATGTTGCTGATACCCAATATGGTGAAAAAATAATGAATTCGCTTTTCAAAGTTGCTGCGGCAGATGTGGCGGAGGCTGCCTGTATTGGCGAAAAAACAAACGGTTGTTTTTTAAGTTTCAATCTTCTTGAATATTGTTTATAAGGATTATCGTATATACTGTACGGTAGTAGAAGAGTATATAACTTTTGTGTTTCCTGTCTGTTATGTATGTTAGGTTCATTTGTTAGTGCTGACGACATTATAAATATATATTATTACCATATAATGTTTATTATGTTTTGGAGTGAGACATAAAGATATTTTATGAAGATATAGTATAACCTCTTTTTTATGCGTCTTTCATCGGGACTGTTGTTATTTCTTCTCTCGAGTTCATTCGTCTCCAGTATTGCGATAATTGATGTTCCTGCTGAGCATTCAATACCATACAATCCAGATGGTGTAAAGATTCCTTTGAATACAAAAGTAACAGATATTATGACTGATACACTGCACAATCGAATTGTTTTATTTGAGCCAGATGATGATGATATCATGAATTCGGATGATGATGCGATTTCTTATGCGGATGACGATGAACATGCCGAAGAGCTTCATCATGAAGATGCCGAAGAGCCTCATCATGAAGATGCCGAAGAGCAAGATGATGAAGACGCCGAAGAGCAAGATGAAGAATTTGATGGAAACGATGGCCCCGATCGCAGGCTTTTAAGATTCAGACGTGTTATAAAACAGGCACAACGTATTTTCCATCGCCCCAAATCTCCTCCTCCTGCTCCTAAGGCAGCTCCTGCTCCTAAGGCAGTTCCTGCTCCTAAGCCTGCTCCTGCTCCTGCTCCTAAGCCTGCTCCTAAGCCTGCTCCTGCTCCTAAGCCTGCTCCTACGGCAGCTCCTGCTCCTGCTCCTAAGCCTGCTCCTAAGGCAGTTCCTGCTCCTGCTCCTAAGCCTGCTCCTAAGGCAGTTCCTGCTCCTGCTCCTAAGCCTGCTCCTAAGGCAGTTCCTGCTCCTGCTCCTGTGCCTAAGCCAGCAGTTGTTATCAAGGCAGTATCATCGGTTGTTGCTCCTGTTATTCTTACAAATAAAGTTCTGAGTCCTCCCTCTGAACCTAAAAAAGAAGAACCAGAAAAAAAGAAGGGTGGATTTTTTAAGAAGGGGTTTTCTATTATTAAAAAGGTTGCGCATAAAGTAGCTGATAAAGTAGATGATGTACCCGGAGCTATAAAGAAAACAGCATCCGCTACTGTAAAGGTGGCAAAAGCGGTAGCACCCGTAGTAAAAGCGGTAGCACCCGTCGCAGTTCCTGCGATCAATTTGATTCCTGGTGGCGGTGTTGTTATGACCACAATCAAAACGGTTGTTCCAAAGGAACATCAGGCGGTAACGAATATTAAAGATAAGGTTTCTCCAAAAGTGAAGAAACTTGTGTCCAAGGTCAAGACCGTGGCGCCTACCGTTGTGTCCAAGGTCAAGCCCGTGGCGCCTACCGTTAAGGAATATTTATCTAAAAAGGTCAAAAAGAGTGATGTGAAAAAGGTTATCAATAAAGTAAAGAAAGATACAAATAAACTCGTAACAAAGGTTAAGTTGGTTGTTCCAAAGGTGAAAGGTGTCAAAATATATGGAAAATACTGTGGTCCAAATTATTGTGGCGGTGAAAAATTTAAAGGCGCAGAAGGACCGAATTGTAAATGGGGTGTTGCGCCCAAGGATTCTCTTGATTCATGCTGCAAAGCACATGACCAGTGCTGTGGCACTCCCAGTACCCGTGGAACTAATTGCAATAAGGAAATTTTATCTTGCGTTAAAAAATCATCATGTAATGGTCTTGATTGTACGCTTGCTAAAAGCGCGATTCAACTTACTTTTGCGACATTAAAGAATAACGTATGTGGTAGTTTGAAGAGTGCGAAAAATACCAAACCGGCATCTAGTTACAAAAATTCTATTATTGAGCGTAAAACTTCTAGTAGTTCTACTGCGGTCAAGCCGGATTCTAAGTTGGTAATCAAGCCTGCGGTCATTTCGAAAACATCAAATTCCGTTGTTTCATCTTCTTCTAAACGTGAAACCTCAAATGAATCACCTTCATCGGTTGAACCAACTGCGGTCGTTACATCTGACACACCAGTTAGTGATAGTAATTCAGTCGTGGCGACTGTTATAGCAGGATCGGTCGCAGCAGCAACCACAGCCGCAGCCAATACTGCCTCTGATGACACTACAACATCAACAAGCTCATCTGCCAGTTCTGTTGTTTCCGTTCCAAAGGAAAACGTAGTGAATGAAATCATTAAAACGATGCCAAAGACGAACACAAAACTTGAAGCATTCCAAACAAAGATTGTCTTTATCATTAGAGAAATGGATGGAGAACAAGCGAAGATTGAAACTGAGAATCGTAATAATTTTAATGGAGTAAGTGTTACACTACAGCATGAACAACTTCGTCTTGAATCATCTCGTAAGCAAATGAAGGTTCTCTTTGATGAAACACAGCTTTTGAATACTACCATTCAGACGCATTACAAAAAACTAATCGCTGATACGAATTATTTACAAACGTTGGATGCGATGCGACCTGGTTTTCTCAAATCGCTTGATGAACTTGCGTCTCATATTGCTGCCGTGAAAGATGTTGTTGATAGTAAAATCATCAAGGACGAATACAAGGATGAAATGATGACACTTCTTACAGGGATTCATTTTAATACACATAATATCTCTGGATATGTTGCTACTGCATTCATTAATCATTATAATAAATACAAGGCATTAATCCAACAAGATAACAGCGAATATTCATCTGAACTTAAGCGTCTTACCACTTTATCGAATGAATATAAGTCTCAGGTTGAAAAGACTGCCTTGATTGAAAAGGAACGCCAACGTCTCGAAGATATTCTCTCGAAACTTAAGAATACACTTACACTTTCTGTCTCTCAACGCGAAGAGTTTGATGTTCTTGTGAAGGAAGTCATTTCGATATTCGAGAAGAGGGGATGTGCCACCCAACGAGGCTAAGAGGGTTGCGCTCAATTATGATGTAAATTTATGATAACAACTCTCGAATGTTATGATAAAATATTTATAGCGAAGCTAGCGTGTCCCGCATTCGCGGGGCATTGAGCGAAGCGTCAATCGTTGGGGGGCGCAACCCTCCCTATTAGTATTTGAATTTCTATCCGCCAAAAAAATTGATTTAAACAATCAACAAGAATACATATATCATCGTTCAACGTATTACATCGTCGTTCTTCTTACTCGCAATCACAATGTCTTCTGAAATGGTTATTCCCGGTGCTTCCTTCAATCCCGCTTCTGATATGAAATATACCAAGCCCAAGGTGAATTCTTTGGGTGGTCGCAGCGTCGGCATCGTGAATGCCAAGACAAGCACCGTTCTCAATCTGTCATCGCCGCTCATGCTTACATGGGGTGTTCAATCATTCACCGACGAGAAGACCGGCAAGGTAAGTTATGATCTCGCGCTCCAGTTTCCAAATGAGGGCTTCGAGACTCCCGCGACCAAGAAGTTTCTTGATAATATGACCGCATTCGAAAAGAAAATCAAGGGGGACGCAATCGCGAATTCAAAGGAGTGGTTCAGCAAGCCGAAAATGACCGCCGACGCAGTAGATGCGCTATGGACTCCTGTTCTCAAATACCCCAAGAACAAGGACACGCTTGAAGTTGATTTGTCTCGTGCTCCTACGATCAAGGTGAAGTTGCCTTTCTGGGATGGCGCCTGGAAGGAGTTGGAGCTGTATGACACCGATATGCGTCCTGTGTTTCCTGATCCCATGAATCCTGCGCTGTCTCCTCAGGATTTGATTGCGAAGGGCAGTCACATCGCTGTGTCGATTCAGTGTGGTGGTATCTGGTTCGCGAATGGTAAGTTTGGTGTTACTTGGAAGTTGTTTCAAGCAATCGTGAAGCCCAAGATGTCGCTCAAAGGCAAGTGCCACATCAAGCTCGATGATGAGGACAAGACGAAGATTGTCGCACAAGTTGTGCCTACGGATGTGGATGGCGATGCTGATGGTGATGACCACCATGATAATGTCAGCGCAGTCATCGAAGATGACGATGAAGAGCCTGTCGCTGCGGTTCCTCTTGCCAGAACTGCGTCGGTTGCTCCTGTCGCTGCTGCCAAGCCTATCACGCCTGCCGCTGCCGCTCCTGTTCCTGCTGCCGCCGCTGGTGGTGATGCCGCAGCAAAGAAGAAGATTGTTCGCAAGGTCTAAAATCGTGTAAATAAAGCATAGGCTGCGATCGCACGAATACGAATAACAGGTATGTTTGTAATGTTTGTAATGTTGTTGTTGATGAATAAAAAGATACTAACACTCGCCATCAGGTAATTTCATTTTTTATTATGACTATAAAAATGAAATACTAATTTGATTGAATGTATAATGTATAATGTATAATGTATAATGTATGTATAATGTATGTATAATGTAAATATATTATCATCTATTGTATTGTATTATCTCGCATATCCGGATAAAATATGTCTGACACATACGCATCAAATCAAATAGTTCCTATTCCTACTCCGGTTTCTACTGTAACAGTAAGAACTCAGAGTAAGTGGGCCAAAATGATATTAGAAGGAATTGGATGGGCTGGAAGTATTCTCGTATTATGTCCATACGTCGTTCATTTTGAAAAAACAACAGATTTTGTATTGAATACTCTTGGCGCAACTGGATTACTTGTCGTATGTATTACATCAAAACAGTATCAATCCATCATAATAAATACTGCTTGGATAATCGGCGGAATTTATAAATATTTTGCGAACTGACTCATGATAAATTAGGTGATTTCATTTTTTTTACGTATATACCAAAAAATTGAAATGCTATTTCAAGCTCTAAATGAATACAGCGTCATCGTCATTCGTAGTATCGTAGTATCGGCATTCCAAACGTGGAAATGAAACAGGGAATATCAGTTAAAGGAATCAACGGCAAATGTGTATTATTACTGCCGTTTATGTATTTGGGACATATCATTACCGCACGAAGCATCGATGTTCTATCGCGTAGTAGCACCTCGTTGATTGGGGCATATGGTCGCGGCCAAAACGATAAAAACAATAAATTGCGCGAAGCAATCATTTGCGCAGTCATCGATAACAAAGTTCCGCAGGCATACTACAAGACACAACGCTGGCAGGATTTGAAACAATCCGTCGATGGGTTTCTTCATCAAGTCATGCTTACAACGGGGGGCGGCAGCAGCTATACGCATGTGGAATGTTCTCATGCGGCAGGTAGGGGGCATAATTATGACTTCTTAATTCGATTCACAGGAGCCGACGGGACGACAAAAAAAGAACACAAGGTCGAATTCAAGTTCAACGCATCAAAAATCAGCGATACGCCGCAGTTTGTCTCGCCGATGAAGCCGAGCCAGTATTTATCGTCGTCATATGAAGAGTTCTTCTATGACAATTACATGACGAAGATTGCCGGCACACTACCACTACCACCCCGCGAAGACTGGTTGAAACAAATTCATAACAACGCACCACCATGCGTGAAGCACCTTCAAGACAAATATTATGCGGGGTGTTCGAGTAGCAGTCAATTTACAAACGCAGCCGACGATATCGCATTCTATAACCTCTGTAAGTCGATGTCAAAAGAAAGTATAGAGAAATTCATTACAGAAAATGACCTGGATATTGTAAAGCTCACGAGCTATCTTCGAGAGAGTCAGGAAGGTAAAATCTATATGCTGTTTCAGCCGGCCGCTGTCGATGTCGATGCCGATGCCGATGTCGATGTTGATGCCGTTGCGGGGTCGTTATCGTCGTCGTCGTCGCTGCCGTCCATCACACTCCAAACGGTGGATCCATCGCATTATACGATTGCCAGCTGTACGAAAAACCCTAAAAAATCGCGATATGAATGCGTCAGCGAAACTGGGAAAAAAATCAATATCCTTCTTCGTTGGAAAAACGGCAACGGAATTGCCTTTCCTGCGTTTCAAATCTCGTAGCGTAGTGTAGCGTAGTCTGTCAGTAAATTGGAAGCATATGATTCAATTCTGTTGTATTAATCGCACTATTTCCAAAGTAACACTCGATAAATTCTCTTGTGCGTGGGTCGCGAAATGACCGCATCACCCTTTGAATTTCTCTCTTCGCGTCGCTGCCGCCGCCCGCCACCCCCGCCGCAGCCGTAATACATATCAAGTGATTTTCCACCAAATAAGACTGACAACCCACAACATCTGGCGTAATCAAACAATAATCAAACTGATACTCACCTACACCATATCCCCGATTCAGCACAATCATCGGTGCTTGAATTCCTGGCTTGTCGATAAAAGCTTTTTTTTCAGTATTCTTGTATGTTTTATGAACAAACGCACAATCTTCAATATTCGAACTATAAATAAGACGAGTTTTCGATGCGTCATCTGTCAGGATGGTCTTACATTGATTCCAAACAACCGTTCCAACATGAACGTTTAAATGAAGTTCGGCTAGAGATTGGGAGCCGGAATACAAACGAATCAAACGAGGAACGTTATCCGATAAGATGGTCATTCCATGTTTCTCGAATACGCAGGCACCGCCTCCGCCTCCGTCACGCTTCTGAACAATAAGAACGATGGTATCTTGTGCCGTATCGATATATTTCACATTTTCACTCAACGACTCCGACCGTATCACATGGAGAATCGTAAAATGCGTAACGAGGTATTTCCGGGTTTTATCGTAATACGATGAATTCATGAAACTTGATGGCAAGACAAAACACAAAACTCCGCCTTCTTGTAACAAGGCAGCCGCCTTAATAATAAATAACGCGAAGATGTTCGGACGGCCGTCAAAATAGGGATAGTATTCCTTCGGAACCGCGTCTTTTTTCATGACGAAATAGGGAGGGTTGCCGATAATGAGGTCGGGGGGTGTGGTGGCAGTGGTGGAAGCGACGGCGGTATCTGAGAGAAAATCCGCATGATGAATCATGATATTTGGCCGACCTGCGAAATTCTTCGCCACCGAGTCATAAATTAAAGGATGAAACTCGATGCCGGTAATGCGGGCGTCCGGATATTCGCAAGCCAACGCACTTATGAATTCACCGGATCCGCAGGATGGTTCGAGTATATGTTGTATCCTTTTCGATACACTTTTACGTAAAAGCGCGAGGATGCCTTGAATACATGATGGCGGTGTGAAGAATATACCTCCGTTCTTTTTTTCCTCTTTTGATAATTTTTCTGTGAGTTGTATGGATAACTCCGAGAAAGACTGCGCTGCCGACATGACGACGTTCGAGAGATTCGTGTCCGTGGTGTGTGTGATTGAGTGTTGTGTTTGTGTATGTATGCTACAATAACAAATCAATTTTTATCACGCTACCAAACGAATATTCGCATATACATTCGCTCGTTTATCGACTTTATACATGTCGCTGGCGTGTCTATGCGTAGTAGTATGTATTGCCGCAATACCTCCACATCCATGAAGTAACACACGTTGCGTGATATCCGTTCGTAATGTAACGTCTGCTGCGTGTAAATAATAAATAAGTCGATTGGCTTTTGTTTCCTCGTTAATTACAACCGGCAATAATTGTGTTTTAAAGAGTTCATTTACACTAACGTTGAGAGATATATAGAGATTATTATGGTCGTCCATACTTACATTGTCGGGGAGTTCCGGGTCACACAATACGATGAGCTCACCGCTGCTTACCGCTGGTGCGGTGTTGGCACGCATCGACCCAAGTTTAAAATGAAGTTCGCTATGCCACAAAGGGATGTAATACGTATGACCGCCTTCATGAAGAATATAGACTCTGTCAAGTAGCATATCCAACAACGACGGATTCAACCGGATTACGATATCAGCACTCGTTTTTTCTTCCATGATGTTGGTGATTTCATCCATCGTATCACGAGAGATTCCGAATAAGTCTTGGTTGTTTGAGAGAATATCATAGATCATCAGTGCTGTTTGTTTGTCCATACTACGAAATAGAGATATCGCGGATTGGACTCCCTTTGTGATAATATGATGAATGAGAGATTGTATTGAATCCGCTGTGCGAATATTATGCTTTGAAATCATCGTTTGAATAAATAACTGAAGTATGCTGTTGTATCCCTGGTTAGAGGTATTGTGGTCAAAATCCGCACCCGAATAAAAATAATCAACGAGGCACTTATGTGCTTGGTTGATCTCTTTGAATTTTTCGGTTGCGGCGGCATCGGCGTCGGCGTCGGCATCGGCGTCGGCATCGGCATCGGCATCGATGGTGGCTGTGGCTGTGGTTGCGGCTGCGGCCATGGTATGAACACACTTATCCGGGTGATGTTTCAACGCAAGTATATGAAAACGTTTATTCAGCTCTTTCAACGACGCCGGCGCACTTGTAGTATCGGAGTAGTCAAAGCCAAGAATATGAAGTGATTTTTGTATTTCTTCTGGATACGGACACGGATACGAACTAGGCATCAGGAAATGTATGCGTGTATTCGTGTATCTTACATACTAATAATAAGACAAAATTCTCTAAATGATATATCGGGCGGTAATTATTATTGAAATACTGTAAAAATACATAGGTCTGTAACATAATGTCGTTCATCATATGAGGTAGCAATAACCCATCGGTGATTAGACGCCGCAATATAAACCAAACACATTCCTGAATATTGATGTCGTAGGTGAGAATATCATACAAACATTCCCTCAGTTCGTCGTATTTTAATTCTGTATTCGGCGACTTGATTATGCCAATAATATGATTACATATATTTTGATGCTGGTCGTTTAATTCTGTCACATTCGACTTCAAAGCCTTAATATTCGTAATGGTATCCAACTGAAATTTACTGTTAAGACGAACAGGAGATGGCTTGACGATATCCAATACGGTGACGGCGTGTGTGGCGGCGGCGGTGGCGGTGCTTGCCGTGAGTTTCAAACATTTATTATATGCCACAACGGTCGGTCGTTTGAATGGAATCAGCTTACAGCGGTGAAGTATATTATCGGGAAGAAAGCTGATGTGATCGCTTATAATGACGAAACGCAGCGATACATGTTCATTCGACAACATATAACTATAAAAGGTTTCCAGCAATTCGCTGTGTATTTTATGAAAGTTTTTACACATGACGAATGCGGCGGTGTTCGCTCTCGCACTGACAATATCTAGTATTTGGTTGTAGATTTCATTCCATAGATGTTTGGAATTACAGCCAAGAAGCGACATATCGATTTCAAAATGACAGTCGCTGATTTTCATAAAAAACGTGTCTTTATTGTATGCTATTGCGATTCGCTTTTCGTATTTTAAATGGGAAGGACTATAATGCGAGAGAAAGTAGAGTGCGTGACTGTATTTACCAACACCACTTGGACCGTGAAATATGATGTTTGGTAGAGATGGAATATCGCGGGGGAAGGTTGCGAATGTTTTCTTTATCACGGGATGTAATGAATATTCATCTACGTTATGAACGTAATCTGTGAAGTGTGATTCGAAAAACCGCATGTGTGTCTATTATATCTATGTGTTGTTCTTGATTTATACCTCTTTTTTATATACATCAAAAAAATTACCACAATAACTTGTCGGCCAGCCACCCATTACTCCATTTTACATGACGGTCACGTTCGTGTCGCATTTTATAAAGACGACGGCGGGTTTTCGCGTAAGCCATACCGCGAGTGCGAATATATGTAGGAAAGTCATTCATACCTGCCGCACCTACACTCGCGATTTTTCGTGATTTACGGAATACGTCTATCTTTTTTTCCGGGTTTGTGGATGGTTTCACCACTACGCCGATTTTATTCGCCATCTTACGTGTATAATTTGTAATGTGATACTTTCCTTTTATTTCTCTCGGCATGGTTGTATATATACCTGACATAATAAATTGTCGCTTAAACCGATTGATATGTAGTTATACAACAGCGCGTGCGGAGAGAATGAACGTAGTTATTACAGCATCCGAATATAAGTCATCACAAGTCTATTTTACAGAGAAAAAACCGAATACACATATCGCAAATAGCACATTTAACCGGATTACGTATTCTACAAATGATTTCGTAATGAATGGTGTGTATATTCAATTTGAATTATTTGTGAAACAAATTGAACAGAATTTCAATAGTAATATTTATAATTTACACTTCGACCCGCATCATGAACATAACCAGCGAATGATTGAGATTTTTAATAATATCGAAGTGAGTATTCTTGATAAATGGTTGCGATTGGAACATTCGATAACTAATACGCGTAACGATGACGACAAGCATCAGTATAAAATCAAAGATATCTATCAACAGCTTCAAAGCGGAGAAATTAGTGTATGGAAGAATGAAATGCGGCAATATGATAAGCCGCAGTTCCAACACTTCATTATTAAAATATCGGGAGTATGGGATAACGAACGAGGGTGTGGATTGACGTTTAAGTTCATCTAGTGGGGTTGCGCCCCCATACGACGCAGGGCAGGATGGCGGGGCGAGTGGCGGGGCGAGTGGCGGGGCGAGTGGCGGGGGGAGTGGCGG